TACGGACCGTTACATCCACGCCGACATCTAACTCCACGCCGCCTCTGACTCCAGCTCGGTCAAGGATCTCCGTTGATGCTTTTAACCTGACGGGTTCCGATTGAGCAGACTCCATTAGTTCCTCAAGGACATCAACTGCGTAGGGTGCAGATTGCAACAACTTCTGACGGGCCCGTTCGACATCTGCTCCAGGCCGTCTATTGGTACGAAGGTGGATCCGACACAAGCCGTCATCTTTCGGACGCCCGCTACTCCAGAGTAGACATCTCAAGCCGTCTTGTTTAAGGATCCGACATCTATGTGGTTGAGAGGCAGGGGCCCGTTTTGCGGACTTAGGCCCGCCGTTCTCTTGTTCTGCTAGGTAGGCACGAGTCGCGCCGATAACCCAAGGTGGTGTGATTCGGCTGGCCTTATCGTCAACGATGAGATCCAGACCCGTTAAGAAATCTGAGTTGTTGTTATCTGGTTCCTGAAGAAGAACCCGTTTCTCGGATAGTGAAAGTAGACGCCGTTCTTTTAAGGACTCTTTGGATCTGGCAACGATGAGACCCGTTGGCATTCCAAGTTGATCATATACAGGATCCCAGTTCAGGCCTGCTTGTCGCAAGGCGGAACGGTTTTCATAACTGTCCATGCAGACGCCGCGTTCGTCCTCGATGATGCCGATCTCTGTTAAATCAGGCCGCAGGTCGTAAGGGGTAGAAATATCAGGGAGGGAAAGGGAGGTGTCTTCTTTCTCCTCAGGAGAAGTTAAGGAGATCTCGTCTGACATTTTTACTTTTTGCCTTTCAAAAAATTAAGAGGCAAGTCGCCCCCAGAGGAATATTTTGGTTATTTTTTACCTGGGGACGAGCTTGCCGAACTAGGGAAGTTGTTTACTTCTTCTTCTTTTTAGAAGCCGCTGCTGAGATCTTCTTAGTTACAGATGCGGTTGCTGTCTCAACGAAGGGGCCAAATGCTGGATCCTTCTTGTTGACGTAGCGAAGTACAACTGGGATTAGGGAGGCCCAAAGTGAGTTGGCTACTAGAAGCCATTCGCTCTGACCAAAATCTAGGGGACTGCCGATGCCAGTAGTTGAGGATACAACTACGATTCCGCCAACGATCTGACCAAGTAGGTTGCGTAGGTAGGATTCAAGCATTGCTTTGTTCATGTGTCTTTACTCCGTTTCGCGAATCTATAGTTGAAATGACTCGCATCAGACACTAAGTTAGCATGGGTGATGGGAAAAGATTTTGGGAAAAGTTGTGTGAGAAAGCAGCCTCTTACATAAACAAATGCCATTTGAGCCTGATTTACTTGCGTGTTTTAATAAATCTATTATAGAGAAATTAATTTTAATAAAACCTATAAAACTGCTCTTGCATTTTATTAAAAAGTGGTTAGGGAGATTACTTTTCTTACTTGCTCGTGCTTGCCAGCAGACTCTTTTTCTTTAATACGCTCCTTGAGTGTTTGAACCATATTCTCTTCTTCCTCTAAAACTTCGTCTATAGAATTGTCCATTCTGTGACTAAATTCGAAATCTTGATTCAAGATAGATGGATCTTCCTCGGTCATTTTAATCAAAACTTCTAAACTAAACTCTTCATTTTTAACTAGTTCTATGGCTTTTGCAGTATAAGAGTCTAAAATGAACCATTCGCCTTCTACTCGTCTATCTCCCAGTTGGGAGTGAAAAAATCCTTCTAATAGGGCATCTCCCTTTAATGTCGCAATAATTTTTGCTGTTTTCATATCTTCGTCTGTAATAGAAGATGGTCTAAGTGTTTTATTTCCTTTACCCTGCAAAGTTTTTAAACGATACTCTGGATTATTAGATCTGCCTATTTTTACATAATTTTTACATTGAATAAAGTAGACATTACTTCTAGTCCCTTCTAACTGTTGAAGGATATCCATAAGTTGAAACTTACGAATTCTTTGTACAAACTGTAAAGTTCTAAGGATCGAGCGTTTTACTTGAGAAGCTGCAAGCCTTTTGTAATGATCATTCCATTCATATTGCAAAGAAATGTCGACTTTTGAGAGATCCTCTGCAAGACGAACTCTAGGAGTTAATGTATGCCAATTACAGTATCCATCAAAGTCTACATTTTGACTTCTACATCTCATGCCATATTGAGTAGTTCCTAAGCATGAAACTTCTTTTAACTCTTTATCATGACAATAAATGCACCTATAGATTATCCAACTGTCTTTAGTGTGTTCTTCTCTTTCTTTGCAATGCTGATAACACTGATACCCCACTCTATCTACATACATAAAAGTTGGAAACATCTTAGCCCCTTTCTAGTTCTTTACTTCTATTAATTATTTCTAGCCAAGAAGAAAGTATTTCTTCAGTGATTGGACCGCTGTCGAACCACGCTTTTATTTCTTCTTCACTTACGCTTTTTCTGCCAGTATCAGTCATTAAATTCATTCCTCGAAGGAGGATTGGGTAGACCAAAAGTCAGGACGCATTTCATCATCTCTTGCTCCACAAACTTCGCAACTGATCTGCCCATCCGTATCTAAAACATACTTACAGTCTTTGCAACTCATTATGTTGCTTTTCTAAAATCTTCTCCAATAGGTTGATACTCATTTTCAGGAACTCCTTTTATGGCATCTATAGAATGCCTGATTCCTAAAGTATATAGGCTTTTATCTTCATCGCCCATAGCGGTCTCCCAAGCCAAGACCTTCTGACCTAGTTCTTTTATTATAGATTTTTCCCAAGTATCAAAGACTTCATCTAAGAAACCAATAAGTTCTGGTACAGCAGAGGCATCAATATTTTTCCAGTAGACCATAGATTGCAAGTGGTCTGCTACAACTTTTTTAATATCTTTATTTCTATTCATTAGAGGTTCTCTCTACATGAAGGACATAAGAAAACATCGTAGCCAGTTGGCTCATCTGTGTGGAAACCATTCTGAGTTATTAGACATGGAACTACTTGATCCGTTGATCCACATTTGGTGCCGTCTTTTTGGTAGTCGCAAGAGGGTGGCTCTATCCAATTAACTTCAGCATCTAGTTCGATTGCTTTTCTAAGTCCTTGCATTAAAGCATGAGAAGCACCTGATCCCGCACTCTTTCTTTTAAAAGGTCTTACATTTGAAGAAGAGAGAACGAGTCTTAGCGCTTTACATGGACAAGTCATTCTAGAAGGCTTACATAAAACATAGCCATTAATAACAGTATGATTATTCAAACCATGACCGCATATACAAACTCGACTATCCTTTGGGGCTTCTCTCATTAAGGCGGCACCGACATCTTGTAACTCTTCTAACTCAATACCAGTCATGGCTAGAGCATCTAGGGATGATTGCTTCATTCAAAATCCTTTCTCAATCTATCGACAATTTCATTAAACTCTTCTTCGGTTTTTACTTTGGTACTTACATAATCAAGGAACTCTTCTATTGCCCTTCTTTTCCTTAATCCAGTTAGCAGAGCATTGGTCGTAACCACAAAGGTAACTCCCACAACTACTAGGGAAAATACAACTATTAAATCTAAGTATGTCAAGGAGAGATTCATATGGTTCTATCCTCTCCTATAAATTTTTTATCTATTAGGTGAGTTATCACAGCCGTAGCATCATCAACTGCAATCTCAACCCACTTCTCATAGTCAGCCTTATCCGTAGGTGGTTTATTTGGAAACCATCTAGCAAGTAAAGCAAGTGATGCTTCTTCAACTAAAAAGTCAAAAGTCTCTGGTGAAACAACTTCTTTTTCACCCTCACCCTCAACTAACTTTAGATGACCTGTCTCTTTGTCTTTTGTCATTTTTTCCTTTTTTTGAAGTCGGTTAAAACCTCTATCACTATTTTCATTATAGAGTACTCCCTCTTTCTTCTATAGTCTAATCTATCACAAACTTCTATTAACTATAGAGTTTTAACTATACACTATTAACTATAAAATATGAAAACAACATATTGACTATACTCAACTATTTTTCCCTAACGCGCTATGCAAATTGTCTGTAGGGTTCCGTATTAATACTTCAGTATATACATTATGATATATAGTGTAATAGTGGTCTGGACTAAAAAATCCATTTATAAAATGGAAAAAGTTGTCCATAATTCACTCATTTGACAGGAAATCGGACACATAGTAGTGTCACTAAAAAGCATCATTTTTTGCCCATTTTTAGGGCTTTTCATTATAGAATCTTGACCTAAAGTCTACACCAATGCTTTAGACTTTTTACCTAACAAAATCTACTATTCGACGACGTAGATCTTTTCTTTATGATGTTTTAAATATTTAATAGCCGTTTCTAAGACTTCAATATTATCTTTAGCCAAACCAAGCATTACATTACAAGGGTGACAAAGTAGTCCTCTAACTTCCATAGTTGTATGGTCATGGTCTACAGTAAAGTTCTTACTCCCCCTTCGCCCTGGAGAGTCACTTCCACAGATACCGCATAAGCCTATCTGCTTTTTTAAAATTTCAAAGTATCTTTGTTCGGTAATTTTGTATTTAGAAGATAAAGCACCTCTTCTTCTATTTTGTAGTCCTTTATGACTTTTTTTGTATCTTTCTACACTCTCTAATCTTTTTTGACTTTTATTGTATTTTTTCAGTGTTTCTTTTCTACGAGCAATAACCTCAGGTCTTTTAAGGTATCCCTCTAAATACTTTTTTCTTGCTTCCATATCTCTTGGCATCTTTACCTCTATTCGACTACGTAAATCGTTTCTTTATGATGCTTCACCTTGACTGTAGGGTCTACCCAAATCTTAAACCCAGCATCTTTGGCACCTTCACACCAAGAGTAGTCTTCCCCCATATTTACCGAAAAGTCAACATCATCCCACTCAACCTCTCGAATCTTAAACCAAGGTCTCTTCATCTTCTCAAACACCCCATACTTCATCCCAACAAACCCAAAGCCAACCCCACCCACCTCGACAGGATCCCAGTGAAGTAGGAAGTGGACTTTATTGACTTTTGTTGGTCTGCCCTTAGGGTCCGTCAGATTTACCGCAACCGTTCCATTAGGGTGCGTTTGATATACCCCAGAAATCACATCTAACTCAGAATCATAAATTTTCATAAAATCTTCAGGAGTCCACTCAATATCTGAATCTATCCAGATTATCTTCTTATAACTTATCTTCCCCCCACAAATGTCTCTATTTTCCCAGTCATGCGAGTAAGAATCAGTAGCCGTTAACTCTCTGGCACTTGGAACAAATGAGGAGTACTTGCTCAAAAAGTAGTATGAAATACCCTTTTCATTCAACACTCTAGTTGTCTCTACTAGACTTCTTACATACTCTTGTTTGAACATAGAGCCTGGAGTAGCGATTAAAACGTCATAGTGTGTTTTCACATACAAACAATATCACCACTGTTAAAGTTATCCTATGCCTAACTCACCTCAGAAAATACGTTGCGACTGGGATAACTGCCCCTCCCACATGCGGGCTAACGTTCGAGGTAAGGATTTCATAACTCTTCTCTGGGCTAAGAAGGTTAGGTACTTCCACTCCACAGATTGCCTTGCTTTGTGGGCAGCCAGTTTTCCGATAGGATACGTCTCCACAGGTTCAGAGATCGGAGGCTCAGGTGCCCTTAGTTAAGAAATTAAAGACTTGTTCTTTCACCTATCCAGTATTTATTCTAGAGAAGTATAAAGAAAGACTACTTACTAGAAAATGCTCTCACTGTTCAAAAGACTATAAAACTACCAGAGAAAATTTGCGTGTAGAGAATCTTTGTTTGGAGTGTAGATAATGAGCAGTAGAACTATAAATATTGCTAAAGCAGTTTGTCCCATATGTAATTACAATATACCCAAAAGAGTCACCTATCTTTATGAAGAAAGTTTGAGCGCTTGGATATGTAAATCTTGTTGGCATCAAAAATATGACAGCAAGAGAAATACTCTAGAGGTAGCAAATGGATAAGAAAACTATAAGAAAATCAAATGAGTATATAGACTCTTTAGTAAAAGAACTCTTAGATATGCGTGGCTATGATGAAGATGACGCTAGCCAATATAAGAAAACAAAAAAAGAATTACAAGAAGTCTTCTCACTATTAGAGATAGAACTAATTCTTTGCGGAAACTGCGACGAAGATGATCTTTTAATACCTACACATAATTGCAGAATAGATGCAGTAGAGTTAAAGACCGAGGCTATAGAATAACTTTACTCTCAACTTAAGGTTTATGCTAGAGAAAGATTAGGAGTGTCTAGGTGTCATATGAAGGATCTCCCTACTGGGGTAATCACGAATCAGTAAAAGAAAATATACAATACGAACTTAGAATGAAAATATTTTCTTTAATTGAAGAAGAAATTAGGGGAGCAGTTTTATCTGGATTCCCACCAGCTTATGTGAATGGTATGAAGTATGTAAAAACACTAGTATTAGATATGCAAAACAAAACAGTAGATGCGGTTGTTCAACCTACCCTTCTCTAATTTGCTGTAAGATTTACCTCTAGGGTTTCATACTTTAGATAGAATTAATAATTCGTACATTCAAATAGAGGAGTTTTTATGTCTGTTGTTTTTTCATTTCGTCTTTCAGAAGATTTCATAAGCGGATATAAAAGTAGAAAAGCACCGTTTGGTTATCGAGATGCAGCGGGAAACTCAGTCGGAGAGATTACCTTTTTACGTACATACTCACGCTTAAAAGAAGATGGCACTAAAGAGACTTGGGTAGATGTTTGCGAGCGAGTTATTAATGGAATGTATTCATTACAAAAAGATCACGCAAAAACTAATCGTCTTCCTTGGTCTGACACTAAAGCAGCAGCCTCTGCAAAAGAAGCGTTCGAACGTTTATTTGAATTGAAGTGGTCACCACCAGGACGCGGACTTTGGGTAATGGGAACTCCTATTGTTATGTCTCAAAGAAACTCTGCTGCATTACAAAACTGTGCTTTTGTTTCTACTAAAGAAATGACAAAGGCAGATCCATCAAGACCGTTTACATTTTTAATGGAAGCATCAATGTTAGGAGTTGGCGTAGGCTTTGATGACAAAGGCGCTGACAAAGATTTTCAAATCTATGAACCACAAGGAGAAGAAACATATGTCGTTCCAGATACCAGAGAAGGATGGGTCAAGTCACTTGAGATCGTCATCAATGCCTACCTCAGACCAGATCAGAAGAATCCAGTATTTGATTACAAAGAAGTCCGCCCAGCAGGTACCCCAATTAAAACCTTTGGCGGAACCGCAGCAGGACATGAACCGTTAGAGCGTTTACACAAACACATAACTAAATTATTTGCAGGACGTTCTGGAGAAAAAGTAACTCGCAGAGATCTTGCTGATATTGGAAATATGATTGGCGTTTGCGTTGTTAGCGGAAACGTTAGACGTTCTGCTGAACTTTTAATTGGTCGCATTGACGATAAAGACTTCTTAAACCTAAAGAATGCAGAGATTTATCCAGAGAGAAACTCATATGACCCTGCTTCCCCTGGTTGGGCATGGATGTCTAACAACTCAGTTGAGGCATACGTTGGGGCTGATCTAGATCCTATTGTTGAAGGTATTGCTCGTAACGGAGAGCCAGGAGTTGTTTGGTTAGATGTTTCTAGACAATATGGACGTCTGATTGATCCACCTAATAATAAAGATTATCGCGTTGAAGGTTATAACCCTTGCGCCGAACAATCACTAGAGTCTTATGAAATGTGTACACTTGTTGAGACCTACCTAAACCGTCATGATAATTTAGATGACTATAAGAGAACACTTAAGTTTGCCTATCTATATGCAAAAACAGTAACACTTCTACCAACTCACTGGTCAGAGACAAATGGCATTATGCAGAGAAATAGACGCATAGGAACCTCAATGTCTGGTGTCGCTAACTTCGCAGATAACCGAGGTCTTCCAACATTAAAAGAATGGATGGACGAGGGGTATAAGACAATTAAGTACTATGACACAAACTACTCCGAATGGCTTGGTATCCGCGAGTCAATCAAGACAACTACTGTTAAACCATCTGGAACAGTTTCTATACTCGCAGGTGAATCACCTGGTGTTCATTGGACTCCTGGCGGTAAGTATTTTATGCGTACTATCCGTTTCGGTAATTCTGATCCTATGTTGCCTCTATTTAAGATGGCGAATTATAAAGTTGAACCGGCGTCGGAGAATCCAGAAACAACCTCCGTTGTTTATTTTCCTATCAAGTCTGAATCAAAGCGGGCTGAGAAAGACGTCTCAATCTACGAAAAGATGGCGTTAGCAGCCTATGCTCAACGTTACTGGTCTGACAACTCTGTCTCTGTAACTATCTCTTTTAATCCTGAAACAGAGTCCGAAGCAGTAGGGACAGTTTTGCATCTTTATGATGGTCAACTAAAGACAGTTTCATTTCTACCTTCAGGTAATTTTACATATCCACAGATGCCTTACACACAAATCACCGAGCAAGAATATGAGGATGAAGGAACGCTGCGTCTCTTCCCTATTGATTTCTCAGGGGTGTATGCTGGTCTGGCTGCGGACGCAATTGGAGAAGCCTATTGCACAACAGACGCATGTGAAGTACGACTAATTAAGGAGAATGCAAATGGCTAACAAAGAACAAAAGGGAACTACTAATAAGAAAAAACCAGCAAAATCAACTCTTAAAGAGAAGCGTGCAGTAAAAATAAAGAAGAAAAGTACTAAGACTAAGTAATGTCTTTAGAACACAAACACATACTCATAAATGCTCGAGTAAATAATTCTTTAGAGAGTACAGAGGACGCGGTATCTTTTCTTAAAGATTTAGTTGAAAGAGTAGGAATGAAAATTCTTATGGGACCACATGCAACTTACGTAGATGCACCTGGTAACAGAGGAGTTACAGCAATTGTTGGCATAGAAACTAGCCACATTGCTTTCCATGTTTGGGATGAGGTTGCTCCAGCAAGGCTCCAGTTTGATCTCTACACATGCGGTTCTCTGGACAAAGAGGTTGTAATAGAGGCAGTTAAAGAGCGTTTTGAGGTAGTTAGTGCTGACTACAGAATATACGACAGAGAGCACGGCTTCGTCCTTTTAGAAGAGGGAACTCTCTAAACTTCATAAAATCATAATTATCTTCCGCTTGTACAATAGACTTTTAAGCGGAAGGTAATGTTGATGTCCAAGATTAAATTTCTAGTAGGGGCTGCTTTAATGACCCTACTTCTTTCAGCATGTGGTGATGGACATTACCGCTACCCATGTCAAGATCCTGCCAATTGGGAAAAAGCAGAATGTAAACCGCCTGTCTGCACTGCTGCTGGCGCATGTCCGATAGACTTGGTTGGTAAAGACACTTTTGAAGGGACGACAAATGGCTAGAGCAAAACTAACTCCACAAGATTTAGATGCAAGATTAAAGTTTATCTTAGGTCTAATTCTTGGAACAATTTTGCTATGTACAACATTAGGAATTTTGTACGCTCTAATTTTTGTTACGCAACCAATCACAGGTCAATCCGAGAATGACAAGATGTTTTTCAACGTTTTAGGTAGCGTTGCTACTTTTATTACTGGAACACTTGCAGGTCTTCTAATTGGTCAAAGCGGTGCTAAAGATGTTATGTCAGCGCAACTTGCAAACAAAGAGATGGATGCTAAAAATACTCAGGCAGATAAGAAACTTGAGGCAGAAATTGATGAGGCTGAAGCACGAAGATTGGCAAAACCAACTGGAGAAATGCCAGCAGAACATGCAATCGATGAGAGTTGGAACAAAAAATAATGGCAGAGTTAGGTACAGCAGAAAAATTAGTTGAAGTTGCTACAGCAGAAGTAGGAACTATAGAAGGCCCTAAAGATAATGAAACTATCTATGGTGCATATACTAAATCTAATTTCCAACCATGGTGCGGTTCATTTGTTATGTGGTGCGCTAATGAAGCAGGAGTAAAAGTTCCAAACACTGTGTACACACCTGCTGGAGCACAAGCATTTAAAAAGGCTGGTTCATGGATTGATGGAGATTTATCAGATCCAGATCCAGGTGACATTGCATATTTTGATTTCCCATCTGATGGAGTAGATCGAATCTCTCATGTAGGTATTGTTGTTCAAGATAATGGAGATGGAACCGTTTGGTGTGTAGAAGGAAATACTTCTAATAATTCTAAAGGTAGTCAAAGAAATGGTGGAGAAGTTTGTAAAAAACTTCGTGCTTTTAAGAAAAACAAAAAGAACGTTATGGTAACTATTGTTGGATTTGGTAGACCAAAGTTTGGTAGCCAAAGCAAAGCATCAACAACAAAAAGAAAATAATAGGTATAGATAATGTCTGATAATAATGTTGATTGGGCTTTGCAAAACAAGTTGCGCGAGGAATGGTTAGCCAATAATCCAAACGCTGAGTATCAAGGATGGGTGTCAATCTAATGTACGAATACAGAGTGAAGCAAGTTTTAAAAATAGTTGATGGCGATACTATTGATGTTGATATTGATCTAGGTTTTGATATCTCTTTCACGCAAAGAGTCCGCCTTGCAGGTATTGATACTCCAGAGTCTAGAACTACTGATAAGAAGGAAAAGGCTCTAGGACTTGAGGTTAAGCAACGTCTGAAAGACATTCTCTCTAAATCATCTAGTGTTGTTATCAGAACCGAAAAACCAGACTCAACTGAAAAATATGGTCGCATCTTAGGTTGGATATTTATTGATGGCGCAGAAAAATCTATCAATGAAGCACTAATTGCTGACGGTTATGCTTGGGGTTATATGGGAGAAACTAAGATCAAAGACTTTGCATTACTAGAAGCCAAGCGTAAGCAGTCAGGTAAATAATGAACAATGTTGCTTCAGCAATGTTATTAAGTAGTTCAGGTTTAATTGTTGGAATGACGCTTATGTATATATGGATGAAGTACGGAAACCCAAATGAGCGCTAAATACTTTCGTTCTTTTGGATTTAATAAAACACAAATTAAAGATGGCTGGATTGTTACCATGCGAAAAGATGGAAGTATTAAGACAAGACTAGAGCCATACACTCCAAAAACTAAAAAAGTAGCACAATAACAAGTACTAAAGATTTAATAATATGGCTACATACGAATACGTCTGCGACATGGGACATAGAGTTATTCAAGAAAGATCTATGAATGAAGAGCAAACAGATTTTTTATGCTCTGCTCCTGAATGTCAAGAGCAGTTAAAAAGAGTTTATTCAACACCAGGAGTTTTATTTAAAGGAAGTGGCTTTTACTCTACTGGCGGACGCTAGAATACTGTCCTTGCGAATGTAGTTCAATGGTAGAACTTCTGCCTTCCAAGCAGATAGTGAGAGTTCGATTCTCTCCATTCGCTCCATTAAATAAGAGATAAACTTTACATATGAGCGACTCGATAGTTGATACGTCCACAGATTCTAAAACGTATACTAGGAACGGTGATCATGATCGTTTCGCTCACTATGTTGATAAAGAAAGTATTACCGAAGCTTTAGTTAACGGGTGGCCTTGTATTGCTCTTTGTGGTAAGGTTTGGATTCCTTCCAGAGATCCAGACAAATACCCCGTTTGTCCAGAATGTAAAGATATATTTGAGCAGATGGGTAGTTAATGATTACAGAAACTGGCGTTGTCCAAAAGGTAATAACACCTCAAGATTATTGCGACCGTTGTGTTGCTAAAGCTTATTTTTTAGTTTCACTAACCACTGGAGATTTATATTTCTGCGGACATCACTTTTCTAAATATGAAAACACATTAGTTGGCTTAGCATCAAACATCTATGCTCACTCAGATACAGCGTCTAAAAATCTTACCTCTTCGGGTAAGGAATAGTTTTATATCTTAACTTTTTAACTAATTCCTTCTTACGTCTTTTATCACAATTAAAGTATATGTATCTATGTTTACGTGGTCTATCTACAAAAGTAACGTTCTCAGCGCCAAACTTCTCAATAACTTGAGCGTTAGTTAATCCGTTGGCATATGTAGCGTGGTGCATATTCTCTTTGCCCACAACTTTAGGATCCTTAAATTTTGCCGAAAGCCCCGTATAAATAAAGTTTGCGGCCTGATAAATCACACCTACGTGCCCTTGGGATGTATCAGCAAAGGAGACAACTATTTCCCTATCTAATAAGCACATGGTATTGGCTACCAAAAAACTCTCCCCATTCTTAGGCACTTTGTCATCAACCCACAACCTATTTAACTCATACACATTCTTAGCCTCTTCAGGACCACAGATCCCTTTTAGTAAAGTAGATGATGGACTAACACCATATGTAACAACTCCAACTAATTCATCCCCTGCCCTTTCAAATAAACCAAAGGCATGGCTCACAGGACACTTGCGATGTAAGTAATGTTTCTCTACTACAACAGCCATTGCCTGCTGATATGTAATTGATTTTACTTCATAACTTTCCCTCAGCCCCATACACAAAAGAGTACCGGAGATGTATCTACCCTACTTAAAATACACGCTATAATTAGCAGATACTTTTAGGAGCCCCGTGAATATTCTAGGTACGATTGCTTCGCAATTCTCGAGTAAGCCTTTTGGCTCCTTCGAATCTATTGCCACAATTACTCTCACTTCTTCACAATCAATACTATCGTTTTCTAGTATTCCACAAACATATAAGCATTTACAATTAAGAGGTTTGTTCAGAAGTACTTACTCTGCAACTGGCGCTGGTGGTTATATAGATTTCAATGGTCAATCATCAAGTACTTATAGAGCCCATGTTATTTATGGAAACGCAACTACTATTGGAACTTATGATTCTGGTGCTCTATCTTTTGGTATGTATTGGGGAGCAGACACCGCTGCACTATCAGCAGCAAATCTTTTTGGAGTTCAAGTATGCGATATTTTAGACTATACAAGTACAACTAAAAATAAAGTAATTAGAAATTATTCAGGAAAAGATGGAAATAGTAACGACTCTGCTATCTTGCTTACGTCAGGCTTATGGGTAGATCAATCTGCAATTTCATCATTAAACATAAAATTCGGTGGGGCAGCCCAATGGGATGCTGGAACAACTGTAGCTCTCTATGGAATTAAGGGGTAAATAAAATGGCAGTAACATATGATCCAATAGCAACTAATACTTTGGCAAGTCCAGCAACAACTCTTACTTTTTCTTCTATCCCATCTACTTACACTGATCTAGTAATTGTTTGTAATCTTGGTCAAACAGGGCCAGCAAATGTTGGTTTAAGATATAACGGCGATAGCGAATCAAACTATAGTTCAACAGTTTTTTACGCAGTAGGAACTGCTGCTCCTGCTAGTGGAAACTACACTAATATGACTCATGGTTATGGATTAAACGCAGCGGGACAATTACCAAATACTATTACTGCATCAGGCATAATTCAAATATTTAGTTACTCAAGTACAGTAGCAAAGAAAACATCTCTATCAAAATACGCAAATACAGGATTAGCAGAGATAACTAGTTTTTGTAGCACTTGGAGAAGTACGGCTGTCATAAACTCTATTGAACTTTTTTCATATTCATCTAGTTATTTGGCTGGTTCAAGTTTTACACTATACGGAATTAAGGCGGCATAATGGCAACATTTACTAAAATAGCCTCTCAGACAATATCGACCCCAGCAAATGTTGTTACTTTTTCAAGCATTCCACAAACCTATACTGACCTGAAAATCTTGATAAGTGCTAGAAGTAGTTCTGTGGATGCTTTTAGAGAAAATCTTATTATTGGTTTTAATTCACAAGTAAGTAATACTGGTTATTCTTGGATAGGTATGTACTCTTATCTTACAGGCACAGGCTCAAACAAAAACCCTGCTGCTTATAGAATTATTGGAGATCTACCTTCAAACCCTGCAACTTCAAACACTTTTAGCAATTCCGAAATTTATATTCCATCTTATACTAGCGCTACACCACACACTTTTCTTGGGGAATCAGTAGTAGAAAATAATGGATTTGATGCTTTTCTAAGTTGGAGTGGAGTTTTATTTAATGGTGGAAGTGAAGCAATCACTTCAGTTAGCATTTTTTGTGCTTCATCAGGAGCTACCAATTTTGTAGCAAATTCAACCTTTGAACTTTACGGAATTAAAAACTCCTAACCTTATCCCTACCTCCCCCCTCTAATCCTTTCCGCCGATTCTTATCACGGACACAGAGCGCGAAAAAACGCATTTTTACAAGATATGTGTATACTTCTGCCCATGACCGAAATGATTAGCGTAGGAAGTGATAGGGGTTTAGAGATGAAAAAAGAAGATGAAAAAGAATTAAGACAATACTTAATGTTAGGGTCTCACCCACTTGCTCCAGGAGACATAACGTTTGGAACATTTGCTACATCAGAAGATAATGCATATGAAAACATTAAATTTTCTTTAGTTCGCAACGGTAAAGGAATTATTAATCTTTCAAACATAAATCAAATGACATTTAGAATTGTAGGCATACAAGCAGAAAAAGATTTTCTTTATGCAAAAGCAAAAAAAGGGTCAGTTAACGCTTGGACATTCGGACCTTAATCCCCCCCCTCCCTCCCCTTTTTTCCGTCTCTTCTTCCTCTTACGGAACGGGAGCGCGAAAAAATAAACTTTTACTTTCTGCGATACAATTAACTATCTTTCATTAGGAGCCGCGTGAATATTCTAGGTACGATTGCTTCGCAGTTTTCAGGCAAATCCTTTGGCTCCTTCGAGTCTATTGCAACAACAACAGTAGGCGCGGGTGGTCAATCAACTATTACCTTTAGTTCAATACCACAAACTTTTATGCATCTGCAGATAAGAGGGATATTGCAAGGTAGTAGACCAGGTCCACAACCAAGTGGATATGGAACTCTTAGATTTAACAGTGATACAGGCTCAAACTATAGAGACCATATTTTAGGATCCAGTATTAACGATTCTCCCCCTCGTGCATATGCTGCTACAGAGGGGTTAGGAGATTTCCTTTATTTAAGCGCCATACCAGGCGTTGCTGCTGCACCATTTTTTGGTACATTCATTACAGAAATTTTGAATTATAGCTCTACAAATAAAAATAAAGTTCTTAGAACTATAGAAGGAATAAGTACAAATGCAAATACAATTAATGGTTACAACGCTTCAAGCGTGTCATTTAAGTCTGGCCTATGGACAAGCACCAGTGCTATAACCTCTATAACTATAGAAGCACTTGGTACTTCATCACCTTTCAAACAGTACTCACAACTTGCTCTCTACGGAATTAAGGGGGTATAACAATGGCTGCAGGCGGAACATACGAACCAATAGCGACAAATACTTTGAGTAGTCCTGCCTCAAGCATTACCTTCTCTAGTATTAGCGGAAGTTATACTGATTTAATTTTAATAACATCAGCATCAAGTGATATCTCTGCAGACACCAATGATATAACGTGTCAATTTAATTCTGACACAGGTAGTAATTATTCAACAGTATATGTTTATGGCACTGGGTCAAGTGCGTCTTCAGGTAGTACCAATAATTCAAGTGGAGTTCTTATTGCACGACATCACGCAACAGAGTATGCTGCTGGCATAACTCACTTTCAAAATTATTCAAACACTACAACTTACAAAAATGTTTTATCAAGAGGTAGTGCTGCCTCAACAATAACAATTGCTTATGCAGGTGTTTGGAGAAATACAGCGGCAATTACTTCTATAGTATTAACTCCTACAAGTGCTTCAAATTTTGATTCAGGCTCAACCTTTTCACTCTACGGAATTTTGACTGCATAATGGCAAATACATTTACTTTGATACAGGCTAATACTTTAGGTAGTTCAGCCGCGAGTGTTACATTTACTTCAATACCTGCAACCTATACTCATTTATGTATTTTAATGTCTGCCCGTAGCACAACTGGTTCACCTGACTCAGAAATTTCAGAAATAAATGGAAGCAGCGCTAATTTACAGGGCAGATGGGTTTGGGGAGAAAATGGTTCAGTAACTAATGGGTCTTACAGTGGCAATGTAGTTTTAGTAGGTTTGCCAAAATCATCTGCTACTGCAAACACATTTGGAAATGTTCAAATTTATATTACAAACTATACTGGTTCACAACATAAATCAATTTCAATTGATTCTGTTTCAGAAAATAACGCAAATAATGAAGCGTATACTATGTTAGCCGCTGGTTTATGGTCTAATACTTCAGCAATAACTTCTGTAAAACTTAGTGGAAATTTTGAAACCAGTTCAACCTTTCACCTATACGGAATCAAAAACTCCTAACCCCCCCTCTCTTCCGCTTCCTCTTACGGAAAGAGAGCGCGAAAAAACGCATTTTAAATTCAAGATATAATTGACTATCTTTTAAGGAGCCTTATGCCAATTAACTTCCCGGATTCCCCATCGTTAAATCAAACGTTCTCATCCGGATCAATTACTTGGCGTTGGAATGGCACGGTATGGCTTGGACCAACAGGTGCGGTCGGTAGCACAGGCGCAACTGGTGCAACTGGAACAAACGGTGCAACAGGCGTAACTGGAACAAACGGTCCAACTGGCAACACAGGAGCAACGGGCACAACAGGAGACAACGGAGTATTCTCTACCGCTGAAACTACAGCTCCAACAGGTGCTGAAACAGGTGACGTTTGGTTTGATCCTAACTCTGCAACTATGTTTGTGTACTACGACGGATTTTGGCTGGAGTCGTCGAGCAGTGCGTTAGGTGAAACAGGGCAGACAGGTGCAACAGGAGCAACTGGTAATATAGGAAGTACAGGTGCAACTGGTCCAACTGGCACTGGTAACACTGGTGCAACTGGTCAGACTGGTGCAACGGGAGCAACTGGTAATACAGGTGTAACAGGTGCAAGTGTTACTGGAAATACTGGACCTACTGGTGCTACAGGTTCAGCTGCTACTACAGGCTCATGGACTATTGCCACAGGCACTAACACCTACAATTTTGAAGTTCCAAGTGGTGGCACATACACCATGTGGGTCAAGGGAAATATACCTAACGGTATTATAGTTTGGAACGCTACAGCCAGTGTGTCAAATGCTAATGTAGCAGCAATAGGATATCAATATGCTTGGAACTACACTGGCGGCGGAAGTCCTATTTCATTAACTGCCATACCTAATCAGATTAGAGGAGTAGCAGGTACTATTAGCACAGACGCTACATACTCGGGTACAAGTAGTAATAGGTTTGACTTTACAATTGCTAATACCAGTGGCGCATCGCAGATCATTTATTACGGATATACTACTATTTAATAACCAACGTTTTTATGTCTCGTAAAGACGCCTCAAAAAGCATGCACCCCTCCCCCTCCTAATCTCTTCCTCTGCCTCCTATCACGGACAGGGCGCCTGAAAAATCGCACTTTATCTGCTATCCTTCAAGTAATAACTCCTATGAAAGAGGGACTCAAATGGCAAAGCAAGATACAAAGACAAAGGAAAAAGATTCAACTAAGTGCTATACCTATGCAGTAACTATGGTTGTTCAAGTTCTTGCAGAGAATGAGCAGGCTGCTAAAGATAAGTTAGATAAAGAAGGCGGATACGTAACAAGTAGAGTTACTAATCTTGTTGATGCTGTTTCTTTATATAACGGAGAATCTAAAGAGTAATACTCTTAAGAGTTACCAATTCTTTGAATTAACCACATAATTACTGCAATTACCAAGGCTCTTAAAAAGATTCTAAATAAGGTAGGACCTGCTGCCTCGTCATAAAACTTATCTTTTTTAGCCATGTAGATAGGGTATAAGCCTAGATACCCTTTGTCAAACGCTTAAAAAGTCAGGAAGATACCCAGTTTGCACTTTTTGTAAAGGCCCTGATACTATTTGCATCTAATGACAAACGAGAGAGAAAAGGTAGTAAAGATGAAGACCCCTAAAGGATATACAAAGACCAATGCAAAATTGCCACAAGAGGTATATAAGAATTTTAAAAAGATAGGTGATGACTTAGAACTTCGCAACGCCTATATTAAAAAGTTAAGATCAGCCTTCTGGAGTCTTCAAAGTATTGCGGACGCATCAGGCATCACTACTAGAGAAAGAGTTCGACAAATTGTTGAAGGACATTACAAACATTTAAGTTCTTCTAAGATCTCTGTTGACTTCTATGTTCCAGAACTTCCTATGAAAGCGGTTAAGCAACCTAAAGTTCTAACCGAGCCTTCAGAAAAAACTCTATCTAAGTTGTTAGAACTTAAGCCTATTGCTCAAAAGGTACGCTCACACTCTCCTAATTTCCGTAAAGAGGCAGAGCAATACACTAAGTTGATTAACCATGCTATTACCGTTGAAGGTGTAAGTGTTCGTCACTTAGGTAAGCGCTTAGGTGTCTCTCCAAGTGCTCTACGTTTTCGTATGGCTAGATATGGCTACATAACTAATCATGATGGAAAGAGCGTTTGCTACCAACCAATCTTAGATAAAAACAGATACGTCTTGCAGTCTTGAGCCAAGAAGAGGTAATTGTTTTTCATCCTCACAGGTCAGATGGCTTTAGGATTCAAGGAGATACGATAAATACGCTCACCAGTTTTATGGGAACTGGTGGGTTAAATATGTCCATGGTTGCTAGAGAAAATATTAGAAGAATCACCCCTGAAGAGTGCGAGACTCTGCAGGGGTTTCCTTTAGGATGGACTAGTACCGAAGCGGATACGCATAGGTATAAACAACTAGGTAATGCTGTAACTGTAAATGTTGCAACATGGTTAGGTAGTCGCTTGTGAGCACATTTGTTTCTTTATTTGCTGGCGTTGGTGGTTTTGATCTTGGCTTTGAAAAAGCAGGACATACATGCGTTGGTCAAGTAGAAATAGATAAGAATGCTCAGAAGATATTAAAAAAACATTGGCCTGACATCCCATTACATGATGATGTTAAGACCGCCATCGAGTGGGCAAAGGAGATTAACTTAATTGGAAAAGTTGACATTGTCTGCGGAGGATTCCCGTGCCAAGATGTTAGCGTCGCTGGAAAGCGTGCTGGTATCGCTGGGGCAAGAAGTGGACTCTTCTGGGACGCAATACGATTTGCGCAAGAAGTCAAAGCACACACTATCGTCTTGGAAAATGTGCCAGGACTTTTATCAAGCAACGAAGGACGCGATTTTGGAGTCGTCATCTCTGAAATGGCCAACTCAGGGTATAGCCACATCGAATGGCGAGTTTTGGATTCGCAATTCTTCGGAGTCCCCCAACGACGCCGTCGAGTCTTCATTGTTGGAAGTACTAGAGACAGAAGTAAGTCCCCGATACTTATTGAGTCCGAAAGCATGCGAAGGAATAATGCGTCGAGCAACTCGTCGCGGAAAAACTCTTCCACCAGCGCTGGAAAAAGCACTGTTGCAAGGATGCGAGGCTTCGGAGATTACGAAGTAGATACTGTTTCATCTACTTTGAAAGCGAGGGACTATAAAGATGTTACAGACATCGTGGTTCGTCAAAGTAATTAGAAGTGGTGCAAGGTATGAAGATGGAACATTGCCACCAGAAGTTTGGCGTGAGAAAGTTATTTGTCCTACCTTGAATGCTTTTGATAACAGCGGAGACTCTAGAGCAGTAGTAACAATTGTTCACTCTATTCAAAACACTGTAATTGGTAGAGCAGATACTGCTGGTCCTCAAGGGAAAGGATATGGTGAAGTGGAAGATCCAATGTTTACTGTAGACACATCCTCTGCTCACGCTGTATCAGTTACACCAATTCAAGATGCTAGAGAACTTGATAAAAAACAAAACGGGCTAGGAGTAGCACAGGCTGGTGCTCCTGCATATACCGTTGACACAATTTCACATCAAGCAGTTAGTTTCTCAACAACAGTCAGAAGACTTACTCCTAAGGAGTGCGAGAGATTACAAGGATTTCCAGATGATTGGACTGGGGATCAATCAGATTCGGCTAGGTATAAACAAATGGGAAACGCGGTTACAGCAAATGTAGTTGAGTGGATAGGAAAAAGATTATGAATGAATTAGAGCCTAAATACGGCTGGGGCTGTTTTGATAATCATGTAGATAAGAAAGCACTGGCTGTTCAAATAGCAGAACTTGAAGTTGATAGTTCTTGGCGTCCTTCCGAGGTTATTGCATATATTGCCAAACTTGTAAAAGAACTGTAGTATTCTTTTACCGATAGGGGTTGCGATGAGCCCCGTACTTCAGCAAAAGACTGAAGACGTTGGAAACCTATAACAATGGGCAAGGATATACGTGGGATGCGAGTTATAGCCCATGATTGGACAAGCTGGTCGCGTAATTAAAACCTACGCTACAAGAAACCTACCTACGTATATCCGAACTACTTTTTTGTTTTTTTCTTTTTTTCAGGGATTTTTTCCCACACAGTTGCGTATTTAATTCCCTTTTCAATACACCAAGAGCCTATTTCCATTAATACTTTTCCATAAAGCCTAAGAATAATATTACATTTAGGTTTAATTTCTTTGTAACCGAGTTCTTTCATTTAATAACCTTCACTTTTAAAGTACATCATTCCCTTTTCAGTAGCAGAGAAGACTGCTTTAAGATCTTCGTTGTATTCAATCTTTATAAAACCCATTTCATATAGCGCAACTAAATTATCATTTAAACCAATCATAATTTCATCATACATAGCTGGCATTAAAACTTTCATTAATTCGAAGTTATATGTGTAAGTTACTTCCCCATCTTCATCAAATCCATCTTCTATCAAAACCCCAGCCTCAATCAAGTGCTCTATAAATGCATCGTTTTCATCATCCGACCAATACTCAAAGTCTTCCATCTCATCCATGCTAGAAATCTTAACTGATATAATAAGCATATGATTTATTCTAAGTTCAGCGAGTCGGATGTTTACGTGTATTCAATTCCTGGTCGCGGCGTAGTGTGCGCAATGTGTTATTTTGGTGACGAGTTAGAGGCTTCCTTCTGTGCAGAGTCAACGCAAGAAATGATTGACCACCTTAGCGCCCACAAAAAAATTGGACACTCCATCCCTCCCAACCTTCCTAACCTTTTAATTATCGATAACCCTGAAAATTATCCCGATTCTCTTTCTTAGTACGGAATGAGAGCGCGAAGAAACACGTTTTTAAAGCAAGGTATAATTAACTATCTAAACAAAGGATTTAAATGCCTCTTCTTGGAACTTCCGCTTCACAAAACAGCAAATCATTTCTAGATGTCCAAGTTGAATACATTGTTATTGCAGGCGGAGGAGGCGGTGGTTTTTGCGGTGGCGCTGGCGCTGGAGCAGGTGGCTATAGATCTTCAGTAGTTGGTGAATCAAGTGGTGGTGGCGCAGGTGCTGAATCAATGATAACTTTAATTGCAGGAGTTACTTATACAGCAACAGTTGGCGCTGGTGGGACTAGCACAATGACTAGTAATGGTACTCAAGGTAATAATTCATCTTTTTCTGGCTCTGGTATAACAACCATAACATCACTTGGTGGCGCTAGAGGTAGAAGTAGTTCAGTTGCTGTTGGTGCTGGTTTTACTGGTGGTTCAGGTAGCGGTGCCGCAGGTGGTACATCTGGAACTTATTCAGGTGGCGCTGGTACTTCAGGACAAGGTTATGGTGGTGGTACAAATACAAATGGTGGAAACCCAGTCAATCCTTTTGGTAATTATAATCAAGGTGGCGGAGGTGGAGCAGGTGGAGTGGGAGGTAACGCTACTGGAGGTAGTTCTGGAACCAATAAAGGTGGCGATGGTGGAGTAGGTGTTTCATCATCTATAACTGGAACATCTGTTGGTAGAGCAGGCGGCGGCGGAGGAAGCGCTCAAAACTCTCCTACTGGTGATACTTATGATGGCGGCGGTGGCACAGCGAATACTGGCGGCGGTGGAAATGGTTTGCATTACTGCGGTCCAGCAAGTGGTGGCGGAGGTAGTGGTGTAGTAATTATTCGTACTTCAAGAGCAGCAGTGTCTACATCTGGTGATCCAGTATCTGGTAGTTATGGTAATTATGTTTACTACCAATTTAACGCTACAGGAACCATAACCTTTTAACCCTCCCCCTTTTTATCTTTGCCTCTTCCTCCTATAACGGAACGAGAGCGCGAAAAAACGAGTTTTCAAACTGCGATATAATTAAGCATAATTAAAGGAGTTTCATGCCAATTCTAGGAACGCAAGCCTCACAAAACAGTAAATCTTTTCTTAATCTAAAAGTTGATTTACTTGTAGTTGCAGGTGGTGGCGGTGGAGGTGCATGGTATAACGGCGGCGGAGGAGGAGCAGGTGGATATGTTTACTCTACTGAATATGGATTAGATTTCTTAACAAGTTATTCAATAAGCGTAGGCGCTGGTGGCGCTGGTGGTGTAGGTAATGGAGATAGGGGGAATAGTGGAATTGATTCAACATTTGGTTCAATTTATACTGCAACTGGTGGTGGCGGTGGAGGTACTTGGAGTGGCGGTGGAGTAAACGGTATTTCTGGTGGTTCAGGCGGAGGCGGCGGTGAGTATGGTGGTGTTGGCGGCGGCGGTGCAACAACTCAAAATACATATTCAGGTTTAGGTTTTGGTAATGTAGGTGGTAATGGTAGAACTGGTGGTGGTGCAGGTGGTGGCGGCGGCGGAGCAGGTGCTGCAGGAGTAACTTCTACTGGAAGTAATGCACCTAACGGAGGAATTGGTAAAGCAAACTCAATAACAGGTTCATCTTCTTACTACGCGGGTGGTGGCGGTGGAGGACAAAATGGACTTAACGGAGTTGGTGGCTTAGGTGGAGGTGGCAATGCTCCAAGTAGTTCTGGAACTGCAAATACTGGCGGAGGTGGCGGTGGTAATAGTTCACAAAGTGGTTCTCCCGCCGGGGGCGCAGGCGGCTCAGGAATTGTAATTGCTCGCTACGCAGGCACTGAGCAAAAAGCAACTGGCGGAACAGTCACAACATCTGGTGGAAATACAATTCATACATTTACATCCTCAGGTAATTTTATTACTGCTCTTGCTAAAGCAACAGGTGGAGATATTAGTTTTTACTCATCTGGTGGAACTAATTATTTTGTTCATACATTTTTATCAACAGGAACATTCTCATTTACCCCAACTGAAGCATTATATGCTGACTACTTAGTAGTTGCTGGAGGTGGAGGAGGTGGAAGTAATGGTGGCGGAGGAGGAGCAGGTGGATATAGAACTTCTATTGGTGGTTCTCAATTATCTTTAACTGCACAGGCCTACACAGTAACAGTTGGTGCTGGTGGATCGGGTGGCGGCGTCGGTAGTTATGGTAATGGATCAAGTGGCAGTAATTCTATATTTTCAACAGTTACATCTACAGGTGGTGGTGGTGGGTCTGGACCTGGCGGCGGTGCAAATAACGGTGGCTCTGGTGGTGGAGGAGGCTGGGGTGGTGGCAATTCTAATTTAGGTTTAGCCTCGCCAAGTGGTCAAGGAAATAATGGTGGTCAAGGTATTGGTACATCTGCTGGCGGTGGTGGTGGTGCAGGTGCAGCAGGTGGTGGAGGTTCTGGTTCCTATTCAGGCAATGGTGGTAATGGTTTATCAAATAGCATTAGTGGTTCGTCAATTACATATGCTGGAGGCGGCGGCGGAGGTGGTGGTAGTTACGGCGTAACGCCAGGTAGCGCTGGCAGTGGTAATAGCGGCAACGGTGGACAAACTGGAAGCAACGGCACAGCAAATCGTGGCGGTGGCGGTGGTGGAGGTGGTGGCGACGGCGGTGCAGGTGGTGCTGGTGGCTCAGGAATCGTGATCGTAAGGTACGCAGTCTAATGCCATCAGTAGATAAACAAAAGTCTAAAAGAATTAGTATAAACCCAAAAATAACAATTCAGGCTTTATCTATATTTATAGTTCTTCTAATAACAGCCTTGCTAGTTCAATCTTCAAATCTTGCTGACCAAAGAAAGATGACCATCGGTCAATCTAACTACTGCATTAAATACACCAGCGATATTATTGCTAGTAACTCTCTTCAACTAATCCGTGAGCAAGATGCTCACAAGCGAGATGTAGATAGAGCAAATGAGAAAATCACAACGCTGGTTGATTACTACAACACACTCCTTAAAAAAACCAAACAAAAAACCTCCCCCCTCAATCCCTACTCCTTCCTAATCCTTCCCTCCTAAACCCTGCTGCCTCCTCTTTTTCTTTTAACGGAACGAGAGCGCGAAAAAACGAGTTTTTAAAATCAAGGTATAATTAACTATCTTTAAGGAGTAATATGCCAATTCTAGGAACAGCAGCATCTCAAAATACTAAATCATTTTTATCTGTCTCTGTTGACTACCTTGTTGTTGCAGGCGGAGGTGGCGGTGGGCATAACGCCGCAGGTGGCGGAGGTGCTGGTGGTTTACGTTCAACTGTAACTGCAAGCGGTGGTGGCGGTTCTTTAGAGTCAAAAATAGATATTTTGAACAATGTTAATTATCTTGTAGTAGTAGGTGCAGGTGGCGCCGGTGCTAGTACTGGTAGCAGAAATGGTTTTGTAGGGGAAAACTCATCATTCGCTAACATTGTTGCTTATGGCGGTGGCGGCGGCGGTGGCGCTGTTGGTAATGATGTAGATGTTAATGGCACAATGCACGGAGGTAGTGGTGGTGGTGCTACTCATGCTCGTTATGGCAGGTATGGTTTTGGAGTAGCTAATCAAGGATATAACGGAGGTAGCTCTTACGCAGGAAGTTACAATATTGCTTACGGCGGCGGCTCTGGCGGAGGAGCAGGGGCAGCTGGCACACAAATTAGTGGTGCAGGCGCTCCTGGTGGCGCAGGTGTAGCAGTTTCAATTAGTGGTTCATCAATTACCTACGCAGGTGGCGGAGGTGGTGGAAGTAGCAATGGACAAAGTGGAGGTGCTGGTGGTACTGGTGGCGGTGGAAGTGGTGGTAGTACTGGTAATGTTCCTACATCAGGCACTGAAAATCGCGGTGGAGGCGGAGGTGGCGGTGAGTATGGTGCTAGTTATACCGGAGGAAGTGGTGGCTCAGGTTTAGTAATTATTAGTTATGCAGGCCCACAAGTAAGAACTGGTGGAACTGTAACTTCACAAGACGGCAAGACAATTCACACATTCACATCGACAGGAATTTTGTCTGCAGCTTCAGCAACTAATTCTCCAAAAGCCACGGGTGGCTCAATTAGTGTAGATGGTACTTATTGGTATCATTATTTTTCTAAGTCAGAAACATTTACTCCAAGTCAAAACATAACAGGAGCAGAAGTTCTTGTAATTGCAGGAGGCGGAGGTGGTGGAAGAACTGGTGGTGGAGGTGGAGCAGGTGGTCTTAGAGGACTAACTTCTCAGTCATTCAACAACGCTACTGCTTATACAATTACTGTTGGCGCTGGTGGTGCTGGAAACAACACTGATGGACAACAAGCAGGAGATGGTACTACATCTTCTATTGCTGGCTCAGGATTTTCTACAATAAGTACAACTGGTGGAGGTGGTGCTGCTTCTTATGGTGCTGGTTCAGGTCGCTCAGGTGGCTCAGGTGGTGGAGCAAATGGAATTTCTGGAACTGGAGGAAGTGGCAACGCGGGCGGTTATTCACCGGTAGAAGGTTATGCTGGTGGCGCTGGTGGTAATCAAGTAGATAGAGCAGGTGGCGGCGGTGGAGCTGGAGGAGTTGGACAAGCTTCAACAGGTACTGCAGGTGGTAATGGCGGTGCTGGTTCATCTGCATACTCAAGTTGGGGCGTTGCGACTGGAACTGGCGAAAATGTAAGTGGAACCTATTGGTACGCTGGTGGTGGCGGTGGAGCCTCAGGAACATCTACTGGAGGTCCAAACAAAACTAATCAAGGTGCTGGTGGTAATGGCGGCGGTGGTGATGCTGTATTTAATGCTAATGCTGAAAGTTATGCGGAGCCAGGATTACCAAATACTGGTGGTGGCGGTGGTGCTGGCTCAGGTAATGGCTGTGCAGGTGCAGCAGGCGGTTCAGGTATCGTTATAATAAGGTACGCAGTCTAAACAAGCGTAAAACGCTTCAAAATCGTCCAATGTGACACTTATGAAATCCCTCTAAGGGAAGGCATAAGACGTACAGTTTTAAGTCTAAGTCTGTATGTGATATAGTCTTTTTGTGGGGAAAATCCCCAGAAAAGAGGCAGTAATGAGCGTAGACTGGAAACAACCCTTCGAAATAGCATTTCAAATGCTGGTAGCAATTGTTGGCTGGGGGTTAGTTGTTTTAGTAGTACTTTTTGGCTTAGCAATTGTATATTCTCTAATTAAAGCATTTCTTGGCTTTTTTATTAAAAAACCTAAAAAAGGCAAACTTGATGATACTTATCAAAAACTAATGAAAGATCTTAATAAAACTAAGAATCTTAGAGTAGTAAAGGATGAAGAATAGTTTGTTTAAAAAACTACCTTTAAATATTAAAGATATTATAAAAGTGGTTAAATCCTCAAAAACTCCACTAAAAGGAAAACTATCCATAATAGTTTTACTTTTGTATATAGTGTCTCCAATTGATCTAATACCAGATTTTATTCCAGTTATAGGTCAATTAGATGATCTGTTAGCAGTTGGGCTGTTATTTAAACAAATATATAGATATCAGGAAATCTCCTAGTGGATAAAAAAATAGCCTATTGCTATGCAAGAGTATCTACTCAGATGCAGGTTGACGATGGGGTGAGTCTAGATGCCCAAGAAAAGCAACTTAAGTATGCAGCGGAGTCTCAGGGGTATGAAGTAGAAATGCTTCGTGAAGAGGGTCGTTCAGGTAAGAACATAACTGGGCGACCTGTATTAACTGCTGCATTAGAGAGTCTTGATAAAGGTGAAGCAGAGGCTTTGTTCGTCACACGTCTTGACAGACTTGCTCGTTCTACTAGAGACTTTCTTAGCATTGTTGATCGTTCACATAAATACGGATGGCGTCTAGCACTTCTTGATCTTGGTTTAGATACTGCTACCTACCAGGGACGGTTTGTAGTAACCATAATGAGTGCCATGGCAGAGATGGAAAGAGGAATGATTTCACTTCGCCAAAAAGATGTTCATCAAGATAGACGTGATAATAAAAAAGTATGGGGAGTTGACTTAGGACCACTGCCTTTAGTTGAAAAATCAATATCAGAGAGAATATTATCTGAGAGAACTTTAGGTCTTTCTTATAAAGCAATAGCAGAAAAACTTAACAGCGAAGGAATAAATACAGTTTTAGGCGGAGTTAAGTGGTATCCATCAACTGTACGACATATTTATTTAAGGAAATAAACAAAATAAAGTATAATTAAGGGATAATTTAGTAAAAAACTAAATTAATAAGATATAAAACCCTACCCCTGGGGGACGCTGATTGATTAATTTTAAACGCAGATTTTTATTGTTTCTTGGGATAAGCCTATGCATTACAGTTTTTTCAATAATGTCACCAAACCATGCCAAGGCTTCCGATAACCAAGAACAAGTTGTTGTTAGCCCTGCTCAACAGGCAGTTAATACGGCTCTTGCAACTGCTACTACAGAAGTTCAACAAGCAGTTGCAGCCACAGACACAGCCACAGCAGTAGTAACAAATGTCCAAACTGAGTTAAGTCAGGCTCAGGCTGCAGTTTCTACAGTTACTCAATCAGTAACTAGTGCGCAAACAAGTGTAGCCTTGGTAGATACAGCAATAGCAACAATAAACGCTGTAAATTTAACTGCTACTCCTATAGATCAAAGTTCACAAATAGTTCAAGATGCTAAGGCAACTGTTACAACTGCTCAAACAGCAATAGACAGTGTTACTGTTACCACAGCACAAACTGAAATATCTCAAGTTACTACAGCAAAAACAGCAGCATCTACAGCACAAGCAACTGCCCAAACTGAGTTAACTCAAGCCAATATTGCAATTGATAATGCTCAAACAGCAGTTAATAGTTTGCAAGCCACTATTGGGACGAGTACAAATGTTTTATCTAACGTAGATGATGTGGGTGTTATTATGAACCTACCATTTGATTTATTAATGGGCGGAACGCTTTACCACAATGTGTATGTTGGAAGTAATGCAACTATTACCTTTGGAGTAAATGAAGGTAGCAACTACTGGAGCACACCCACTGCACCCTCTATCTCTATAGCAGGATGGGACTGGACAACCTGGAGTACAGGAACAGGAATTACTTATGCAACTACTGGAACAAGTTTAGATATTGCTTGGGATCTTCGTCCATTTCCGCAACAAGATGCCTCTACGCAAATGGCTCAAGTAAGATTTAATGCTGATGTAAATCCAGTCAACGGCGCTTGGCAAGCAAATGTTACTGCTATTGGACCAATACCCAATCAAGCAAGATTTAATTATAGAGAAACTACAAATGGAACTATTAATAGCATTACAGACACCAATGTTGGCACTGGGTTTGCTGGACAAATAAGCCAAGGTCCTGCCTTTACACCTTATGTAGATCCAAATACAGAAACAGTTCAAGCAGCAGTAGACGCAGCAAACGCAACAATTGCTCAACTAAATCAAAGTCTTACACCAGTAGTTGCTCAAAACACTACAAATACTTCTAATATAAATGCAATCAATACAACATCTTTAACTAACACCGTGAATTCAGCGGTGTCAACAAAAACATCTCTTCAATCATCATTAAACACTAAATCAGGTCAACTAATATCTGCTATTAATAACAACATTCCTACACCAGCACCAATAATTTCAGCACCTGCAGTTGGAACATTTATGTATATAGAGGCAGAAATGCCAACTGGTTTTGAGGCAAATACTTGGTTTTATCAAGTTGTTACTCAAGATCTAACCGCTGCAAACCCATATGCTGGTCAAACATTAAATACAGATGGTGCTCCAGCATCCATCGAGTTAAGTGGTTTAACACCAGGTGTTACCTACACAGTTAGAGTTGCTAACTGGTCTGGTCCATTAAGTGAGTACTCAGAAATCATAGTTTCAATACCTTTTTCTAGTGCAAGTTTAAATATTGGTGGATCAACCTATGAGCCAGTCTACAATCCGTTTACAGAGATTCCTACAGAGATTCCTACAGAGATTCCTACAGAGATTCCTACAGAGATTCCTACAGAGATTCCTACAGAGATTCCTACAGAGATTCCTACAGAGATTCCTACAGAGATTCCAGTAGATGAGGTACCTACAGATCTAGCAGATATGACTGCTGAAGAGGTTCAAAATGTTGTTGAAGATTTGATTAATAGCGGAACAGTTAGTGCATCAGATGCTGAAGCAGTATTAGAAGCATTGATATCCGACGGGGTCATTTCAGTGAGTGAAATATCTGACTTGGCTTCTAATTTAACAGATGGCGGGATAACTGCAATAGAGGCAGCACTGGTTATAGATGCACTTACCTCAGATGGAGTAGTTACTAATCAAGAAATGACTGCACTAGTAGATAGCCTTATATCTGAAAATGGTCTATCTTCAGCCGAGTCCGAGTTGATCATAGATGCATTAATGTCAGATGGTGATATTACAAACTCTGAAGTAAATAACTTATCAGAAGCATTGACTGAAGATGGGACATTTACAGAAGCAGAGAGAGATTTAGTGGCAGAAGCATTAATTACAGCAGCAGAGGGAGAAGCAGTTACTAAAGAAAACATACAAGATGCTGGATTAACATACGAGGATCTTCCAGCAACTACCCCTGTAGAAGTTAGAAAAGATGAAAATGGTAACGATGTTATAATTATCGCAGAGGTTGCTGCAGCGCTACAGGTGTTGGAGTCTCCTTCTGAATTTGTTGGCGCAATATTTAATGACCCAGGTCAAGCAGTTATGGCCGTATTAAATATTGGAGCAGATATGAGCGAGGAAGAAAGAGAAGAGTCAGAGAAAATGGTTGTATCAGCAATTATTGCTAGTAACGCTGCTATCAATGCAGTAGGAGTCGCAGCCAACGCAGTAAGCAGTACTAGAAGTGCACCTAGCACCCCAAGTGGTGGTGGGTCTGCTGGTGGAGCAATGGGAGACCCAAGAATACGGAGAAGAAAGCCATGATAAGAAGAGTAATTACTGACATGATAGATCAGCTTTGGACCTTACTAGGTATGTTCATTGCTTGGGTAGTGCTAGATGGTTCAGCAAAAACAATTGTTGGCTGGAGCATTATTGGAACTCTTGTTGCTTGGGCAGTAACTTATCCTATTCGACATAGAGAAGACGAGTCGTAAAACCCACAGTATAAAAACTCTAGTATGCTATAGATACAATAAGTACAAGCATAATGGAGATCAATGAATTCAGAGTTAGTAGCCCAATATAAAGTTAAAATTGAAGCACTTTTTCCACTGGCAAAAAAGGCTTACGGCTCAAGAAAACAAGACACTCCTGCTCATAGAGCAAGTAGAGAGTACACAAGACTTTTAGTTGAATTCTCTTCTTTAGGCGGAAATGTTCCAGAATTAGCAAGAGTACTTAAAGTTGCGTACCCAGGAGTTAGACGTAGAATTATTATGGAAAAAGTATTTATATCAGATATTGTGCAAGAAAGAACAGCAGATAAATCAGAGCTACCTAATGCAATAGAAAGAATAAAAACAGCAAAAGAAAATGGTGGATCTGTTTTCTACCACAATCAACTTACAAAAGAGTATATAAATGGATTCTCATTACAAGATTTAGCAAAAGGATTGGGACTAAATTCGGCTGCTCCTTTATATTATGGAGTACAAAGAAGTCTTAATAGAGCGAGTAAAGTTTAAGTATGGGACAAAGTTTTATGGAGAAGATATCTCTTTTATCTCCAGAAGAAAAAGCTGCAGTATTGGCGGACTTAGATCCAGAGATGCTTCTCTGGGATTGGCATTCATGGGCACGTCCAGAACAACAAGCACCAGAGGGTGATTGGAATATTTGGATTTATCTTGCTGGTCGCGGTGCTGGAAAAACAAGAGCAGCGGCTGAGTGGGTAAGAGAAACAGCAAAGTATACAAACACTGGTCAAAGACGTTTTGCACTTGTTGCTCGTACTGCAGCAGATGTACGTGACGTTCTTGTTGAAGGTGAATCAGGAATTATGAATGTGACTCCACCAAGTGAGCGTCCATTATATGAACCATCTAAACGTCGTTTAACTTGGCCTAATGGAAATACGGCTACCTGTTTTACAGCAGATGAGCCAGACTCACTTCGTGGTCCGCAATTCACCCACGCTTGGGGGGATGAAGTAGCTGCATGGCGCCAGACTCCAGATGCTGCTGGTATGACTGCTTTTGATAACTTACGTGTTGGAACTCGTTTAGGTGCTAATCCACAAATTATGATTACAACAACTCCAAAGCGTGTATCACTTCTTTATTCTTTATTAGAAGAAGAAAAGAAAGGTAGTAAAGTTGTTGTTACTAGAGGATCTACTATGGACAACTCTGGAAACTTAAGCTCTGCATATTTAGACACAATTTTGGGAGTGTATGAAGGAACAAGATTAGCAAAGCAGGAACTTTATGGAGAGATGCTTGATTCTATTGAAGGTGCACTATGGACAATAGAGATGATAAGTAAGGCTAGACAAAATGTTTTACCACCACACACTCCTTTAAGAGTTATTGGAGTTGACCCATCCGTAGCGGAGAACCCACGAGATGCTTGTGGAATTGTTGTAGTTGCATCAACTGCAGATAGAGATTTATATAAACGTCACGCTTGGGTTTTAGAGGATGCAACTATTCATGGTTCTCCTGAAGTTTGGGCAAATAAAGTTGTAGAGATGGCTAGGCGTTGGGGAGCACCAGTTGTAGCAGAGGTAAATCAGGGTGGAGCCTTAGTTACTAATGCTATTAATGCTATTGACCCAAATGTAAAAGTATTTGAAGTTCACTCTAAACATGGAAAACAACTTAGAGCAGAGCCAGTAGTTCTTGCATATGAACAAGAAAGAGTTCACCATATTGGATACATTGCAGAGTTAGAAGATCAAATGACTGCATGGATTCCTGGTGAAGGAAAATCTCCAGATAGAGTAGATGCTCTAGTTCATGCTTTAACGGCTCTACTTATTAAACCACCTAAAGGATTTATTGGTGGAAAATTAACCGCAAAATCTCCCGCCGCCAGAAGACTTCCAAGTTTTAGAGGAGGTATGGGTGGTAGAGGTGGTGGATCTAGGGTTTTTAAGGCTAACTAATAAATCTATCTAAAACTAGTTGTATTAATGTGACCATTTGCTGGATTTAGATTTGGATTATTTACCCAAAAATCAACCTGTATTTGACGCATAGATTGGTTTGAAAAAAGAATAAGAAATAAGGATGCTATAAGTATAGATAAAAAGGTGTCTATATTTAATTTTTTAGTTATATATTTCATTTTTTAAAATTAGACTGCGTACCTAACAATAACTAAACCGCTACCACCAGCGCCTCCTGTTGCATTTACAGTTCCCATACCGCTTGCATAACTAGCCGCACCACCACCACCGCCTGTGTTCGCGGTTCCTGATACACCAGCAGAGTTACTGCCAGCACTGCCACCGCCACCTGAGCCGCCTGTACCTGGAGTTCCGTTTGCGTATACTCCTCCGCCTCCGCCACCTGCGTAATAACCACTTACTCCAGTAGAGGTTGCACTTGCGTAAGTTGAATATGTATTTATGCCAGCACCACCGTTACCACCATTATCGGTTGTTGAGTTTCCACCAGCGGCGCCAGCACCTCCGCCTCCACCAGTACCATTGACTGCTATCGCACTTCCACCGCTATTTCCTTGCCCTGATGTTGGAGAACCACCAGCAGTTCCAGCACCTCCTCCGCCTGAACCACCGTTACCACCAGCAAGTGCACCACCTGCTACATATCTATTTACGCCGTAACCACCACCGACTACTGTAGTTAAACTACCAAATCGAGAATTAGTACCCGAAGTACCATTATTTGTATTGGCTGTTCCGCCAGCGCCACCAGCGCCAACAGTTACGGTATATCCTGCATTTGCTGTAAGACTTTCAGATGCAAAATTTAATAAACCTCCAGCGCCACCACCTGATGACCCTGCGTATCCTGAGGATATATAACCAGCAGCACCACCACCACCTGCGATTACCAAAACATCAACAGTTAAAGCCTCGGACGGAGTAAGAGTAAAGGATCCAGTCGATGTAAATGCGTGATAAAAATATCCACTAGCAAAACTAATTGTTCCACCACTTGCTTTAGGAGAACCTGTATAAAAAGAACTTGATGAATTAAATGTGTGAATTGTATTTCCACCAGATGTTGTTACAGTTCCGCCATATGCTTTTTGCTCAGTTCCCGCGTAGCGTGCAATTACAACTCCTGAGCCGCCGTTGCCACTATTACCTGTAGAACTACCGCCTCCACCGCCACCTGTATTAGCGGTTCCAGCACTTCCTACAGTTCCGCCGCCACCTGTTCCTGCAGTACCACCACTACTTGTTCCAGTAGATGCACCACCGCCAGCGTAAGTAACTGATGAACCACTTATTGATGTTGCTCTACCATCACCACCTGAACCACCTGCGCCACTTGCGCCATTAGTTCCAACTGCGCTAGCGCCACCGCCACCACCGCCAGATGCTGTACTTCCACCTGTACCTGAAGCATTACCACCTGCAAAACCTTGACCAGCAGGAGAAGCAGCACCGCCTGTGCCGTGAGGTGTATAGCCTGAACCGCCTGTACCGCCACCACCTGAACCGCCAGCATTGCCATTTTGTGTTATGTTTGGGGCAATCCAATCTGCACCGCTACCACCGCCAGTTGAAGTAATTGTTGCAAAAACTGAATTATTACCATTGGCAACAACAACACCACCAGCACCACCTGCACCAACCGTAACTGTGTGATTAGTATTCAAAGATAAAGTTAAAGCAGATTCTAAAGAACCACTACCGCCAGTAGCAGTAACTGTAGAGCGCATACCACCTGCTCCACCACCACCGCCACCATTTGGATTGCCACCAGAATAGCCTCCGCTACCACCACCAGCAACAACTAAATAATCAACAGCAAGACCTAAGAATGATTTAGTGTTTTGTGAGGCTTGCGTTCCTAGAATGGGCATGAGGCTCCTAAAAGTATTTACTAATTATATCGTGAATTTGAAATCTGTTTTTTCGCGCTCTCGTTCCCTAAAAGGAATCGGAGATATAGGTAGTAAATTTAAAACTGGTTAAGGTTGAGTTTGCTCTATCCAACTAAGGGAGTCTTCATCCCAAGTGTAAAATTTGTCATCTTCTGGTCTTGGAGTTGGAGCTTCCCAGAAAGAACCTGATCGGATCCAAGAAGGAAAAGGTTGTGGAGAGATAAAAACATTGTTCACTGTATCGTATATCCCACCAATAACTGCCCAGTTGGGGTAAGAAGTTACTTTACACATTTTATTTAAATGAACACCGTAATAAGTTTCCCAGTCTGAAACTCCGTTTACCAACTCTCCTGGCTCTCGTCCTACAATTATATTTATAACAAAATTGTTTTCATCTAGGATAGCGTAGCGTGCCATTATGCTGCCCAACTTATATTATCGGAGCCAGCTGTAAATGTAAAAACTAAAGTAGAACCATCAGTAGTTTTTGTATAAACTAGTCCGCCACCAATTGTTGGATCCTTATAAGTGTCACTATATCTCACAATAACCACTCCATCTCTTCCCCAACATGGGGTATATGGTGAAGGAATTCCAAATTGGTCGTTACCTTGTCTTCCGCCACCACCACCACCAGTGTTAACTCCAGTCCTTGCACCAGCACCTGAACCACCGCCAGTACTACCGCCCTTGCCATATTCTACCGAGTTATAAGTAATTCCTGCACCACCTGTTGCACTAGTTGAAGCAGCACCAGCACCGCCACCACCACCGCCATTGCCGTCATTACCATTACCAGATGCTCCACCTTGACCATAATTTGGATACGCCCAAGTTGCATAAATACCGCCGCGGGCATTGCTACCAAGTCTTGTACTAGCGCCGCCGCTATATGCAAAAGGTGGACCATTACCAACTGGAGCATTTGTTCCACCTGCACCAATACTAATTGAATAGTTAGTATTTGTAGTTATAGAGAAACTATTATTAACTAAAACTTCACCACCACCTCCGCCGCCTCCGCCTGCACTTGTATACTGACCACAACCGCCACCGCCTACTCCCATTGTTGAAACTGTACTAGGCGCTGGTTTTTCTGGAGTAACTGAAGTAGACGTACTTGAAGAAGACGAAGTTCCATTTGCGTTTGTTGCAGTAATTGTAAATGTATAAGTAGTTCCTGCAACAAATGAACCAGTAACAGTTAGTGGAGTAGAAGTACCTGACGTAGTTAAGGCAATAGAAGGAGAGGAGGTAGTTGTGTAAGAGGTAATTGGAAGTTTGCTATCAGGAGCGGTGAAAGGAATTGAAACTGTTGTTGAGTTGGTTAAAGTTGGTGTTCCTATAGTTGGAGTGGCTGGGGCTGCTTTTGCACCTGAAGATTGAGAACCAAGAATTGGCACGGGAATCCTTTGTTAGATGCTTAATTATACCTTGCTTTGAAAATACGTTTCTTCGCGCTCTCATTCCGTAAGAGGCAGAGGAGGAGGATGAGATTAGGGGGAGGGGTGTTTTTTGAGTTTGGATTTACGGTAGGTTTCTTGTCTACAAAGTTTGCAAAGTTTGTAGCCATCTTTAATAATAGTGTTTTCTTTACTACGTTCATGTCCGTGTTTACAGTAAGGATTTTGACTAGGTCTACCAACTATCTTATTTATAGGGGTATTTAGACCTCTTTTAAAGGCATCTAGATTGTTTTGTCTAGCAGTTCCCATGGCTAAATGATGAGGATTAACGCAAACTTTATTGTCACAGAGATGCATAATTTGTAGATTACGTGGGGATAGAGTGTCATTATTTTTATGTATAGCCCAAGATATTTTATGAGCACTTATTAATTTACCTTTGCTATATGAAAAAGCCCCGTACCCACTGCTAGTTATAGCAGCAAACCAAAGCCAGCAATCTTCATCTTCATCGACATAGACTTTATCCCAGAAGCGAGCATCTTTTTCTTTAGTCCATTTAAGTTTCATATTTACCTAGAAAATCTAGCGGCAACAGACCAATCTACTTCTCCAGAAGGAACGGCTCTAGGAATTAAAGAACGTCCGCCAACTGTAGCCTGGGAACCCGAGCCTACGATGCTTAGGTTTCTATCCATAAGTTTTCTATGGAATGCAATCTGAGTAAGAGGTCTCTCTCCACGATCTTCACTCCATGCTCTGTAAACAGTGTAAAGTGTTTTAACAGATAAAGTAGATCCTGCATTTTCATTAGTTTCTTCGTTTAAGAACAAACCAATTCTGTCTTCATTTTTTCTATAGATCTCAGCCGCATCGCTAACAACCCGACACCAACCAAGACCATCTTTAGATCCAGAGCCTAAAATTTTAATTGCTCCTTCTACTGCCCATGCAAGAACAGCACTTAGTGCACCGTCTGGATCAAATATGTACTCTTTTAACTCTGGATCTGGACTTTCTGGAACATGTAAAAACGGTACTGGTCTAATACGTCTCCACATAGCATCATCACTAATTACTGGTCTGTGGTTAGTACTTACCCAAAGTTTTGCACGAGAGCTAAAAGTAAAAGGTTTCTCACCAGGAGAGCGAGCAGAGATTTCAGAAGAACCAGTTAACTTCTTAACTGAGTTTTCTTTTAATCTTTCAGACTCAGGTAATTCATCTACCCAAACCATTCGACGTCCACGCAACTCAGCCCAGTGGTAGAGATCTTGGCTATTTGCTCTGCCATCATTTTGTGCAAGAATACTTGAGTCTAAAGGCCAAGCATATTGTTGAGTACCTAAACATTTAACTAATGCTTCAACAAATGTATTTTTACCAGAGCCAGCAGGACCATAAACTAAAAACATAACATCATATTTTCTAGAACCAGTCAAAGAGTATCCAGCCGCACGTTGTAGCCACTCTTGAAACTCTTTATCTCCACCAGTAGCAAAGTCTAAGAATTGTTCCCAACGAACATTTCTTTGACCAACAATATATCCAACTGGCGCTCTTCTAGTTATAAATAGGTCAGGACGATTCTTTAACAACTCTCCTGTTTTAAGATCAACAACACCATTCATTACACCTAGTAGGTTTTCATCCTTATCCCACTCCTCTACATGTCTATTAATTCTAGGATCAGAGTTACCTGCTTCAATTGCAGAACGCAGACGACTAATCGATCTACTCTGTGTAGACCACTTTTGAAGTTCTACTTGTCGAGAAGCCTCTTCTTCTGTAAATTTACTAGGATGTTTTTTAGGAGTTTCACTCATAATAAGAGTGGGAAGCATTTTAGATAACTCTTTTACTTCTAAACCTTCAGCATCTGGCTTCCAGTACCCGTTATTCCAATGAAACCAACCTAAGCCAGGTGTATACCTAATTACATCTTTAAAAGTATCTATTAATCTACGACCGTTTCCAATATCTGTAAAACTTCGCTTATCTTCTTGCCCACCATCTTCAATAGAAATAGCATCTACATCAAGAGGTATATCTAAATTTTTAGCAGATAAAACTTGATCATTTCCATAACCATCTTCAATAGAAGAAATTATTGCATTATTTCTATCACTATTAGCAGGCGGATGAACAACTCCTAAAATTGGTTTTATTTTTTCTAAAGAAGTTCCTCCTAAAGATGCTCTAGTTTCTTTTTGAGAACCTTCTGCCCATTCTTTGTGACCAGGAGGTAAAAGCCTATCTAGTTTAGGATTTTTTAAAACAAAATCAATTGCACGTCTAGTGTGCATCATTACGCTATTAGTTCCTTCAAGTGGTAGAGGGGGTCTAACTTGTTCGGCATTAAAACGAATCATTAAAGATTCAACAGCAAGACGACCTGCTTCAGTATCTACTGGAAATTTATTTGCAAGAGAGCAAGCAAGTGCATAAAGATCAATAGCACGACTACCTTCATCAATACCTTCTTTAAGAATTTTATTAACATCAATTGTTGGATCATAGTTTCCTATATCTCCAACCATTGCAGACCAGTCTCCAAGACCAACACTGGTTCCACTAGATTTCCTTGATCTTTTTCTTAAAACATTAAGTAACTCTTCTGGAGCCTCAGCCATCTCCATTTCATGAGGACCTTTACCTTTTACCCATTCATAGCAGTGACCTGAGAAGTGTCTAGAAGGTGCAATAAGAACATAACCATTATGTTTGATATCCACGCCTTTTAAGCCTTGTTTATTTAGATTTCCAACTAACTCTTCTGACTCACTGCACTTATAAAATAAGTGACGACCACGCATGGCTTTTCCATTACCGATTGTGTACTCACCAGTTATTGCTTCAACAGTTGATGGAAGTGCGCCTTCAAGTAAGGCTTCAAATTTTTCAAATGATTCTGGGCCACCAGAGCGAGGATCAATATCAATTACTAAAAATCCACTAGGACGGCAGAAGACTCCAATGTTGTAATCAGGTTCAGAAGACCACCACTCAGAAATTTTATCTACATCAGATGTAGCAGATGCGTTCCACTGGGCTATTGCTGGGTGTTTACCAGTGTCTTTTGGCTCTGCGTGTGAAGAGTTACAACTACATCTTCCATTGGCTATTCCATAACATGGAAGAATTTTCCAACCTTGTTCTGCATACCATTTTGCACCTGGTGCAAGTCTGCCGTTTGCGTACTCCCATGTACTCATTTTGACCTACTTACATAAGCAGTTTCTAAAACAACTGGTAATAAAGAAAACCACTTATCCGCATCTTCAATAAGAATATAAACTCTTTCTCTACCAGTTTCAGTAGTTGTTTTAATTGCATTTAATTCACCAAGCCATACAGCTCTGGCAACAACTCTAGAGGGTATTCCGTATCGCAGGGCAACGGCTCTTATGCTTAGTCTTTTTTGTCCTTGTATCAAAGCCACCGCTCCTTCTTTATGTAAATCGTTGACGAACTATAGAGCAAGTTTTGATAAATATGAACCATTTACGCAATATTGAAACTATAGAGTTTTTGTGGCGAAAAGGGAAGAGACTCGCCAATATAAAAAATAAGATCTTTAAATATATGTCAAAATTAGACCATTAGTCAAAAGTCACTATGACATTAGTCAGATAGGTGCTCCCTTCATATGTTCAACGGTACTCAAGTTTGGTATGAAATAGTAGGTATAACAGGAGCAATCTCAGCGCTTTGTATTTTTCTATATTCAGTTTATAAAATAGCAAAAAGGATAGACGCAGCAATTGGGGTAGATGGGGAAGGTAGAACTCTATCAGATAGAATGGATAAGGTCGAGTATCAACTTTGGCCAAACGGGGGTCAGTCTATGGCTGACAGAGTTAACTCGATAGATAAAACTAATAATCAAATGATGACAGAGGTTCAAATTATTAAAGAACTTGTTCTTGGAATGATAGATACAACTCAGCAAGCATCTGTAGAGGCAAAAAAGAACAACCTAGCCTAAAGGCAAAATTAGACAAAAAGGTAAAAAAAGTCTAAAAGGACACGCTGGAAAAAAGTTTGCTTAGGTGCTACTAAAAAGTAATATTTACCGTTAAAGTACCCGTATGAAAGCAGTGTTTAGTTATCTAAACACTTACATACGAATGAGAAGGGTACTTTATAGTGAGCCTATCTGAGAAGTTAAAAACAGCAACTAAATCCGAAACAGGTCTTCCTTGCGGAGTCTCTAGATTACTAGCCACGGTAAGTGATGAAGATCGAGAGGCTTTAGAAATAATTTTTTCTACTAAAGCTGGCAACGGATCTGTATCTAATCTAAAGATTCATGAAATTATATCTAGTGAAGGTCATAATATTGCATTTGCTTCAGTAAGACTTCACAGAGCAAGAGCCTGTAGATGCTATATAGGAAAGACTAATCAATTAAAAAAACATTTAAACAGTAAGTTAGAAAAAATTAATGAGTGAGTCGATAGCTGAAAAGCTAGCCGCACTTATATCCCCTGGAGAATCAGGCTCGGATATAAGAAAAAATAACACGCCAGAAGCATGGCGCCCTCGCATGGAGATAGATGAGGCTGGCGGGTACTTAGTTTCTATCCCTAGATCAGAAGGAAACCTGCCAGATGCGATAGAGATTTTAAAAGAGTTTAATTTAGATCCCAAAGACTGGATTGTTAGATCAGTTCGTAGATCTAGATGGCAAAGATACGATGGCGAGTGGTTAGAGTCGGCAAGAATAAATGTAGTTGCAGCAGAGATGATAAGAAAAGAAAATGATTTAGATTTAGAAAAACTTATAGAAGACATAAAAAAATGGAGACCTGCTGCTAGAGAAATAAAAGCAACAGGAGAGTTTGCTTTTGTATTTGCTCCCAGTGATCAACAAATTGGTAAAAAAGGTAGTGGCGGCGGGACTTTAGAGTCTGTAGCAAGAATTCATCAAACCACCGAGGGCGGGATTCATAGATTAAAAGAGTTGCGTAAGATAGGTAGAAGCCTAGGAACAACAGTTATTGCATTGTTAGGAGATCATGTAGAGGGAAATGTTTCCCAGCACGGAAAATTACAAAGTCAGGCTGCTTCAGATCTAGGACTAACGGAGCAGACAAGAGTTGCTCGTAGACTATTAATGTCTCAAATAAAAGCATTTGCTGAGATATCAGATCGAGTAGTTGTGCCAGTAGTTAATGGAAACCATGATGAGGTAACTAGGCAAGTAGTTGCTAATCCAGCAGATGGTTGGAACACCGAGATTGCTAGCGCTGTGCAGGACGCTTGCGCAGAGAATGAAAACTTAGCCCACGTTGAGTTTAGATATCCAGAAAGTGATCATCAAACTTTAGCAATAAATATAAATGGAACTATGCTTGGTTTATTTCATGGTCATCAATCTAGAGATCCAATTAAATATCTTTCAGGTCAAGCAGCAGGACAGACCGCTCTTGGAAATTGCGATGTTTGGTTATCTGGTCATTATCACCATTTTAAAAGCATGGATATAGGTCCTAGATTTTGGGCGCAATGTCCGACTCTAGATCCTGGCTCTGCCTGGTTTAGAGATAGAACAGGGCTTGAGTCTCCTGCTGGAGTTTTAACAATGGTAATTGGAGAAGGCTATGACCCTCGTAGAGATATAAGCATTATCCCAGCTAGCAGGTAGAAAAATGCTCTATAATAAAGACAACTTTATAAGCACTTTTTAATAAAATAAAAAAGTAAGAGTGTTAAAAATCTTGTAGAATATAGAAAGACCTATCTAGTTCTACCTCGTTCAGACGTGTTCGAGTGATAGTATTTTGGAGATTTAATGCCATATCCAGCGGATGTATCCACTAGAACGATCACGGGCAGCTTCACGAATACAAATGGAAGCGCTGCCGCTGGAATAGTAACTTTTACACCTTCTGGCAGAATTTTAGATGCTAATGATGCAGTAATTATTAGTGACCCACAGGCAGAAACTTTAAATGCTTCTGGTGCATTTTCAATCACACTTCCATGTACAGATGATAGAGATCTATCTCCAATTGGGTGGTATTACACAGCGACAGTAAGAATTTCAGGGGCTAGGGCTTATAGTTTTAAATTTTATTTATTAACTGGCGTAAATAGTGTTAATTTCTCTAACTTAGACAGAGTAGCCCCAGTATCAAATTCTCAAGGAGCATTTGCTTCATCTAGAGGACCAGTTGGTCCACAAGGTAATACAGGTCCAACAGGTGTAACAGGAAGAACTGGTTCAACTGGTGCAGGTCCAACTGGTGCAACAGGACCGACGGGTCCTGCTGGCGCACCTACTGGTGCAACAGGTGCAACAGGTGGAACTGGACCTACTGGAAACACTGGTGTAACTGGAAATACTGGTGCTGCTGGAACATCTATAAATGTTCGTGGAAGTGTTGCAGCAACTGGTAATTTACCATCAAGTGGTAACGCAGTTAATGATGCATACATTGTTAATGCTGATGGTGACTTATATGTTTGGGGCGGATCTAGTTGGAGCAGTGTAGGACAAATTGTTGGTCCTTCTGGTGCAACGGGAGCAACTGGTGCAACTGGTTCAGGTCAAACTGGTGCGACTGGACCTACAGGATTAACAGGTGTAACAGGTGCTACTGGTGCAGGTCAAACTGGTGCAACTGGTAATACAGGAAGTACAGGTTCAACTGGACCAACTGGTACAGGTAACACTGGTGCAACTGGTGCTACTGGTGCTGGCGCAACGGGAGCAACTGGAGCAACTGGTGCAAGTGTTACTGGTAATACAGGTGTAACTGGTAATACTGGTGTAACTGGAAATACTGGTGTAACAGGATTAAATGGTGCAACTGGTGCAACTGGTGCAACTGGTGCTGACTCAACTGTTGCAGGACCTACGGGTGCGGTTGGTGGAACAGGTGCTACTGGTGCGAGTGTTACTGGGCAAACTGGTGCACAAGGAAATACTGGTGCGCAAGGTAATACTGGTGTAACTGGTCAAACAGGTGTAAGTGTTACTGGAAATACTGGAGCAACGGGACAAACTGGAGCAGTTGGTAATACAGGAGCAACTGGATTAACAGGTGTAACGGGAGCAACTGGTGCAAGTGTTACTGGAAATACTGGACCTACTGGTGCTAACTCAACTGTTGCTGGTAATACAGGTGCAACTGGTGCAACTGGTGCAAGTGTTACTGGACAAACTGGTGCTACAGGACAAACGGGTGCGGTTGGTAATACTGGTGTAACTGGTGCTACTGGAGCAACTGGTGCAAGTATTACTGGTAATACGGGTGTGACTGGTGCTGACTCAACTGTTGCAGGACCTACGGGTGCGCAAGGTAATACAGGTGTAACGGGTGCAGTTGGCGCAACTGGTGCGAGTGTTACTGGTAATACAGGTGTAACTGGAGTAACTGGTGCTGGTGTAACAGGTGCTACAGGACCTACGGGACCAGCAGGCGCTGGGTCATCTGTTTATATTGAAAGATATCAAGTACAAAGCACTTCTGGTGAAGAATTTTATCTACATTCATACGATGTTGACCAAAAATCAGCGCTTACATGGAGTCGTTCTACTACAACATTAACAGTTACATCTACTTCCCATGGGCTAACAACTGGAGATAGAGTAATTATTAGAAATACAAATATTTCAGGCGCTCAATCTTTAACAGTAACAGTTTCAGACTCTAATACATTTACTGTGACTGTAGGTAATACAGGTAGTAGCAATGGGTCTTCTGGAAGTTATTCAAGAGGATTTAACATGGCTAGAGTTACATCAACAGTTACTTTATACGCTCCTTCTGGAACAAACACCGTTACTCTTCTAGGAGGCTCTATGAGGCTTCCTTCTAGCGTTGCTTCTCCACTTATATTTAATTATGCAGCAGTTGGTTTAAACTCTAGTGATAATGATAGATATCCACCGCAGATATTTGCTTGGCGTGAAGACACTTACGCAATGGTTACGCCTAACTCTAGTATATATTCAATTATTGGTGGAGTAACTTATAATCAAATATCTTTAGGAATGCCTGCTGCTAATAGACTTATTAGATTTAATTTTAACTAAGGAGGGGCTAAAAAGTGAAACCATTATCAGGTAGATTTTCAGTATCCTCTGTAACAGAATATAGTGCTGGAGTTTATACTTTAGTTGGAACTTTTATCGATGAGTCTGGATTATATGGTCCTGCAGATATAGCAGTAGGTCAACGTGTTTATTTATACGATAACAATGCTGGAGCAATTAGATATGAAATAACAACTGTAGTAAATGACGCATCTAATCCTATAACAATAAGAGTTACTTGGGACTCCGCTGGAAGTGCCATAGAGCCTGGTGCTGCCGTTGGAGTGATTTTAGCTGTAACTGATAATTTAACACTTCCAGAACAACCTTCTTTTACTCAGCAGAGTATAGAAGAATTATTAACAGCTGGAATTATTGCTGAGACATATAGAGAACAATTAGATTCTATACAAGGAGCAACTGGGTCTTTAGGGGATTACGTTCCTCTTACTCAAAAAGGTGCAGCAAGTGGTGTTGCTGAGTTAGATTCTAATGCAAAAATTAAAATTTCCCAACTGCCTGGGCTATCAATATCTGATTCATACCCAGTTGCTAGCGAGACAGCAATGCTTGAGTTATCAGTTGAGCGTGGGGATCTTGCAATTCGTTCAGATATAAATAAAACATTTGTATTTGCTTACGATCCATTCTCAATAACAAATAAAGTATTATCAGGAAACGTTGCAACTTTAACATCTTCAGCAAGTCATAATTTAACAGTTGGAGATACGGTAGTTGTTAGTGGTGTAGATGCCACATTTAATGGAACTTATACAGTAACTGTTACTGGAACTGCAACTACTTTTAGTTATGCAAAAACAGCATCAAATGTTTCATCAGTTGTTGTTTCCCCAGCGGGATCAATGGTTCAAAAAGATAATTGGCTTGAACTTCTTAGTCCTACAGCAGGTGGAGCAACTGGTGCTACAGGTGCAACAGGACAGACTGGCGCTACTGGTTTAACTGGTAACACAGGAGCAACAGGATTAACTGGTGCAACAGGAAACACTGGTGCAACAGGATTAACTGGTGTAGCTGGGAATACTGGAGCAACTGGTGCAACAGGTGCTGATGGAATCAGTGCATTCTCTTGGACATATAAGATAGATTTAACAAATAATGGAGATAGAGATCCAACCAATGATTATGTAGGATTTGTAACGCTACCGTTTACAACAAGCAGTCAAATTGTAGTAGATGACAATCCTTACGGAATAAATACAACACTTCATGATTTATTTTTAAGTATGCAAAGTGGTTACTTAACTTTAACAAGTCAAAGTAATCCTGGAACTTATGCTACTTACCAGTTTACTTCTTGCGTAGATGGCACAGTTACAAATGAAACTGTAGATGGAAGTTATGTAATATTTAACGTATCTTCGCATACAGGGTATGGATCATTTTCTCATGATGATCTAGTAACACTGTCTATCTCATTAAAAGGCTCAGCAGGCTTAACTGGTAATACTGGTGCAACTGGTGCAAGTGTTACTGGACAGACCGGTGCGACTGGACAAACGGGTGCAACGGGTGTAACTGGCTTAACAGGTGTAACTGGAAATACTGGAGTTACTGGTGCAAATGGTCAAACAGGTGCAACTGGTGTAACTGGCTTAACGGGTGCTACTGGTGCAACTGGAAACACTGGAGCAAATGGAAATACTGGAGCAACTGGAGAGAGTGGAGTATTTTCTACAGCAGAAGATGTAGCACCTACAGGAGCAGTTACAGGTGATGTTTGGTTTGACCCAGCAAATGGAATGATGTTTGTTTATTATGATGGTTTTTGGTTACAAGCATCTAGCAATGCTATCGGAGATGTGGGTTCTACTGGTGCTACTGGAGCAACTGGTGCGAGTGTAACTGGGCAAACAGGTGTAACAGGTAATACGGGTGTAACTGGTAATACGGGTGTAACAGGTGTAACAGGTGCAACTGGTCAAACAGGTGCTAATGGTAATACTGGTGCTACAGGATTAACTGGTGCAAATGGAAATACTGGAGCAACAGGAGCAAGTGTTACTGGACAGACTGGTGCTACAGGTGTAAGCGTTACTGGTAATACGGGTGTAACTGGTAATACAGGAGCAACTGGAAATACTGGAGCAACAGGTCCGCAAGGAACATCAATTGATTTTAAGGGAAGCGTTGCTGTTACTGGATCTCTGCCAACTGGAGCAAATGATGTAAATGATGCTTACATAGTTGATGCAGATGGTGACTTATATGTTTGGAATGGTTCAGCGTGGAGTAGCGTAGGACAAATTGTTGGTCCTCAAGGATCAACAGGTAATACTGGTGCAAGTATTACTGGAAATACTGGAGCAACTGGTGTAACTGGTGCTACTGGAGCAACTGGTGCTACTGGTGATGCATTTGGAATTTATTATTTAGGAAACTATAACCCATCATCTGGTTACGTGCCAGACATTGCAGTAGTAAGAGGCTCAGATGGACAACTTTATCTTGCTAAAGCGAGTGGTCAACTAGGCGACCCAATTAATTATTTAAGCAATGCACAGTGGGAAATCTGGATACCTAAAGGTCCTACTGGTCCAACAGGAAATACTGGTGCTACTGGAGCAACTGGTGCAACTGGATTAACTGGTGCTACGGGTGCTACAGGAAATACTGGAGCAACAGGACAGACTGGTGCTAATGGAAATACTGGTGTAACTGGTGCTACAGGATTAACTGGTGCAACTGGTGAAACAGGAGTTTCAGGTGGAATAACTTTAACTGTCACTAACTCTGGGGCTTCTGCTTACACAATAAATGGATCTAATAATCCAACTCTTTCCTTTATTCGTGGTCATCGTTATGTTATTAATGTTAATGCCTCTGGTCATCCGTTTTGGATTCAAACAGTTTCAGGAGCCTATAGTTCAGGAAATATTTACAACACTGGCGTAACAAACAATGGCGCAGCAGTTGGGACTATTATTTTTGAAGTTCCTTTTAATGCCCCTCAACTTTATTATGTATGTCAGTTCCACTCATCAATGGCTGGTTCTATAACAGTATCTGATTTAGGTCCAACAGGATCTACTGGTGTTACTGGGCAAACTGGTGCTACAGGACAAACGGGTGCAAGTGTTACTGGAAACACTGGAGTAACTGGTAATACAGGTGCAACGGGTGCATCTTCAGTATATGCAATTAACACTCAAACAGCATCTTATACTGCAGTATATTCAGATTCATCAGCAATAGTAAGGATGAATGTTGCATCGCCAAATACATTTAGTATCCCAGTCTCTACCAGCCCAACGGATTTTGAAATTGGTTCATCAATTACAGTTTGGCAGATGGGTTCTGGTCAAACAACTATTCAAGCAACAACTTCTGGAACTACAACAATAGAGTCAACAGGAGCTTCATCTGCCGCACCAAAATTAAGGGCTCAATATAGTTCAGCCGTAATAGTTAAAATGGCGGCAAATTTATGGTATGTGGCTGGAGATGTGGTTTGATTGCGTCATCTTGTAGGAGTATTTTCCTCTGAAATATCAAAAAGAACATTTGTAAGTGGGGGGACACTTTCATCTGATTCGACTTATTATTACCGAGTATTTACTAGTACAAGTGATTTAACAATAACTGGATCAAGTATATCTGTTGAATATTTAGTTATTGCTGGCGGCGGAGGTGGTGGAAGTGGTGGTGGCGGCGGCGGTGCTGGTGGAGTTCGTTCTAGTACTGCAACTCTTTCAGCAGGATCATATAATGCAACTATTGGCGCAGGAGGTGGCTACAGTTCTGGAAGCCCATCTTCATTTAATTCTTTAAATACATCAGGTGGCGGCCGTGGCGCAGAGTATGCTAGCGCTGGTGGTAACGGTGGCTCTGGTGGTGGTGGTAGAGGTTGGTATGGAGCAAACCAAGCAGCAGGTTCTGGTAACTCTGGTTCATACTCTCCAGTAGAAGGTTATGCAGGTGGAGCTTACGCATCACAGGGTAATGGTGGCGGCGGCGGAGCAGGTGCAGTTGGTAGTGCAGCAAGTGGCAATAATGGTGGCGCAGGTGGAAGTGGAACTTCTGCATATTCAACATGGTTATCTGCTATTAGTTCGGTAATGAGTGGAATAGGAGGATTTTTTAATTTAACTTGGCAACAAGCAACATCTTCTGGATATATTGCTGGTGGCGGAGGAGGAGGAAGCGTAAATAGCTCAAACTCTGCATCAAGAGGTTCAGGAGGAGGAGGAAACGGAAACTATTTTACATCTGCTGGAGATGCGTTAAATTTTTATCAATGTAGTGCAACTACAAATACAGGTTCAGGTGGTGGCGGAGGAGGAGGCGGTGTTCGTAGTTCTGATGGTCAAAGTTATGACTCAACAGGTGGAAATGGTGGCTCGGGGATAGTTGTAGTTAGATATCTAAAGTCTGCAGTATGAGAATAATTTTTAAAAAAATATTTTAATCACCTTTTTTTATCTAGGGTAAAATTGGTCTTGGGAATCATCCCACTCGAGTGAAATGAGATAAATCTATGCCAATTAACTTCCCAGACAGTCCGTCGTTAAATCAGACGTTCACTTCTGGAACAACAACTTGGCGTTGGAATGGCACAGTATGGCTAGTAGTTCGTGACTTTGCACCAACAGGTGCAACAGGTGCGACAGGTCAAACTGGTGCTAATGGACAGACTGGTGCACAGGGTAATACTGGTGTAACAGGACAAACAGGAGCAACTGGCGCTTCAGGTAACACTGGTTCAACTGGTGAAACAGGAGCACAGGGAAATACTGGAGCAACGGGACAAACTGGAGCAACTGGTCAAACTGGTGCTGTTGGTAATACAGGTGCAGTTGGTAATACTGGTGCTAATGGAAATACAGGAGCACAAGGTAATACTGGCCCAACTGGTATCACAGGACAGACTGGTCCAACTGGTCAAACTGGTGCAGTAGGTAACACAGGTGCAAACGGTAATACGGGTGCAACTGGTGATATTGGTGCAACTGGTGCAACTGGTGCACAAGGTAACTTTGGTGGTATTACTGTTGATTACAACTTTAGTACTAACACTACTGTTTCTGATCCAGGTTCTGGCAACGTAAAGTTCAACAACGCTAACGTATCTCTTGCGTCAAAGATGTCTATCGATGACGAAGATGGTAATGCAACAGATATTCAATCAATGCTACGCACAATTGATGACTCAACAAGCACAATTAAGGGTCACTTCCGCGTATCAAATAAAGCAGATTCTACAGATTTTGCTTTATTCACAATCAGCGCAGTTACAGAGCAGTCAGGCTTCTTTGAAGTAGATGTTGCTTATGTATCTGGCTCATCAACATCATTCTCAAATGGTGAAGATGTAATTATCACTTTTGCAAGAACAGGTGATGCTGGAGCACAAGGTAATACTGGAGCACAAGGTAATACTGGTGCTACAGGTATCACTGGTGCAACTGGTGCAGTAGGTAATACTGGAGCAACAGGCCCAACTGGTGAAGTTGGTAATACTGGTGCTACAGGTATCACTGGTGCTACAGGTGCTGTAGGTAATACAGGTGCTGTTGGTAATACAGGTGCAGTTGGTAATACTGGCGCACAAGGTAATACTGGTGTAACTGGTCAAACAGGTGCAGTTGGTAATACTGGTGCACAGGGTAATACTGGTGCTACTGGTTTAACTGGTGTAACTGGTGCGACTGGTAACACAGGTTCTAACGGAACATTTGCAACAACTGATGCAACACCTCCAACAAGCCCATCTCCTGTAACTGGAGATTCATGGTTTGATCCTACAAACGGTATCGTATTTGTTTACTACGACGGTTTCTGGGTTGAAGCAGTTGGTGGAAACGTAGGTCCTACAGGTATTACTGGTCCTACAGGTGCAGTTGGTAATACAGGTGCACAGGGTAACTTCGGTGGCGCAACATTTAAGTATGCGTTCGATACAAATACCGCAGACTCAGATCCAGGCGCAGGTGATGTCAAGTTCAGTAATGCGAACGTGTCACTAGCATCATACATGTACATCAATAAGACAGACGCAGATGCATCAGATATCTCGTCATTCTTAACAACTATTGATGATTCAACAAGCCCAATTAAGGGTCACTTAAAGCTAACAAACATCTCTAACTCCAACGATTATGCGTTATTTACAATTATAAATAACAGCATCACAAGTGGAGATTATTTCAAGGTGGCTGTTGCTTACGTATCAGGCTCAACGTCGTTCTCAGCGGCAGAGTCCGTTACGATTACGTTTGCTCGTACAGGTGACGCAGGTGCTAACGGTGCAACTGGTGCAACTGGTAATACAGGAGCAACTGGACCTACAGGTTCAAATGCAGTATTAACACTAACCATAAACGCACAATCTGGTACTACATACACACTTGCTGTTTCAGATGTTAATAAGCTCGTTGAGCTTAGCAACGCATCAGCAATTGCGTTAACAGTTCCAACAAACGCAGCAGTTGCTGGGTTTAACGTTGGAGACCAGATCAACCTTCTTCAAACAGGAGCAGGTCAGGTTACAGTCGGAGGAGCCTCGGTTACCATCAACGGTACACCAGGTCTAAAACTTCGTGCTCAATATTCATCTGCTACGCTGATCAAGCGTGCTACTGATACATGGGTACTTATCGGAGATCTTTCCGCATAACCTAAATATTAGGTAGAAATTGCCCATCTTTTTATAAAAGGTGGGCAGTTTCTTTTATATAGAAAGTTCAAATTTATAGTATAGTAGTCCTATCCTTTTGCTGAAGTAAGAGAGTCATATGCCTATAGATTTTCCTAATAGTCCTAGCGTAAATAGTACATTTACCTCTGGTAATACTACTTGGCGTTGGAACGGTACCGCATGGAAAGTAGTCCGTGATTTAGCCCCAACGGGTGCTACTGGTCAGACTGGACCTACGGGTGTAACTGGAAGTACTGGGCCTACTGGTATAACAGGTATAAATTGGCGAGCAGCCTTTGATTTTGTTGAATATAATGTCCGTGATGTAGTTCAATACAACGGCAGTACATATTTTTGTAACACATTTATTGCAAGTGGTGATATTGCTTCACACATTCCTGGTTCCTCTGCAAGGTGGGATTTACTTTCAGGTAAAGGTAGTACAGGACCTACAGGTCCAACAGGTGTAACTGGACAGACTGGTGTAACTGGAGATGACGGTCAATTTAGCGTAGCCGCAACAACTCCACCAGCATCCCCCGAAGTTGGGGATGCATGGTATGACTCTGCAAGTGGAAATTTATATGTTTATTATGATGGCTATTGGGTAGAGGCAGCCTCAGCAAATGATGGTCCGACTGGTAATACGGGTGCAACTGGAGCAGTTGGAAATACTGGTGTAACTGGTAATACAGGAGCGCAAGGTAATACTGGTGCAACAGGATTAACGGGAGCAACTGGTTTAACTGGTGCAACTGGAAATACGGGTGCAACAGGTATAACTGGAGATGATGGTCAATTCTCAACAGTTGCAACAACTCCACCTGCCGCACCTGAGGCGGGGGACGCATGGTATGACGCATCTTCAGGAAATGTTTATATTTATTATGATGGTTATTGGGTAGAGGCAGCGAGTGCTAATGATGGACCTACTGGAAATACAGGTCCTACAGGGCCAACTGGTGTTACAGGAAGCACTGGAGGTACTGGACCTACAGGACCTACTGGTACTGCAACTTTAACTAGATATCGTTTTGTAGCCGCAGGTGGTGAAACTGGAGTTTCTGGAGCAGATGCAAACTCAGTAACACTTGCATACACGGCAGGCTATGAGCAAGTATTTCTTAACGGTGTTTTACTTGTAAGAGGAACAGATTACACCGCAAGTAATGGCACCTCAATTGCTAGCCTTTCCGCTCTTGCTGTTAATGACATTGTTGAGATACTTGCAATTGGTGCCTATAACGTAGCAAACGCAGTTCTTTCAACTACAATTGATGCAAAAGGTGACTTACTTGTAGGTACTGCCGCTGACACAATTGGTAGACTTGCAGTAGGAACTAATGATTACTATCTAAAAGCTAACTCAGCGGCCACAGGTGGCCTTGAGTGGGCAGCAGTGACAGTACCATCAGCAGACAATGACCAACCAATACTAGCCGCACAAATATTCGGATAAGGAAAACAAAATGGCAACTTTTTCAAAAGTAAAACTTAGTGGTTCTACAGATGGTAAAGCCATCAAGGTTGTTCAAACTGCTACAGCAGGAACAACTATTCATACAGCACACGCAACAGCCCTTGATGAGATTTGGCTATATGCACATAACTCATCAGCAGCCACGGTAAAACTTACCCTTGAATGGGGAGAGGCTACTGCTCCAGATGGCAACATTGAAATTAATATTGGTGCCGAAGGTACAGGATTAGTTCTTGTATCTCCTGGACTCTTACTAACAAACTCACTAGTAGTTAAAGCATTTGCTGGAACTGCTAACGTAGTTACTCTTACAGGTTATGTGAACAGGATTGCTTAATGTCAAGATACGGACAAAGAAGTAGATTAACTGGGGGTGTTGGAGCCAACACTATTAACTATTGGTTTGGTGGAGGATTTGGCGGTAATATTCCTAGTGGAATTGTTGCAAGTGGTGGCGCTGAAGTTACAAGTGGTGGATATAAATATCACACCTTTACTAGTAATGGCAGTTTAGTAGTTACAACTGGTGGCGTTTGTGAAATCTTAACTATTGCTGGTGGCGGTGGCGGTATGTATGGAAAAACTGCTACATATGCAGGTGCGGGTGGTGGCGCAGGTGAAGTTAAACTTACCGATTCAAGAACAATTACAGCCGTTACATACACAATAACAGTTGGCGCAAACGGCGGCGGCGGCTCATTAGATGGAAATGGTGGAGATGGTTCTTCATCAAGTATGACTGGTAGTGGATTTACAACAATAACAACAACTGGTGGACAAGGCGGTCAATTTAATACTGGTAGTGGTGGTCAATCAGGAAATGGATTTGCTGGCGGAACAGGAGTTGGTGGAGGTTCAGAAGGCGGAGGTGGCGGGGGAGCCACAGGTGCAGGTGGGAATTGGCAAACCAGCGCGGCAGGTGCGGGTACTTCTGCTTATTCTGCTTGGGGTTTGGCAACAACAACTGGTGATAATGTTTCTGGAACTGTTTATTATGCTTCAGGTGGAACTGGTCAAGGTGGCACTCTGACTAATACAAAAGTCGCAGGTGGCGGTGGTTACCGTCCATCTAATAAAAACGCTTTAGTTAATACTGGCGGTGGCGGTGCGGGTGGAAATGATGGCGCAGGTAATGGCGGAAGTGGAATTGTAATTGTGAGGTACATAGTATGAGTTATTGGGCAGAAATTGATAAAAACAATAAAGTTTTAAGAGTATTAGTTGGAGATGATAATGATGCCAACGGTGATAAAGGTTATCAATGGTTATTAAATAATCTTGGTGGCACTTGGATTGAAACAAGTCAAGATGGTTCAATTAAAAAAAATTATGCAAATAAAGGTTATACCTATGATGCTACACGAGATGCTTTTATAGCACCTAAACCTTTTAACTCTTGGACATTAGATGAGGCTACTTGCCAATGGCAAGCACCTACTCCTATGCCTACAGTAGAGGATAAAGAATATTACTGGTCAGAAGATGACCTATCTTGGAAGGAGATAACAAATGACTAAAGCAAGAGACCTAGCAAACTTGGCTAGTACAGCCGCAACAACAACAGATGTTGACAACCTTCAGGTTGAAGACATCATGGATTCTAAATAACAACAACTAAGAGAAAGTAGTAACTAATGGCTACAGTATCAAAGGCTCTGTTCCGAGGAGCAGCAGCAACATCAAGCACGACCCTATACACAGTTCCAGCAAGCACAACTACGGTAGTTACAAATATAGCAGTAACTAACTCGGCAGCAACTTCTGCTACATTCACCATCACACTAGATGGTGTTGACCTATTTAAAGATGCAGCCATTGCTGCTAACACAACAGCATTGTTTGACCTTAAGCAGGTCCTTGCTACAACTAAAATTATTGCCGGTCTTGCATCAGCAGTTACAGTTAAGTTCCAAATTAGCGGAGTGGAGATTTCCTAATGGCATCAGCAGTATTTCCTTCTAAAGGTGGCATACCTTCTGGTAACACCGCTGCCCGCCCTGGTAGCCCTGTAATTGGTGATACCTATTACAATGGTACATTAGAACTTCTTGAAATTTATAATGGCACTACTTGGGTAGCATCTTCTGCCCCTCCATCAGTTCCAACTATTGCAACTCCAACCGATACTTCTTCTGGTGATGCTTATACATCTACTGCTGGTAAACTATCGGTTGTATTTACTCCTGGCACTGGTGGCAGTACGGCTACTCAATATAATGCTTATACAACTGCTGGTGGATTTAGTGCTTCAAGTTCTAGCACAACAGTTACTTTAACTGGATTAACTCCAGGAACTGCTTATACTGTATATGGTAATGCACAAAACAATTTTGGTACAACAACAAATACTGGCAATGCTAGTCCTGTTACTCCATCAACTAGACCACAGGCTCCAACTATTGGTACTGCTACTTTATCAGGTACAGATGTTGTAGTAACTTGGACACTTAATTCAAATGGTGGTAGTGCTCTTACTGCTATTACTATTACCCCATATATTGGTGCGACTGCTCAAACACCAGTAAACGCAGCAACAATAGGTTCAACAAGTCATACAGTTACTGGACTTTCACAAAATTCTTCTTATACTTTTAAAGTAAAAACAACAAACGCTAATGGAGATTCTCCTGAAAGTTCTGCCACTAGTTCGGTAACAATACCAATTTCAATTGATTATTTAATTGTTGCTGGTGGTGGTGGTAGCGGGTACAATGCCGAAGGCGGTGGTAAAGAATTTATTGGCGCAGGTGGCGCAGGTGGTTATAGATACTTTACTAGTCAGAGTGTTTCTTCTTCAACAAATTACACGGTTACAGTTGGAGCAGGTGGTGCTCCTGGTTCTAATGGTGGTAACTCTACTTTTAATACTACTTCTTCATCTGGTGGTGGACGAGGCGGTAATACTAGAGGCGCTGCTGGTGCATCAGGTGGCTCTGGTGGTGGTGCTGGTGATTATTCTTATGGTGGTGGCGCTGGTTCAGGAAATGCTGGAGGTTATTCACCAGTAGAAGGTTACGCTGGGTCATCTTCAATTCAAACCCCAACTGGTGGTAATGGCGCATATGATGGTGGAGCAGGCGGAGGTTCTGGTGGTGCAGCTTCACTGGCTGGTGCTAATGAATGTATTCCAGGACCTGGAACTGCTAATTCTATTACTGGCTCTTCAGTAACATATGCAGCAGGAGCAGCACCAACTTATGGTAATGGCGCAGCAAATACTGGAAATGGTGCTGGAACTACAAGTTCTACTCTTTTTGGTACAGGTGGTTCTGGTGTGGTTATTTTAAAATACATATCATCTCTTACCGCAACTTTTAGCGGTGGAGTTACACAAACAACTGCCACAAGTGGTGGTTATAAAATATCAACAGTTACAGCAGCAGGTGTCTCAGACACAGTAAGTTGGGCATAATGGCACATTACGCATATATAAATAGAGAAAATAATAAAGTAGAAATGGTTATAGTTGGTAAAGATGAAACTGAACTAATTGATGGTTTAACTCCTGAAGCATATTATGAACAAGGAACTCCACATATGGTTAGAAGAACATCTTACAATGGTAATATAAGAAAACGTATGGCTGGAGTTGATTATACATACGATGGTACCTTTGATGTATTTATTACACCTCAACCATATGCATCTTGGAAATTAAATTATACAACTTTTGATTGGGAAGCACCAGTTGCTAGACCAGCAGATGTTGAAGGTTTTAGATGGACTTGGTCTGAAATAAACAAAGAATGGATTAAGGTGGCAATCTAATGACTAAAGCAAGAGACCTAGCGAGTGCAGCACCGTGGTAATAATGGATAGACCCCCTTCTAGGGCTATAAATCCTTTAAAATTGCGCCTTAAAAAACCGTTTTTAAACTATCAACGCAGATAAGCACCTGCTATAATACCTAGGTAACCAGGAGGAAAAAATGCCAGCAATAGATTTTCCAAACTCCCCGTCCGTCAACGATACCCATACCGTTGGCAACCGTGTTTGGAAGTGGAACGGTACCGTTTGGGAGGTCGTTCGTTCGACTGTTCCTTACTCTACTGGGGCAACTGGTTCTACAGGGCCAACAGGTCCTACGGGCTCAACAGGGGCTACGGGTACTACAGGCTCAACAGTAACTGGACCAACAGGTGCTGCTAGCGCTATTTTGGCTATTAATAACGTAACTGGAACAACCTATACCTTACAAGCAGGAGATCTTAATGATCTTGTGACTTTAAGTAATGCTGCGGCAATTACTCTTACAATTCCTCCATCAGTATTTAGTGCTAATGATGTTGTTAACGTTTCTCAAACTGGAGCAGGTCAGGTTAGTTTTGCTCAAGGGGCTGGAGTAACTATTAACTCATCTGGTGCTACAGCAACTGCGCCTAAGTTAAGAGTTCAATACTCTTCAGCCGCAGTAATCTGCACAGCAAGTAATACGTTTTTAGTAGTAGGCGACATTTCCTAAGCTAATGCCAATTTTATTTGGCACTATTGCCTCATCCAACCAGCAGGCGCGAGCTGATACTGGAGTTATGTTCCCACTTGGTATGGTGCAGGTAGGTTCTGCTGGTCAGGCATATGTTGATTTTACTTCTATCCCTTCAACTTATACTCATTTACAAGTTCGCATGATTGCTAAATCTCAAAGAGTTAATAGTTATGGCAGTACGGTTTGGGCTTATTTTAACGGAGACTATGCTCCATCAAGTCCTACAAATTATAATTTTCATTTTCTTTCAGGTGATGGCGCTAGTGCTACATCAGCAGCGTATACAAATACAAATGTTGGATATGGTGCTTATGCTGGTAATGCTATGGGAACAACTGCCACAAATGTAGTATCTGTTAATATTATGGATATTCTTGATTACAAAAATACTAATAAATATAAAACTGTTAGAACATTATTTGGTGAAGATAGAAATGGTGGCGGCCAAGTTGCATTATATTCATCTCTTTGGCAAAACACAGCAGCAATTACATCTATAAGATTTTATCCAGATAATTACAATTTTGCACAATATACTTCAATTGCCCTATACGGAATTAAGGGAGCCTAATGAGTACCTATACACCCATCGCAACTCAGACACTAGGTAGCGCAGCAGCATCAGTTACCTTCTCCAGTATTCCACAAGGCTATACCGATTTAGTTATTGTTAATAATGTAACTTGTACAATAGATACTCAAGTAATTTGTTGTCAATATAATGGTGATACTGGTACAAATTATTCAAAAACTTATTTATTAGGTAACGGTAGTAGTGCATTTAGTGGCCGTAATATCAATGAAAATTATGCGGTTGGTGGAGAGGCTTATGCATCTTTGAATACCAATATTCATCAAATAAATAATTATTCTAATTCAACAACTTACAAAACTGCAATAGTTCGTGGAAATAATGCAAATAATAGAACAGGTGCTTGGGTTAATCTTTGGCGTAATACCTCAGCAATAACTTCACTAACTTTATTTCCTTTAAGTGGTAACTTTGCTTCAGGCTCAACCTTCTCAATCTACGGAATCCAAGTAGGAGATAAGGCTCAGAAAGCACAAGGCGGAAATATTGTTGTAAGTGATGGTACTTATATGTATCACGCTTTTACTTCATCAGGTGCTTTTATCCCTAACGAAGCAATAACAGCAGATGTACTTGTTGTTGCTGGTGGTGCTGGTGGTAGTTCAGATTATTATGCAGGTGGCGGAGGTGCAGGTGGTTTACTTACATTTACTGGACAATCACTTACTGCAACTAACTACACAGTAACAGTTGGTGGTGGTGGTGCTGCTGGTTCACCTATTGGTGCTACTGGTGGTGACTCTAAATTTGGTTCATTAACATTAGTAAAAGGTGGTGGAGGCGGAGGTACTTACAATACTGCTGCGGCAACTGGAACTTTTGGTTCAGGTGGCGGTCAAGGAGGTTCTTTCGGTAGTGTTGGGTTAGGAACATCAGGACAAGGAAATAATGGTGGTACTGGTGATGGAACTTCATCACAAGGTGCAGGTGGTGGTGGTGGTGGTAAAGGCGCTGTTGGCAGTAACGCATCATCTAATATTGGTGGTAATGGTGGTATAGGTTCTACTACAGCAATTTCTGGTGGAGCAACAACTGGTGCTGGTCAATTATCAGGTGGAAATTATTATTTTGCAGGTGGTGGTGGTGGTCACGCTGGCGTTAATAGTGGAATTTCTGCTGGTGCAGGTGGTTTAGGTGGTGGCGGTGCAGGTGGGTTGAATGATGGTGTAATTGGTACTACTGGAACTGCTGGAACTGCAAATACTGGCGGTGGAGGTGGTAGCGCTAGAAATGGCGGTGCTACTGGTGGTAGTGGCATCGTAATTATTCGTTACGCATTGTGATAAAGGAGAATAGATAATGGCAAATATGGAATTAATTGATGTCAAGACTTTGTCTTCTACAGCAGCAAGCATTACCTTTAGTGCTATTCCACAAACTTATACTGACTTAAAAATATTAGTGTCTGCTAGAGATGATAGAGATGGACAACCTAATACTGATCTATCTCTACAGGTTGGCTACAATGAAACAATAAATACTGGTTCAATTTATTCTGCTAAACAACTTTATGGAAGTGGATCTACTACTGGAAGTCAATCAAGTGCTACTACTTATTTGTACTTAGGTATGTCTAATGGTCCTACCTCTACTGCAAGTACATTTGGTAATACTGAGATTTATATTCCTAATTATACTTCTGCTAATAGCAAATCTGTAAGTACTGATGGCGTATCTGAAAACAATGCCTCAACTGCTTATGCTGTATTAAATGCTGGCTTAATAAGTACTTCTAACCCAATTACAGATATAAAAATAAGCGCTGTATATGGCTCAGGTAACTTTGTATCAGGCTCTACCTTCTACCTATACGGCATCTCAAATGTGACTAGCGGTAGTAAAGCAACTGGCGGAATCGTATCCTCTGACGGTACCTACTGGTATCATACGTTTCCATTCTCAGGCACATTTACTCCTACGCAATCAATAACTGCTGATGTACTTGCTATTGCAGGTGGAGGTTCAGGTGGAAGCCAATATGCAGGTGGTGGTGGAGCGGGTGGTTTAGTTGAATATACATCTCAATCTTTAACCGCAACTGGATACCCTGTTGTAATTGGTGCTGGTGGCGCTGCAACTACTGGTGGTAATGGGGCAACAGGAAGTAACACAACATTCAATGGAAACACAATTCTTGGTGGTGGTGGTGGTAGTTGGTGGAATAGCACTGGCAGTAATGGTCAATCTGGTGGCGGTGGTGGTTCAATGGGAACCAATAACGGAGATTACACATCTGGCGGAGCCGCACTTGCAGGCGGTCAAGGTAATGCAGGCGGCGGCGGTTATCGTGGAAGTGGTTTCTTTGTTGGTGGTGGAGGTGGTGGTAAAGGTGCTGCTGGAACAAGCGCAGGCCCATCAACTGTTGGAACAGGTGGAATTGGAGCATCATACTCAACTTGGGCATCTGCAACTAGTACAGGAGATTCTGGATATTATGCAGGAGGCGGAGGCGGAGCGGTTGAAGGTGGTTCATTTGCACTCGGCGGTTTAGGCGGTGGTGGTAGAGGAGCATTATATGCAACAACAACATTAGGTACTGCTGGTATTGCTAATACTGGCGGTGGCGGTGGTGGTGCGAATCAAAGTATTTATGCATCAGGTGCTGGCGGTAGCGGTTTAGTAATTATAAGATACGCAAAATAAATTTAACCTAAAAATCGTGATATAATAACTACAAGGAATAAGGAGAAAAATATATGGCACATTTTGCCGAGATAGATGAGAGCAATACAGTAGTACGTGTACTTGTTGTTCCAGATGCTCAAGAAAATCGGGGTCAAGAGTATTTAGCCGATGACCTAGGTCTAGGTGGAACTTGGAAGAAGACTTCCTACAACACACAAGGTGGAGTTCACGCTAACGGCGGAACACCATATCGCAAGAATTATGCAGGAGTTGGCTACACATTTGACGCCGTAAAAGACGCGTTTATTGCGCCAAAACCTTACGCTTCATGGGTATTAGATGAGGCAACATGTAATTGGCAAGCCCCAACTCCAATGCCAACAGATGAGAAAATGTATCGTTGGGATGAAGAAACAACTAGCTGGATAGAGGTAGCATAAACATGGCCGAGACACCTACAAAAATAGTAGTAGATTGCTCAACTGGAATAGCACAAACTATTCCGTTAACAGCACAAGAGATTGCACAACGTGATCAAGACGCTGCAGCATTTGCAACAGCACAGGCTGAGCGCGAAGAAGCTGCGGCTGCAACAGCAGCACTTAAGGCTTCTGCAAGAGCAAAGTTAATTGCTGGAACTCCCCTTACTGAAGAAGAAGCGGCTGTACTAGTAATTTAATTAAAAATTATAAGGAGGTTGTAGTGCCAATACTGGTAACTGCAGCCTCCTTTGTTTTGAGTGCGTCAGACTAAATCTTCCTGCTCTTCATATAAGAGAGTAGGCAGAAAAATACTACCTCGTGTTTTACGGCATTTAAAGTCAAGAAAACCTGTGTATAAACATAAAGTTAGACCATACTTTTACTGGTCAGATCAAAGATTTAATAAGAATAAGACACACTTTTACCATTAAAGGATAGATATGCCAGAAATGGTATAGTTGGATTATGAAAGTTGCTGCCTACGCTATTGCCTTAAATGAAGAGAAGCACGCCCAGCGGTGGGCAGATACTACTAAAAATGCAGATTTTAGATTGGTTTGTGACACAGGATCTACAGATAAAACGGTAGAGATACTAAGAAGTAATGGCATTATTGTCTATGAAATAAGTGTAAAACCTTGGAGATTTGATGTTGCAAGAAATACTGCTCAAAGCCTATTACCAACCGATATAGATGTCTGTTTAAGTTTAGATTTAGATGAGACAGTAGATGAAGATTTTTTTAAAAAAGTAAAAGAACATTGGGCACCTGGTGCTAACAAAGGCTGGTGTGATTTTGATACTGGTCACACTTGGCTCGGTGCTCGTTTGCACGCTAGAGACGGTATTTATTGGAAGTACCCTATTCATGAAGTATTTGTTCCATCCCTTGATACACCTCTAATGAGTTGCACTATTCCTACCAAGATGTATCACAAGCCAGATAATACAAAGTCTCGTGGTCAATATATGACAATGCTTGTGGCAGCAAGTAAAGAGTTTGGAGAAGATCACAGAATCTGGGTCTACCTTTGCCGTGAGTATTACTACTACAGAATGTGGGAGTTAGTAATAAGTAGTGCTGAAAAGGTTACTGAATTTAGTAAAGACTGGTACATAGAGCGTGCAGCAGTTTGCAGATTTGCATCTGAAGCATGTAGAAATTTAGGAAGACTTGAAGAGGCACATACTTGGGCAGATAAAGCAATATCAATTGACCCATGCGGTGAGGCTTATTATGAAAAAGTACGTTGTTACTATGAACAATCCGACTGGGGTGGCGTCTGGGAGACCTGTAAGTTAGTTGCTAAGTGTGAACCAACTAAACATTATTTATCATCTGAAGCGCTATGGAACTGGATGCTAGATGATATGAGAGCCTTATCTGCTCATAATTTAGGAGATAAAGAAAAAGCAGTAGAGTATGGAGAAAGCGCCCTTAAGGGAAATCCAAGTGAGACTAGATTAAAAAACAACCTAGTTTTCTACCGTCAAGGCATTTGATGACACAGCCAAACGTATTCTTAGCCCTTCTTGTAAAACAAAAAGAAGCAGTTCTTCCACTTTTTTTAGAAAGTTTAAATGATTGGGACTATCCTAAAGAAAACATATTTATCTACATAAGAACTAATAACAACACAGATAACACAAAACAACTTTTAGAAGAGTGGGTAGAAGAGTACGGTGATAAATATAAAGGATTAATCTATAACAGCGAAGATGTTCCAGAGAAGGTAGAGCAGTATGATGTTCATTTCTGGAATGGGGAAAGATTTAGGGTTCTAGGAAAAATTCGTCAAGAAAGTATGAATCAAGCCTTACTCACAGATTGCGAGTATTATTTTGTAGTAGATACCGACAACTTCTTGTTCCCAGAAACTCTTAAAGAGTTAGTAAAACTAGACTTACCTATAGTTGCTCCCTTCTTAAGGTATGCGGTTGCGCTTGGAGAAAACGCTGATACTCCTATAGAGGCTGCTAAGCGAGAAGGTCATATGAGCAGGTACTACTCAAACTACCACGACAAAGTAGATGACTTTGGGTCAATTATTGCAGAAGATATTTACTACAAAATTTTAAATCAAGAGGTAAGAGGGTTAATTGAATGCATGTGTGTTCACTGCACTTATCTGATTAAAAGAGAGTACCTATCTGAACTTAATTATCTAGAGCAGTCAGACCGCTGGGAGTATATGGTTTTTTCTAACTCGGCTAGAGATAAAGGGATTACTCAATACATAGACAACAGAACTATATATGGAGTCCTTACCTTGAGTGAGAATCTTGGGGCCTCTAGGTGGTGGTTTAATTACTTAAAAAATAAAGAAAATAGAACAGAAAAATATAAATCTATTACTAGTTTTACATAAGCCTGTCTGTCCAAGTTTTTGGAGTTTTATCAGTAACAAACTCTAGAGGCAGGTGGTAATTAAACTGCCTAGCGCCCTTAGATTTAATCCAGTTTACTAGTTCTACTAATCCAGACTCTAATGAGGTAGTGGTTTTGTAGTTTAAAAGTTCTCTTGCTAGATTGGCTGAGCAGTTAGCGTGAAATACTTCTTGAGGTCTTCCTGGCATATAAATTGGATCTAACTTAAAATCAAGAATTATTGATAGTTTCTGAGCTAGTTCATTTATGGTAACAAACTCTTCATCTGGACCAATATTAACAATTCGACCATCAGCAACATCAGTCTCACATGCAATCATAAGTGGATCAGTGACATCTTGCATAAATGAGAAACATCTTTTTTGCTCGCCATTTCCATAGATAATAGGTTGCTTACCTTGAAGCATTCTATTTATCATAATAGAGGCTACGTTTCTATAAGGGTCATCAAATTTTTGTCTAGGGCCAATAATGTTGTGTGGAACAAGTATTACATAATTAAGTCCGTGAGTGTCTGCAATATTTTTAATCATAAGTTCAGCCCCATACTTTGCAATTCCATACGGATCCTGAGGCTTAGGGGTCATTGACTCAACAAAGGGAACTACATCCTGAGTGCCATACCTTGCCATAGAAGATAGATGAACAATTTTTTTAACATTAGCCTTTACGCAAGCACTCATTATGTTTGTTGTTATTTGCATGGTATTTCTAACAACTAGAGACGGAGAGAATACGGATAGCCCTTCATAGGCAGTACAAGCAGTATGAACTACTAAATCTACATCTTTGAAAAGAGGTTGGATTAGTTCTAAATTATCTAAATCTATATTATGAAAATCAACACCTGAAGGTACATTTTCTTCATATCCACCTAGTAAATTATCTATTCCCACAACATCGTAGCCTTTAGCAAGAAAAGCATCTGCTAAATGACTGCCCATAAACCCTGCTACACCAGTTACTAATACTTTCATTTGTTAATTGCCTCTTTTAGTTTTGTAATATCACTCTGAAAATTTGTCATCTTATATTTAGCCAAAGCATTCCTATCTCGCTCATACATCCAAGGAGAGTTTATCGCAGCATATAAATCATCAGAAGGTGCCTTGCGAACTGCGTAGTGGTGATGTTCTAAGATAACTTCAGGGCAGTATCTAAGAGTCTGCATAGCATCTCCTAGTAGTTTCCAAAAATTATCTATATATAAATGTAATAACTCAGGAGGGGCTAGGTATCCAAGTGTTTTTACAATATTTGAATCAAAACAAGTTCCGTTGCTAGGTAAAAGAGCCCTTTGAGCCAAATCATCTGGGTATGAGATGCCCATAGGCACATCTTTTATTGCATTAATAAGGTTTTCATCCCACTTAGGTGTCATAACAGTCGTGTCATCCGCTGCCCAAAGAATGTAGTCATACTCGTCCATATACTTATTTGCCATGCGATTTAGTTTTTCATTTACACCTAACTGCTCTGGTTTAGGTCCTATCTCATACTTAATACCCTGCATCCTTGGATATAAAGCGTGATCATCCTCATCTAAGCAAGCAACTATGTCCGAAACAGTTGAGTGATATCTTAGAGAGTCCACTGCTTTAACAAATCTTTTAGGTCTAGTTCTAGATGGAACTAAGATAATTGAGCGAGTCATAACTTAATTTTAACATGGAATATATAAAAAATAGGGATCACTCTCTATAAGTGATCCCTATTTTATATGTTGTATTACTTAGATATGCCTTCACCACTAATCACAGTCTCTTGTCCTGTAGCAAGATCACGAACTACAACCGAAACGGTGTAATCACGACCTGATCCAAGGGATCCAACATTTAGAGTCTGGGCTGTTCCATCTGTTCCAATTGCTGTAGTTGAGCCAGATTTATTATCACGGACAATAAGAGTTGCCCAAGATTTACTTGAGTCAAAGTTTGGAACTGCTGGCATTGCAATAGCCACAGATAAGGCTCCAGAGGCATCTACAACTCGAGAAGAGATAGATGGAGCAGTAATTGTTGCTCGATCTGTTGCGGCACTTCTAGCTGGAGTTGGCGCTGGCGCAGTTGAGGCAACAGTTGCAACTATAGGGTTTGATATTACAGTCTCAGTATTTGTCAAAGTATCACAAATTACTGTTTTAACTGTGACGTTTTGATCCTGAGGTAGATCATTTATGGTTACCGTGCTTTGCCCCTGCGCAAGACCTACTGAGGTAGTTGAGCGACCATCTGTAACTGTGTATACAGAAACAACTGATGTAGACGGCAGATCCTGAACGCCAGCAACCTCAACAGTCATTGAGACTGAGTTGTTAGAATTAAGTGTTTGAGAGGTAACTACTGAAGAGTTTGCCTCTGAGACAGCAGAACCAGTTGGCTCAGTTGGGAGTGTTACTGGAGACAATTGAGTGATCTCATATGTAGGAGTTACCTTTACATCAGGTGCTACATATACAGAAACAATTGAGCCTTGAGTAATTGGCTTAAGGCGAGTTATACCCCTTGAATCAACATACTTAACTCCAGCATTAGCAGGAAGCTTTACAATAATTCCATATGAATCAATTACACGGTTTGGTGAATAACCATCCCAAGTAACTATCCGATCAACAACACCATCAATAATAACTGCGTATTTTGCTTTAGCAGACGGGGCATTGGTAAGACCAGATGTCTGTGGTGTAGATGTGATTTCATCTAAAGTGATTGCAAAGTAGCCATCGGCTCTTGTTTGAAGCAAATCTTCAGACTTCATTCGAGATACTGTGCTTTGTGCATCTGTATCTGCTGCCCATCCAGCAAAGGCTGGGCTGGCAATAAGTGTTAGCGCAGTGGCTAAACCTAATATACGTACTTTATTCTTTAACATTCTTGCTCCTAGTCATTTTGTCTCTTGAGAGGCAATACTAGTAGGTAGGATAGAAAATAGCAAGTAGGCTATGAAACTGCTTTTTTACGCTTGTTTTTCTTCCTTAATTTCTCTTTTTTCTTCTCTAACTTGGCTGCTTTATCAATTTTCTCAGCCTTATACGCCTCTACTGCATTGGCGCTAGTTCTACTTCTCCAAGCAAAGCCACACTCGGTACAGGTAACAATTTTTGCTGTAGTCCATCTTCCAGTTGTTGATAGTTTTTCTACAGATGTTTCTAGTTTGCCAGGTCTAGCAGTACAGAACGGACAGTTAGGGTATCTACGGCGTCGAGTCTCTTCTCCAAGATATGAAACAGAAAGAGTTCTGCGGATCTCAATTTCATCTTTGCCTCCCCATATTCCCCAAATTTGTCTGTGCTCTAAAGCCCACTGTAAACAATCTTTTCTCACAGGGCAGGAGAAACATAAATTTTTAGCATCATATTTTTGAGAAAAATCTTTAGAAAAGAACCAGTCTAAATATTTTTTATTTGATGGTTTAGCGCATAAGGCTTCACTCTGCCATCTAAGGCTTTCTGCTGGTTTCCACATATGCTCTATTTTAAACTAAAGCACTATAAATCTACTGACTAAAACACTATATTTACTATATTTCTATCCAAGTAGTTAATTCAATATTATCTACTATATCACCATACTCGGTTTCAGAATTTTCGTCACACACTACGTACTCAAACTCTTCCTCTAGAATGCCACACCAGCCCCTAGTTATTTGACAATTTTCAATTAATTTAAAACTATCTCCTAAAGAATCGGCAACCCCGTCTCTTTGAATAGCAGATGCTAGTGCTCTAGAGACAAGATCATTATCCATATCTACATAATCTAAAGTGTAATAAACGGTTGAGTCAGGGTTATTTTTATTGTAGCCAGATCCACTCCACTCACACCAAAGCTCTTCCCCAGGTCTTGTGTCTTTTTTCATTAGTTTTTTAGAGGCTATTCGTCTTCTGTAGAGTAAAAATTAAACTCAAAATCCTTTGAAAACTCATCATTGGTAAAGTATATTTCTTCTTGCTTCTTTAACTCATATATCCCAGCAATAGTTACTGATCCGCACATACAGCAGACATCTACAGAGCCAGTGTTTATTATTGTTGGCATATCTACACCAACAAGTTTTACAAGGATGTTGCCATCTTCATTCACACTCTGAGGCTCCCACTTGGAGTGCTCTTCCATCCAGCACAACTCGCAGAGAGCCATAGGGCTAACTATTGAACTGTCTTCCATACATAGCCTTTCTTTAGGCGTATCTAGTAGGACAATTCTAGTTGTATTTTCCATTCTATATTTGTTTTAAATCTATATTTACAGGAATTCTTTTGTGCTTTCTTATATTAGTTCTATCCTTGGGACTTAGTCCTCCCCAAAAACCAAACAGTTCATTTTTAATAGCCCAGTCAGCACACTCGGCTTTGTGAGGACACTGTTTGCATATGGAATTTGCCATTGCATATGTACTCATCGAATCAACTTTCTTTTCATCTTTATCATCAGTGTAAAATATTTCTACACCAACTTCTGCGCATAACGGTTCTTCAAATTCCCATGGTCCACGAGACACTTGGCTCTCCTTTTAAAGTTTGGTTATCGGGTTATTTACTTACAAATTATTTTTGTTTATTCTCCAAGTTCCCGACCTCATAACCGCATGCAGCGTAACCAGCAATATCAATCCAAGTATCTGGTTGGTATCCAGATTTAGAAGCATAGCGAGCAACTTTTACAGCAACCATTGCCATCGCTACATCTTCATTACTTACAGGGATACCAAAAATTATCTCCCATATTTTTGCTATTCTTTCAAAGTTTTCTTCAGGACCACCGTACTGTTTGTTGCGCTCCCCAGAAATAATTCTGGCGGCTTCCCGTAGCGCTTCAACCCGTAAGGTAGTAGGTTCATTAGTTGTTGGTGTTTCTTCGTTACCTGATGTCATCCTTTATCCTCGCTATCACTTGAGCATTGTATTTTTTGGGAAGATTTTTATCAGAGGTGCCATCAATAGTTACCTCATAATTAACATATTTTAGTGGGTCATCAGAGTTTATGGCAAGGTACAAAGATATTTCTTCTTTGATATTGTCAATAATCTCTTGATGATTATTCCCAACTACAGAGAACTTATATGTAACTGTTTTCAAGTTACAAGCGTTTCTCTAATTGATCTGGTCTTAAATGAACTCCGTCTAAAAGAGGAGCTTTATTATCATCACTTTTAATAATAATATCTCCATAACGAATTCCTACAACCCGACCTCTCCTTCCATTAAAGTCTTTACCGCTCTTATTATCAAAAGCATCAGACTTTATTCGCACGTAATCTGCCAAAACAATTGAGCCAGGAGTTACCTGAACCCAAGTCTCGCCTTTTTCTTCTTTTACAAGAGCGTGACCCAGTGACAACTTAGCAAAGATAGCAATAATATCTTTAGAGTAGTCAACTTTTTGTTCTTTATTCTTTTCTTTTACATCTTCCCAAGACTTGAGAAGAGTTAGAACAGAGTCACCAACAATTCTTCTGGTCTTGTTTTTTGTCAGTTGCTCTTTTACCCAGGCGATATCTACATCAGCCATTTTTTGTTCCTTTCCTAGTTAGTTTGTTTATTACTTTTGTAGCAGTATGTTTCCTATATTTTCTTTTACACTCTCCCATGAGGGTATATTTTGAATATAAGACTCTTTCTGTTTCTTAGACACTTCCACTCTTTCAATAGGACTCATCTCCTCTATAGCGTTTGGAAGCATTGACCATTCTGGACCCATATACGTAGTTAACCTCCAATCAGTAATTGCAGGTACTCCTATGTAAAGCGTTTGAGATAAAGTTGGAAACCACCAAGGATTTCCAGATTTGTAGACTGAAACTAAAACTCCCATTGAACTAGATATTCTAGTCAATATGTCTTTATTGCCTTCCCACTTAGTTGCTCTGTAGTTAAGTTGCGGGTTAGATAAAGAAACAGATACCTTACGATACCAATCCGTCTTGGGATTATCTATGCACCAATAACTTCCATCAGCATAGTTGTGTATCGGGTTATTAATTTCTAAAAGGTAGGAGTCTGGGTTAACTAAGAATAATTTTGTTTTGTTTATATTAGGTATGTATTTAGTAACTACCTCTTCAGTAGACCAAGGGTAAGACGGAATAATTGTTTTAGGCCAAGCACCGCCATAAAGTTTTCTAGCGCCCTCTATTACGTTTTCATAGTTTTTAGGCTCTAAGGCTAACTTGTACTCTCGTTTTTTAGAGTAGAAACTGCCAAAGAAAGACTCTGGCTTCCTATATATGTCTCCCAGACTGAAGTAAAGTTTGTGAGGATCTATCGTGTCTATAAAAAGAGAAAGAGTTCCTAGGTCACTAGCGTGATTTATTACGGATAGAGCACCGTATGCCCTGTGGGATGCAATACCTGTTGGCTTAGCGATACCCACTAAAATGGCGTCATATTGAGATAAATAATCTTTAGTCATAGTTACTGAAGGATCTTCCCAAGTAACATCAAAACCTAATTCAGTTAAAGCACTATTAATATTTCCAGCAAATGAAGGAACTTTTTCGTTTGTATTTTTGGATGCGTGAGAGGCTGTGCACCCTGTAATTAATACCTTCATATAAACCTCTTATATCTAAGATGGTTACTAGATGTTGTTGGTAATTCCCCTGAACAACAACAACATCTAGTAAACTCTATTTTTTATTTAGAACGGAGCAGCAGGAGCAGCAGCAGGTGCTGGCGCTGGAGCTGGTGCAGGTGCTGGCGCTGGAGCAGCGGCAACTGGAGCAGATGCTGCAGAAGTTTGCGCAGCGTTTGGGTAGTAGTTCTTGATTTCGTTCTTCTTAGAACCATTCCAAGTACGTGTTCCAACTTGAGCACGGAAACGCTTACCAGTAATTATTTGCTCAATCTGAGCATTGGTTGGCGCTGGTTGCTGTAAAAAGTAATCACGAGGAACACCAAGAGCATGCATCTTTTTGAAAAAGATACCAAGTGCGGCAGGACTGTCTGGAGAAACAACTAAGTTATCCCAAACTAGACGCTTGTTATGAGCGCCACCTTCAACCTGCGCTTTTACAGAGAACATTGTTTTGCCACTCTGTGTCATTTTATGTGTAGCCTCTAGGACTAGAACATCGTAATCACCATCTGGAAGCGGATCATAGTTACCTGATTCGCCTGCTTCTTTGATGAGGTCACCCCAATTTAGAGTACTCATTTGTTATACCTCTTTCTTTTCTTTAGTTGTTTTATCTTGAGTATTTTGCTTAGTTCCAAAAATGGTATTAAGCATTACTTCAATTGATAACTTGTCTTGCTCGACTATAGAACCTAGACGACCTTGTACTCGCTCGCCAGCCTCATAATCGTTTGTTCTTTCCACATACATACGCCTTACTTTATAAGGAGGTTGTAGTGGATCTGGATTTGCCATTTGCTCTACTGTCAACGCACCAAGAATGTCGTAAAAATATGGTGCTTGAATTGCTAGTTGACCTTGTAGATATGGACGGTGTCTTCCATCCTGGCTTGTTCTTGACATAGCAGTAAGTACAACTGCTTCAAGAGGATTTGTAGCATGCATAGTTAGATCGCGAAGATCACGAAGAAGCCCACCCATGTGACGAAGAAGTTCGCCCCACTGTTGCATCTTCATTTGTTCTGTACCTGCGATGCTGTCCATACATTTAACTTGTAGTTCAGAGATTGAATCAATAATCAAACTCTTGAAGTGATGCTTTCCAAGTTGTAACCACTGATAAACCTTAATAACAGTGTCATAGTCACGAACTGTAACTACAACAGTGTCCCAAGTTCCATCAGCGATTGGTGGTTCCTCGCGAAGAGGATCCCAATACTTAACAACGATAGGTAGGAATCGGTGCCCACCCTCGACGTCAAGCATGAGTCGTGGGTATGGAGCAGTTACAGCAAAAGTAGATTTACCTACCTTGCTTTCTCCGTACACCATAACCGTAAGAGAGCGTTGGATCTCACTCATACGTCACTCGCCTCCTTTTTTCTCTGTTTCATAATATGCATAAGGATCAGTCTCCTCATACATTTCACTAAGTGCTTGTTCAGCGGCGCTTCCGTCGTCAAACATTGGGCAGATAGCAAAAAATTGGCATTTCCATTTACAGTCACGACTTGGTTTTGGATAAGCATTAAATGCATGGCTTTCACCAGCATCTAACGCCTGTCTTACTCTCATTAAATCTGTAATCGTTCCGTGAATTCTATTCCAGAAAGAGCGTAAAGTAAATATGTTATGGCGAATTTCTACTTGATCATAGAACGGAGGTTTAGCAGCCGCAGTTCTACGAACTTTTTTAAGAAGTGTAAATATTCCACCCTCACTTCTTTCCTTCTCATCTGTTTTAGTAGACTCTAAAAGCATATATGTCATAACCTGCTCATTCATATGAGCCATATTTGCAAACTCAGATAAAGAGCCTCCTACAGTTTTAAAGTCACGGAACATTCTTACGCCGTCGGCTTTGCGACGAACACGCATATCAAGTTTTCCTTGAAGTTCTACTTCGCCATTAAACAGTGGAGCAATAATTGTTTCCTCCGTTGAAATCATCTCAAGTTCTGCATCAATACCATTTTCTTCTACCCATTGCTCATAGCCTTCAAGCATGATGCGACCTAACTCACCTTCTGTTTCAAGGTTAGATACATCTCTAAAATCTTGTAGTAAAAGTTGTTTATCTTGTTCAATTAATTCAGAGTGCGCAGTTAGCAAAGGAACACCTTTTGCGTAGTGAGCATCTAGAGCGGCATGGATTCTGCTTCCCATAGCAAGTGGACCAGTCATATCTTGATGCTTAGGTTTTAATGCACGATAGTAAGTTAGCCACCAACGACGGCGACAATCTTTAAATGTCTGTATTTCCGAGTTAGATAGTCTTATGACTCCACTCATAGGTTTCCTGTCTTATCATCTTGTAGTAGTTTTAGAAGTTGATCTTTATCTTTAACAATTTGTTCAAAGTTATCGGCTTTAGTTTCTAAAACTTGGATAACCCTCTCTTCTATAGTTCCTTCCGTAACATAGTCGGTAATTACTATAGAGTCATGTATTTCGCTTCCGATTCTGTGTACGCGATCTAATACTTGCTTGTAATCAACTAAAGACCAAGGTCTTTGAAGCATTATCAGACGACGAGCAGCGGTTAGTGTGATTCCAACTCCTCCCGCTTGGGCTGTAAACAGAATCCATTTTATTGCTCCAGACTGAAAATCGTCAATAGCCTTCTGACGTTCATCCTCATCTTGATCTCCTGTAATTAATCCGTGAGAAATCTTTTTCTTTGTTAACTCAGCGCTCAGCAGATTAATAAGTTGTTTAGAGACGGCGCTTACCGCTACAGAGTCATCTCCAAAGTCTCCGTTTTCAATATCATCCATCAGAGCATCAATTTTGCATGAAGGAGCATCTAATACTGCTCTAGGCTCACCAGTAACTTCATTGGTGGCAATAGTTGCATAAGAACTAGCAAATTGAAGAAGTCTAATTGTTTGAGTTAGAACGCTAGGTGCTGCGAGAGTATCGCCAGACTCAAGTTCAGAGATCATTAAGTCTCTCATCTGCTCGTAGGCTTTTTTCTGCTTAGTAGACATCTCTACATCTCTACGCTCTTTTAGAACTGGAGGAAGGTTTGGTAGTACAACCTTTTTAAGCATGCGTCTCATGTATGGATTTACGCTCTTATAAAACTCATCCTGCATCTGAGGCTTAACTCCTAGAACCATCATTCCACCAAAAGCGTTAAGCATTACATCAACCATTCGATCAATCCACTTTGTCTTGCTAGGCCAGTCCTTAGGAGAGATCCAGTGAAGTATTGACCAAAGATCTACAACATTGTTAGCAATAGGTGTTCCAGTTAGTGCAAAGCGAATTTCAGCATTACCAGAGGCAGACCAAAGAGCACGAGATTGTTTTGACTTAGGATCTTTACTTCTGTGAATTTCATCTGCAACCACTGCTTTAAATTTAAAGTTGTTTAACTCTCTTAAATGAACTTCACAACGGTTCTCGCTAATTTTTTCATCTTGACCACCACAAGCACGGCATCTTGTTAAAGAGATAGATCCATAAGGAGAAAGTCTTGAGTGAGAACGCAGTGACTCCCAGTTAATAATAAATACTTGTGCTGGTTGTTCGAATTGTTTTTTGCGTTGAACAGCAGATCCTTTAATAACTTGTGTAGTTACATCTGGCCACCATCTAGCAAACTCTCTTGCCCAGTTATTCTTTAAAGTGTTAGGGCAGACAATAAGGATAGGGAAAACCTCTTCTCCTCTATCGTTTAACTCTTTTAGGGCTCTAATAGCCTGAGCAGTCTTACCTAAGCCAGGTTCATCGGCTAGAAGGGCTCTTTTAGCGGTTGCTAAAAAGGCAACTCCCGCTCTTTGATGAGGGAATAGCACATCATCGCCTTCATAGGTCTCTAACTCTCTTAAATTGTTGGCTGGGGTAATTCTTGTCTCTAATTGATTGGCTGCCCAAGCGCCTAAAGTAGGCTTTATCTCTAAATCACTGCGGAAAGTGGAGCGTAAGGCTAAACAGGTTGTCCAACTTAGGGGGACTCTCCAAACCTGCTCAGAAGCGCTCCAGGAGGCTCCTGGGAGGCTTTTACAGAGTTCTTTGTAGCGCCAGTCAGCACTTATAAGGATATGTTCGCCTTGGGCATCTATATCTACAGATACTGCCACTTTTACCCCCTACCTATATATAGACTGAAATAGTTTTTAGATTATTTTTTTCTGTCCATACCTATTTTAACAGAACTAATGGCTTCCAACCGATCTTAACCAACTTTAAAAGGGCGTGTCGTATGGCGTCATTTGCATGACCTTCTCCGCCTTTATGCCAAGTGCCTAACTTCTTTAAAGCATCGTTAGGAAACATAGTTTTGGCATCTACAGGGGATTGAAAAATGATTTTTTCAGGGTCATATTCCTTAGTTCGACACATATGCTTTAAAACCCCTATCTGTTCAAGGCTAAATGGCGCTTGTGAGTTTCTCACTGTCTGAGCAGTAATAACAAATCGCTCACAAACCACTAAAACATTATCGTAGGACTCGGCTGAGGAAAAAGCAATAGACATAGCCGTGTCTATCCAAGAAGCAAATGTTTCTGGGTCAACCTCTGCTGACATCTTTACTACTGGAGCCTCTTCTGGCAAGCCAGACCACTCAACTAAACAAACTCCCGTTGCTTTACCAGGATCTACAGAAACTATATATTTCATCAGTACTTTTGTCCCCAGTTCTCTAATGGACCATCTATTCCAGCAGTTAGTGGAACATCCCAACCTTCAGTGGTTGTCATACATTCTTGAACTACTTTCTTTACTTCTTCTGCTTCATCCCTTGGTGCTTGTAAAACAATTTCATCATGTACAGGGACGATAAGGTACTCGGTCAAATCTGCTTGATCAAGTTTTATTAGATTACTTTTAAATATTTCGGCAGCCCCGCCTTGGATTAAGTAGTTAATTAACGTGTAAACACGTCCTTCATCGCAAGGAATCTTACGACCAGTCCAAGTGTAAATGTAACCTTGACCCTCATCTCTTTCTCTACGAGCACCAAGATTTTCAATATCTCTTTGAAACTTAATCATCCCTGGGTAACGCTTATCAAAAGCATCTGATACAGATTTCATCTGAGACTCTAGAACTCCAGCAGTAAGTGCTTGTTTAGCAACTCCAGCACCGTAGAGACGACCATAAACCATTCCCTTAATTAGGTTACGTCTTTTATCTGCACGAGTCATATCTGGTTCTTGATAAACCTCACGACCAATTTCAGTAAAGGGATCTGAACCAGTTGCATCAGCGCGATTAAAAAGATTAATTAAATTAGGATCTTTAGATAAAGAAGCAAACATACGAAACTCAACCTGATCTAGGTCAGAGGTAATAATTACGTGATCTTTATCTTTAGGGATAAATGCTCTGCGAACAGTGTCATCTCCCTTTGGCAGGGTTTGTAGCGCTGGGTCGGTGATAGACATACGAGAGGTACGAGCACCTAAAGTCTTTACAGAAGGGTGGACAATGCCATCAATGGACTTGTTTAAGAAGTTGAGGAAATAGGTATTTGCCAGTTTATCTGCTTTACGCTGTTTTAAAATTGTCTCAGCAAGATTTTTAACCTCATCATTTCCTTGAATAGTTAGTAGGTGAAGTTGATCCTTACTTGCAGATTTTTGACCAGAAGGGGTAGTTTCAGTTATCTCTGCGCCAAGTTTTTCAAATAATCTAACTAGTTGAATATTGCTAGTGATACTAGTTCCAGCATAGGTTTTAGCAGCCCAGTCTTTTACTGACTCCGTGTAATCAATAAGTTCTTCATACTTGCGTTTTGAATACTCTAGATCAACTCTTGCTCCGTTTATTTCCATACGAGTAACTATTTTTCTAGCAGCCATCTCGATCTCATAGGCTTTGTGATAAGGCTGACCAGGACCGCACTTCTCATAAAACTTTTCCCAAAGACGCATTGTTAAAATAGTATCTAGTGCGCCATAGGACCAATAAGGCTCAAAGTTTGTTGGAACAGTTCCCCAAGTCCAACCATTTTTTGCTAGGTCAACATCTAACTTATCTTGAAGGTGGGCAGCATGACCATCTACAAGTCTTGCTGATAAAGGCTTTAATCCACCAGGACCTAACGGATCAATAAGGTGAGCCATAATCATTGTGTCATGTGCACGATGCCAAGGTATTTCCCAATTAGATTTAATCGCAAACCATCTTGCTTCAAATGCAATATTGTGGCACACAATAGGTCCATCAAATTTATTCATTGCTTCATAAAAAACTCCAGACCATTCTGCCCAAGGAATAGACCAGCCGTGCATACCATCACCAACTTGAACCAAACGAAGATCACCATGCCAAGGAGATAAAGCATGATCTCTAGGTGAACCTAGTTTTTCCCCCGTCTCAGTGTCGATTGCAATTGCATCATGAGGACGGCGCTGGCCTAACCAAGAAATAAATTCGTTTGCCTTTTCTACAGAGTCAACAAGGCTTACTTGAATTCCATCTAATCCGTTTGTCATTTATCCTTCTGTCGTTTTGATTTAGTTTAGTTCTTTTTTATGGAATTGTCTCTACTCTATAGATAAGATCTATATTCTCGTCATTCTTAGCGGCAATGTCTAGAAGTTTCTGAGCAACGTAGGTGAGGTATCTTGCCCCATTCTCGTTATATTTGTAAAGTGCGTCTAATACTGGCTGAGGGTTATCACTCACCTGAGCCCAGTAGCGATACTTTTCTGGAAAAATAATAGGTAAAGATCTATTAGGGGAGCACTCTTCACAAGGAATGGCGTCATCTTCAAGGTTTTCGGTGAACTCGTCAACTAAATTATATCGATCTACCTTTTCACAGGTTGCGCCGTGGTAAATTAAAGAAACTCCAATACGAGAAAGTACATAAGAACCGTTTTCAGTTTTATAAAGAGCAAACTCAATCCAGCGAACAGATCCCTTACGCCATGAAGAAGATTTACTTAGTAGTGTTCCATTAAACTGTAAAGTTCTAGAACTATCTTTTACCTCAAACATTATGTCTCTTTAGTTTCGGTTTCAGAAATCTTTGCTATCTCCATAAGTTGAGTTAGATCAGCGCGAAGGGAAGCAATTTGTCCTTCATAATTTGCAGTAAGTTCACCGATACGTTGTTGAAGGGCAATAATCATTAACTCTTGCTTTGTCTTAAATTCACTCATGTCTTTTTGTCTTTCTCTTATGTTTTTACTCTGCTTGGATGACAGAGTATGTTTCTTCTAAAGCCGCTATCTGAGACTCTGATGAAAGTATAGAGGCTCTTGCAGAGGCTATATCGGACTCAGTTGGGGATAAACTAGCCTCTTCTTCTATAATAAAAAGTTCAGAGTTAAATTTATTAATTTTATGATTACGTATACGAGAAGCAACTAAGTCAAGTTTTTCTTGCTTTGTTACCTCTTTAGTGACCACTGAAGATCCTTACGCGTTTAGTGCTGCTATTTCAGCGCTTAGTGCTGCAACCTTTGCATCGACCTCTGTTATTTTTTCATTAAGTGAGTCTACTCTAGAAGTAGAAGGTGTTGCTACGGCTTCTTCTTCTTTTATAGATATTTGATAGTCATACTTGTTGTACTTCAAAGTTTTGATGTGTTGATTTATAATGCTTACTTTTTCTTCTTTACTTAGTTCTATTGTCATTTTTTCCATTTCCTTAGTTCTGTGTAGTGTAGGTTCTTATTGTATCAGGAGAGAGGGGTTCTTAACCTGACTGTATAGGGCTTTCATGCCCTGAATAGCCTAAATCTTCTAGCATTGATATAAAAACAGCCTTTTTAGCGTTGCAATCTGCTAACTCATCTTCCAAGGAATATTTATCTTTAAATTCTTCGGCATGATCAATGAATGATTTTATTACAAAATCCAGTTTGTTAAGTTTATCAATTATAATGTTTATTTTTTCTTCATTGGTTAGCATCAATTCTCCTAAGTGTATGTTGTAGCACTTGGCTCCCATGGACCATATAATGAAACCCCAGCGCTGTTTCCTGCCCTTACCTGAACTCTTGCATAGTTATTTAAACCCGAGTACCCTTGGCTGGCTCCAAGCTGAAGAGATGTTCCGTACACAATTGTGTTATAAGGTCCAAGGCGACTTGCACCAGAGGAACTCCGCGCCGTGTAATTTAATACTTCATAGTAAGTTGCACCAGAAACTGCATTCCAATTTACGGCTCCGCTTCCACTTAGGGTAAGACCAGTCGGAGTTGCTGGTATTGTTACCACTGGAGCAGATGTTGTAAAACTATAACTAGCAGATGCTGTATTGCCAGTAGAAGAATATACGGTAACAGTTCCAGAGTAGAATGTGCTTGAAGATAGACCAGAAAAAGTATAACTATTAGCAAAACCAAGATATGTACTATTTACATAAGAATATGATTGATTAGTTGATGACCAGTTAATTGTTGCACCACTTGAACTAATACCAGTGTTTGCATTCATTGTAATTGTTGGAATAATTGGCGCTTGAGTAACAGTAAATTGGTATCCAGGGCTCCAATCACTTATTGTTGAAGACGGACCTAGCCCAGTGTTAGTTGGACTTGAAACAGATCTAACGTAAGCATACCAAGCATTGCTGGCAGAAGTAGGTCCAGTGTAATCAGTTATTGGGCTCGAACTACCATACTCATCATATGAAGTGCTACCGAATGAGAGAGTCCACCATATTTGATAATAAGGTCCAGAGCCACCAGAAAAATAAACTGTTACTGGCTGCCCACTGGAGTCTCCAGCAGTTACTAGGTAAATGGTTGGCGGTGTTAAAACAGAAGAAGTTGTAAAATTAGTAGTTCCATAACTGGTTCCAGTAAAAAAGTAGTTATTAGCCCTAACGTAAACCGTATAGTTTGTTCCACCAGAAAGACCAGTAACAGTTGCAGACGTTGTTAATCCTGTATTTGTCCAGTTTGATTGATCCGTTGAGTAGTCATAACTTAATATTTTAGATCCGCCTAGGCTAGATGGAGCAGACCAAGATACAGATGCAGAACTTCCAGTTACACTAGAGTTGCTTACAGATGTAGGCGCTGATGGAGATGAGCCAGCAACTGTTGTAAGAGCATAGTATCCATCATCAAGATCACCACCTGATACCGTATCAAGTTGTATCCATCCTCCCCAACTAATACCTTGAGAAGAAAAAATTCCAGATCCTGGACCTGTAGAAGCGCCAAAGCCAAAATATATCAATACTTGCTGCGTGGTTAAAATGCTAGAAGATATGTTGCTATACCCGCCAGAAGGTCCGATTCCATCTACATAATATCCAATATCAGTACTTATAGTAGAGCTGTTTCTTGGACTAACTGCTGTAGTAAAGGTATACTCTATAAAAGCATAGCCACCTGCATCTGGTATTTGTATTTCTAATCTAATTTCAGATGTATTTGAATTTCCAAAACGATGACCTCTCCAAAAAATATATTGCGTAGATCCAGAGGCAGCAACGCTTAAAAAGTCTTGTACTAGATCTGCTGTAAGCATAGAAAGTACGCGACCTACAAAACCAAGATAAGTTACAGTTCTTCCAGAGTCAAAAGATATGTATCCATTTGTTCCTATATATAAAGTATTTCCAAAATTAAAAGTATACGGATATCCTGCGTATGTAGAGGCGGTTGCTGTATTGGAGTAGTTTCCGTAATAGCCTGTAGCAGAGGCTCCTGTATAAGGAAGTATTCTAAAATTATAAGAAATTCCGCCGCCTGTTAGCCCAGTTACGCTTACTGATGTTGCAGAGCCAGATACTGTAGAAAAAGTACTCCAAATACCGCTTGAGGCAAGTTTATATTGAACTCTCTGGCTTCCAGCGTAGACGGAAGCAGTCCATGAAAGATCTATAACACTTCCATATAAAAGACTTGCAGTTGCTGATAGATCAGTTATGTCCCGAGTGCCTTCAACTGTGACATTGGTGGAGGTAGAAGTAGCAGTTACTGGAGTAGAACTAGTTACTTCTACACGAAATCTGTAGTAATTAGTTGTATTGGCTGTAACGTCCGACTGAGTTAAAACATAAGTCTTAGTATTTGTTCCAGCAACTGCAGGGTTTGTAATTGCTCCCGTATCCATCTGCGTCCAGTTCGAGTTATCGGTAGAACTATCAAAGTAATAAACACCAGTAGAAAAGTTAGTCCAACGTCTATTTGTTCCAGTTAAAGTTATAGTGCCAGTACCAGACTTGGCTATTGTTACTTGAGCAGCAATGACAGGAACAAGACCTCCTGGAAAGAATTGACGCCAATTTCCAGCTACATAAACCCACCCCTGTGAAATACTTTTCCATCCCGCTGCAAGTTTTATCCAAATTTGCGATATAGGATTCCAACCAGAGTTTGTCTTTATGTAATTAGTAGGCATGAGATTAAGTGTAAACCAACATTATGTCCCCGGCTCCCCCGCTATAAGTCGGGGTACCTGCCGTATTAGTTGCCATTATATTTCTAACTTTCATGTCTGATGTAGGGTCTTCTGCTATAGCCTGTCCATTAAGTTTACTAATGTAAACTTCAGTAGAATCTAAAATAATAGTTGCAAACGTTGCATTGTCCGCCGAGATTTCTATTTGACCGTTGTCCATTCTGATAAAACTTGCTCTATCTTGAGCATATATTCTTGTTGCATACTCGGCAATAAATATTCCAGCTCCAGCAGTAGCACCAGTAGTGTCTACCGTAGATCCAGAATGCATAAAAATTCCGTAATCTCCAAGACTTTCTATGGTTAAAGGAGTTATAAATGCAGTAGCCGTACCAGTTTGATCATCAAGTCTAATATAGTTATTGGACCCATCTATAATAACTTTTCTTCCAGATGCAGAAGTTTGAAGAGTTCTTCCAGTTATTGTTCCAGATGTTATGTTTCCTGCATCAAGATATGAAACAGTTATGACACGTGCATCAATTGTTCCAGCAGTGAGTTTATTAGCAGAAATACTGGCTAAAGCGCCATCTCCTAAAGTAAACCCTACCCAAGAAGTCCCATCATAACGATAAATTTTATTGTCATCATCTGTATCAAACCAAGTATCTCCTTGAACGTAGGTACCCCCCGTAGGTTGAGAAGTTTGACGATAGATTTTATTTTTTCCATCTGCGGACGCTTGAGCAGCGGGGTCTTTTATAGTTATAAATTCGTCATTTAGTTCATCATATACTTTTTTCTCACCAGTGTTTGGGTTTGTTATTTCTTGCCCATCTTTTAAATTAACAAAATCTTCAGGATTTTCTGTGCTTACTATATTAGTACCAAAACCAACCTCATCTGCTGTAATACTGCTAGGGGCTATAGCAGCACCTTTAATAACTCTATTTTGAAGCCTAGTTCTTATAGGCTTTCTCTCCATACGTCGCAGACGTCTTTGTATGTCAGATAGATTAGTTCCTAGATTTTTCTTACTGTTACGTCTTCTACTAGACATTTTTTCTATCCTCCTTCCATTCAGTTTGAAGAGTCAGTGTTACTTTTTCTGGAAAAGATGGAGTTTCTGGAACACCAACTGTGTAGGCAATAATTTTACGAACAATTACATCACCTCTAGGCTCTAGATCAGTTGCTAGACGCATTCTAACAAACTCATCATCAAGAATTATTGAGCACCAATCTCCTGGGTAGTAAGACCCAACTACAGGATCTAAAGATCCATTAACCTCTATATTAAAAGTTGCCTCTGGAGGTCTAGATTCTCCTAAAAAGTCTAAAGCATAGTTATATAAAGCCTCTTTACCAGCAGCAACAGTATCTACATCATTTTTTTCTTCGATCTCATCTAATAGTGGCCAACCTTGATTTAGTAAATCTTTTGAAGCCGCTGCAGCGTAAGGTTGGCTAGCAGTGCCATCTAATCCATCAGCAGATCCACCTACCCACATTCTAGTAGCAGAGTCTTCTGCATTTTCATTTAAAGTAAATTGAAAAATATTGCCTGGGTACTCGAAAACATATTGATCAGCGCCTAAAACACTTAACGGATGAACCACTCCTATATATCCTGTAGATGCAGTAGAAGGGACATTGTTGTTATAAGAGTAAAAAGTAAAGGTAGTTGTAGTAGGAGCGCTAACAACAGTAACTGTTCCGTCAAATGATGAGCCAACCTCTGTAATAACAGTCTCGTCCCCAGCAACTAACCCGTGAGCAGTGCTTGTAGTTATTGTTGCAATGTTAGATGTTAGTTGTTTAAATGTTACAGGTATTCTTACAGGTGGATCAACAAAAGGAACAAAAGTAAATGTTCTAGTAAAAGCATCATTTTCAAAATCACAATCTATTCTGTACTCAAAACCTTCAAGTTCTTTAGAAAAATCTTCTAATATATCTCCAAAAGATCTTAAGTCAGAGCCTCTAAATACTTTACTACTTGACCCTAAATATTTTGCACTTAACTCTTCAGTAGAGTCTATGCCTATATTAGAGTTAGAAGAATATGAACCATAAGTACCAGCAACTAATCTGCCACCCCAAGAAACAGTACCGCCAGAAACTCCTGTGGTAACGTAGTTTAAAGTAGAAAAGACTGTGTATTTTATAGTTTTAACATCTGGTACTGACGCTACTACATAATTACCATCGTAATCACTTCCTATATTTTCAACAATAATGCTGGTACCTGCCACTATTCCGTGATTAGCAGATGTAGTTAAGGTAACAGTTTTATAAGAAGCCTCGCCTGTATTTGCAGCGACAGCGGTAGTACCAATATCAGCACTATCTACTGGTATTGTAAAAGTTGTACTAGTTGGTATTGAAATAACGTTAGTAGTGCCATTTAGTGCAGATTGATTTGTAAAACTTACAGTTTCAGAAGTTATAGCAGATAATGTAGGTTTGTTTAAAGTAACAGTAGTTCCAACTATTTTCTCAACAATAGTGTTTCCACTAAGTTTTCCAGTTGTTACAGAAACTAACATTCCTGCTACTAAATTAGTAGCACTTGTAACTGTAAGGGTAGTAGATCCACTAAAGGCAGTGGCTGTTTTAGTATAAGAAACGCTGTTATCTAATTTTGCTATGCTTACATAATCTCCTACTGCAAGCCCATGGGGTTGACTCGTAGTTATTGTTGCAATATTAGATGAAACTGATTTAAATGTTATAGTTAAAGAAGTAGTGGATATGCTTTTTGAAGTTACATCATAACTTGTGTACGGGGTTACAGCAGCAGTCGAGATATTTACAGAACCAGTGACGTTGTATTTAATGGTTGTGCTGGTTGGGACGGCTGTAATAGTTTGATAACCATCTAATAAATCATCTACAGCTGCAATTTCAACTAGTTGACCTACTATTAGATCATGCGGCCTATCTAAAGTTAGAGTAGTACTGTTTGAAACACAAAGTTTATTGGTAACTGTGTACTCTTCATCCGTGGCTGGAAAATTTATACGTCTATCGCCATAAGCCTCATCATTTAAAAAATCATTTGTAGAAAAATCCTCATTTAACCAGCCTAAAATATCTCTAGCAACATCATATGAATCAACAACAGAACGAGCTTGACCTATATCAGAAGGGCTTAAAGAGAGCGTCGCAGCGGAGGCAAAAGAAAAACTTGAAGCAGACGGGATTGCTGTTATTACATGCGTACCATTTAAAGCATTATTTAGTGCGTAAACCTTTACAACATCTCCTACTTCAAATTCATGTTCTGTACTAGTGTAAATAGTTGCTGTACCAGACCCTGCTACATATCTGCTGCAGTAGTAAGGCTCACTTCCATAATAAAGAGTTTGCCATACCATCCTATGATACAAATAACTTATAAACTCTGCGCCATCTACAGTTAACTTTTTATCAATGGGAGAGTAACTTCTGCTCCATATAATTCCGCCCCAGACGCAGACGCCGTTTCTAAGAATATATATTGCTGTTTTTCCTGGCATGGTGTTTTCATATAGATTTAAATGAGCGTTTGCTTCAACTATAGGAATTGACCCAGAAAAAGAACCTGCTTTACTTAGAGCCCTTCCATAAGTAACATCTACAAACGGGATCTCTACCAACAAGGTGTTTGTAAGCAAATCTACAGCGTAGTATCTGTAATCAGCTGGGTTAATTTCATTAGTTGTCATTTTAGTTCCTTAAGTTTTTTAAGTTTAAGCAAGCCATCCAGAACGATAGTCTACAGATAAAGTAGCCGTTGAATTGGCAGCATCGCCTATGTCATAAAAACTAATTGTGTTATTGCCTGGGTATAAATTAATCCATTCGTTATACACTTCTAATTTTGCTCTTGCTCCTAAATACTCTCCATTTAAAAATACAGATCTATCATATGTGTTGATTTCTAAAGTATCTGGACCATAGGCAAGGCTCCCACTACCAGCTCCATAAGCGACGTTAGAACCAGTTGCTGCATATGTAAATGTGCTAGTTGTAGGAACACTAAGTACTACAAAATCCCCGTCATACGGTGAACCAAGACCAGAAACAGTAACAACATCACCAACAACTAATCCGTGAGTGGTGGTAGTTGAGAGGGTTACTAAATTATCAGTTAAGCCTCTGTTATTAATTGTTTTAGTAGTAGCAGCTCTTAGAGCACCTGTTATATTAATTTGTTCCTCGGAAGTGTCATTAGATATTACCGCTGGACCAACTAGCGGACCAGTAATAGTTAAATATACGCTAACAGGGTAGTTACCTTCATTTTCTATAATCTCGGTTCCATCCGCGGCTGTAGATGTTGCTTCACACGGTATTAATACGTTCTCATACCCATAGATTGGGTCTTCTGTATTCCACTTATATTTTATAGGATCTGCTGCTCTAAGTCCGATAGAAAACTCAGTGCGCCCGCGAGCATTTACTGTTTGTATTTCTGGATCTCCGCTTAATCTTACATAAGATGCTTTAATGTAAGATCCTTCATTTGTTTTAAGCCATCCACCTGTATAAACTAAATTTGTAGCCGCGACAAATCTATCTCTAGCAGCAGCAAGTAGAGAAGGATCTGGAGTCAGAATAACGCCTTCAAAAGTTATATCTCTTGCGTTGTATTTACCTTTAACATCATATGAACCATCGCCCCAGCCTCTAGAAACCTCAGGGATTTCAGGAGAAGGATGTTGCCACCAACCACCAATATCAGTAACTACCCAAATAACTCCGTATTCATCAATTGTATTAAAAGTAAAGTCATTCAGCGATATATCTGCTTGTAACTTCATTCCCGTCAAATGAGGCTGTGGAAGTGGGGCTAAAGCAAGGTTTACCTTTGAAGTTTCATTGGCTTGATTAGAGTTAACAAAAAAGCCCTCTACTGAGTCAGACTGCTCTAATAAAACAGCGTCAAGTAAGAAAGTCTCGGCTTTAGTACCAGCGGTGCTTTGAATAAAAGCAAAGTTTGCATGAGTTGAAGTGGCTGGTGCGGTGAATACTGCCGTGATTCTTTGCCAGCCTGAGGAACTGGTTAAATCTCTTGCAGTGTTATTACTTATTGAAACTATGCTTCCAGCAGTAGATGCGTTATACCAAATAGCCTTAATACTAAAAGAGCCTTCTTCTGCGCCAGTAGGAACTTTTACATACCCAGAAACTGCATAACTAGATAACGCTGTAGTAGCAATTCTGTCGGTAGTAATTACTCCAGAGTTAGCCTGAGCAGACTTGGTTATTTGTAAAGAAGAAGAGCCAACAAAGTAGTCAGAGGTAATTCTTGCTAAAGATGTAGTGGCAATTACTGCTGTACCAGTATCGGCAGCGGATGTAATAGTTCCAGAGGTTGAGGTTGTGTAGGTAAAGGTAGTATCGCTAGGAACTCCTGTAATTGTGTAAGTGCCGTGTAAGGGGGTGTTGCCATTAGTTCCAGCAATCGTTACGACATCTCCTACCGCAAAACCGTGAGATGCTGAAGTAGTTATAAGTGCTGTTGTAGTACTTCTTTGAGAGTTGCTAATAGTTTTTGTATTAGCAGAAGGTGCTAGCCCAAATACGGTGGCAGTTCCTGTATCTGCTGCTGAAGTTATGGTTCCACTGGTTGCAGTTGTATATCTAAATGTTACTGAGGTTGGTATTGCTGTAATTGTATAAGTACCATGTAAAGCAGAGTTACCATTAGTGCCAGCAATAGTTACGCTATCACCAACTAAAAAACCATGGGCAGTACTAGTAGTTATTGTCGCAGTGGTGGCACTTCTTTGGGAGTTAATAATTCTTTTGTTTAGTTTTTGAGCAGCAGACCAGCCAGTAGTGTTAGTTTGGTAAGTAGGGTTTGTAAATAAATTTGAGCGACTCATTAGGCGGCTCCCTTACGAAGTTGGAAGGCAATCTGACGAGAAACAATAGAGGCAAGTTCTCTCTCATCCATGCCAGCAGAAGGATTAATTGTTATATTAATTCCAGAACCTTTTCCACCAGATAATGTTTCTATCATTGCTTTATCACGCTTTGACAGACCGTTTGGATCAAGTGGCTCTACACGTTCTGGTCGACCTGCTTCACCGATTGTGGCAAGAGTTCCTTCAGCGCTTGGCATTACAACTCCACCTTTTGCAAGAGGATTAATTTTTGGGAATCCAATGGTTCCGCCGCCGAATGGCCCAATTTTAGGTAGCGTAATCTTTAAATTACCAAGACTATTATTCCAAACTGATATTAATGCATTTATTGCACCTTTAACTACTGAAATTACGATACTAAAAGCCTTGCTTACAGCACCTGCAATTCCGCTAAATGCATTTGTTAAAAGACCTACTACTTTTATTAGTGAAGAAATTACACCAGCAACAGTTTTTATAGCAGTAACTAAAACTACACTAATTATTGGAACTATAAATGTTCCTAAAAAATCACCAAGCATTTTAAATACACTCATAATTCCAGAAAGATCAAAACCATCTACAGCAGTTTTTATTGTTTTAAATGCATCTGTTAACGCACCACCAACAGCAGAAACTAGCTTTCCAATAGATTCTCTAAATATCTCGCTATTTTGGTAGAGAAGAGCAAACACAGCTACAACAGCTAAAATAATTGCAATTGGGCCGCCAAATGCTGTTGCAAATGCTCGTATCTTAGGGGCTATCTCTACAATTTTATCAACAAACTTAATAAGCGAAAATAGAGGTCCTAAAAGTACTTTTCCAAAAAATGTTACTGCTTTAGTTATTAACCCAAAGGCTGCTAATAAAGGAAGTATTTGAGCAGATACCCTCAGTAATGCTTGACCAAATTCGCTATTTAAAAAATCATTTAATTTTTTAAGAACTCCAGACAAAGTATCAAAAAATATTGTTATAGATCCCGAGTCTGTTACTGTTTTTATAAAAGTTGAAAACTCTATTAAAAAATTACCAAAAGATGGTAAAGAAGAGTCTAAACTTTCACCTATATCACTAAAGATACCGTTTACTACTCTAAGTTGCTCTAAGAAAATTCCTAAGCCTTTATTATCGGCTAGTCTTATGAACCCACCAATAATTTCTCCTAGCAATGATAGAAGAACTGTACCGTTTTTTGCTGCATCTGCAAAAAAGTCTTTTAGAGGACGTCCATCTATTGTCTTTAAATTTTTAAATGCTAAAGATACTTTTTTAAAGTAGTCTAAGAATATTTGACCGCCACTGCCAGGACCCACGTTTGCCTTTACAAGATTTTTAAATCCTCCAAAAACGTTTCCAAGAATAGTGCCTAAGTCTTTTAATATTCCTTTAGCAATTTTAAAACGCTCTCCAAGTTTTCCAGTTGCTTCATCAAGTTTTAAAGTTTCTTTCCATGAGCCAGTAACATTCTTTAGCCATTCACCGAAAGCATCAATTAAAGGTTTAGCAGCGTTTAAAAGAATTAAAAATCCTTCATAAAGATTGGCTATTGCACTACCAAAATTGTCTATAAATTTATTATTTGTCTTCCATATAGACTCTAGTCTTTTTATGTTTTCTGATTTTGTTATTACTTCAGATATTCTTATTGCTACCTTACCTAAAACATCTCCTGTTTCAGTAAGAAGAGGTCTTAGAGCAGGAAATAGGTTTTTTACTAAGTTATCTATTGCTGTTTCTAGTTGAGGGAAAAGTTTTTCTCCAGCAGCAGCCTTAAGTTTTTTAAACTCTCCCTGTATAGAAACTAAATATTTAACAAAGTTTTGGGCTTCTTTTGACAAGTTAGAAAGTGCGTCAGCGTAAGCATCTGCTCCAGATCCTTGTAGAGCAGCATCTCTTGCTTCTGTTGCTTTTATTAAGTTTCTTTCAGCATCTAATTCTGCTTTTTTAGCATTAACAACAACTTTACTTGCCTCTACTTGAGAAGATAAATCAGGACCTGCTTTTGCATTTTCTGCTTCTGCCTTTTTTAAATCATTGTTACGATCAACCGCTCTTCTAAGATTTAAATCTGCTTCAGCAAAAGCAAGCTGAGCCTCTTTACGAGCACGAGAGTTAGGTGGAAGATCTGAAACACGAGCAAGAGTCTCACGGGCTTTTTCAAGTTCGAGTGCTGCTTTTTGTTCGTTAATTGCAGCATCTTCAGAATCAAAACCTAGTTGTTGTATCTGTTCAATTGCAGTTTCTCTAGCATCATTTACTCCTTTTTGAGCATCTGCTAGATCTTCATATGCTTTTGCTAAATTTCTTTGAGCATCTACTTCTGATTTTGCAGCAGAAGCACTTTTTTTAGAGTTTTTAGTTCCTGCTTGTACTGCTTTAGCGACCCCAGAAAATGCTAATTTTAGTGTCAGAGCTGCTTGACCTGCGGCTGTAAATGCTCCAGCTAAAGTAATTAACGCGGGGGTAGCAGCGGCTCCAATTATTGAAGTTAAAGAAATAAGTCCTGTACCAAGAAGACCAATAATCCCACCTAATGCTGTAAGTGCTGGCGCTAACGCATATCCCGCTCTTGTTAAAGATGAAAATCGTTCTTTAGCATCTATTGCTGATTTTGCAAAACTTCCACTAAAATCAAATTTAGCTCTGCGAATACCTCTATTTATTCCATTAGATATATCTACTCCAGCTTTTTCTCCAACTGCGTCCACACCTTTAAAAGATTTTTGAATATCTCTTTCAACACTAGTAGTGATGGCGCGAACTACTACATATGCATCACCAACAATTGCCATGCGCCATCACCTCCTAATCTCTTAGCCCAAAGGGGCATCTAGTACTGATCCAAACGGCTTTTGCATGTCTGGATTAAACTCTGTTGGCGGAACAAACGGCTTCACTGCTTGACTGCTTGGGTCAAACGGTGTGATGTCGCTGTAGTCAAAATCTCCAACAGAGTTGTCAAAACCTGCGTTTTGACTTTTTTTAGTTGTTTTATATTTATAAGTAGTTTTATAAAAATCCCTATAAATAATTTCTCTTACTTTTTCTTTGACGTCAACTTGTTCTGCACTAGCGACGGAGGTCATGTCATCTTCAAAAATTACATGGATAACGTCTAGCATGTCTGCTAGTTCCATAGAAGATAGTTGTAGGCCGTTCATTAGTGCTTTCCCGTTAACATAAGGCCAGAGATCTACTGCCCACTCTGCGAGTCCTCTAGCCCCGGTATAGGACGGCTTGAGTACTGCTCGACCAACCAAGAAGTGATTTCACCTAATTTTTCAACAGTTACAATTTTGCTAGGGTCATCCACCAGTTTTAGAAAACGATCTAAACTTTCTGGCAATAAAACCTTTGCAAAGAACTTGTCAATAAGAGCAGCTGCCATTCCGCTTGAATCAGAACCAGCATCTGCAACCATGTCTAAAAGAACTTTACCTTGAAGAGCCGTTTTACATTGGAAATCTTCTCCGTAAAGTTTGAAAGATAAAGGTTGCGTGTTTACATCACCACCGCTACCAAAATCCTTAAACCTACCTGTTGTCATGTTGATATTCCTCTTTTCTCATTTGTCTTTTATTTACTATTTTTATAGTAAATGTTGTTACTATTTTACCAACTTTAAGTTATCTGATAGATAGCGATTTGCCTTAGTTCCAGGATGCATGACAGAAGTCGTGTATATAATCCTTGAGCCTCTAACAAATCTCAGCACTTTTGCCCTATCTGGTCGAATAACATGAGGCTTAGTTCCTTGATGGTGTAGCAAAGCGTAGTCCAAATTAGATCCAATTTTCACATACTGACCCCGAGAGTCTCGTAAATGTCTCATGTGGATAGAAGAACGAAGTGCTCCTGTTCTTACGCCAACTTGAGCCTTAGCAGCAGCGGTTATTAAACGACCTTTTTTTGCTAAGTACTTTCCTACATCACCTTCAGGAGAGTTAAGTAGAAAATCTAACTCTGCCCTGCGAAATACTACTGTTGCCATTTTATGGAACGGCTGCAGTCAGGGTAAGAGTTACAGTTTGAAAACCACCTTCAGGGGCTTGAACCTCAACAGTTGCAATAACTCCAAGACCAAAACCAGAAGACTCCCAAGTATCTAATTGAGAAGCGCTATCTAGTAAAATCCATGCATCATACGCAGCAATTTCTGAAGCACTCTCTATTGTTTCAGCAGAAGGTGGTCTACCGTTCTGACCAACTACTGGAACTGCTCTTGATACGGAAACATTAATTGTCGCACTTCTTGGATCACTACATCTACGAGGCTGAGTCGCTTCATCTCCTGGAGCACCAACATACATTTGTACAAAAGAAACAACTACTTGCTCACAATCAACTACAGGTTGTCCTAATGTGTAGTATCTACGCAGAGGAAGTGGCATAGTATAAGAAGCGTAAGAAGTAACAACTTGAGCAAGTACTGCATCTAAAAATACAGCAAGATTTTTGGCGTCACTACTAACAGTTGCCTTATTTATCGTTGTCGACATTTGTCTCTCCTACTTGTTGTCTATATCCTACAGTGTGTAAATTGGCTCTACTCTTGTGTAAAGTTCAAATGATACGTTTGCTGTAAGTAGGTTAATTACTTCATCAACAGTTGGATCGGCTAGGCTAGGTCTAGTGCAATAGATGTCATAAACACCAGGCTCTCTTGGACCAATAATGTCTAATATTTGACTATAAGTTGGGGAGATAGTTATTGTTCCATTAACACGACTTAGGCTAATAGAGTTTTCTAAGTCTTCTGATTTTGTGTAAGAGTGATCAGACACAGTTAAAGATACTTCCCATGCTGAATCATCTTCTAAGAAACTTCCATTTATTTCACTTAAATAAAGAACTAGTGCTGAACCAGATGTAAGTACCTTTAAGTCATAAGGAGTCTCTGTTAATTGATATGGCTTAGGAATAGGGCGACGTGCTCTAGGCGTATCTGGACTAAATACTTTTGCTTTTGCTCTAGCCCTATCTGGGTTAGTTGTTTTTAAGAAAAGATCTACAGCATATAAACCAGTTCTAAGTTCATCAATAAAATCTTGATTATCAAGAATTGTATATGAAACACCTTGGCGAGCAACAGAGGTTACACGCTGAGGAAGAGCACAAGTGTCGTCATTTTCATATAACTTAACAAGTTCAATGGCAAGTAAGCGAGCAGCAGCTTTTCCTGCTAATGGTGGCGGTGTTCCATATGAATAAGTAACTTCAATATTAGAAGATGTCCAACTAGCCCCTGGTGTAGCAAGAATAGTTGAGTGCTCTACTAAATAGTAATCTCTTGGATCTATTACAACGCCATTTCTATCTCTTAGTGTATGAACTCTTATTACTTTACGACCACGAAGGCGTACGCGAGTACTTGCAGATGTTCCATCCCCTGAAAAGTCATCTTGCTGATATGGTCCTGAACCATTTAATCTAATATTTTCAACATTTCCCCTAATTAAAGTGGGAGAGTATGTAAGAATAGAGGCGCCTGTTCGGATATGAGGATCATAAGAAGATACATATCGCTCAGTAACAGTTGTTACGCCAGAGTATTTTCTTCCAGACATGCCCCAAAGTAGGTAGGAGGCTGTTTGTACAGCATCATATGCGTATTGAGACTCTGCATAAGTAGAGCCAAGTTCGTTAACATCTACCCAAAGATTGCCCATTATTTACACCAATCCTAAAGAGTAAGGGCGAACAACGGGTAGTTGTATCAATGATACGACCAACACGTCGTCCGCCCTTCTTTTACTTATATTAAGAGGTTGCATCCTCTGATGAAGCAATAATGAAGTCAACAGCGTTGTCAGCATTATATGAACTGCTACCAGGTACGTTGTACGCAGTAGTAGATCCTTGAGAGGTAAAGTCTGTAACTGCCCAGTAGCCCTTAGCAACAACTGCGGTTCCAGTATCAGCAGCAGAGGTGATAGTTCCGCTTGTTGTAGTGGTGTATGTGAAGGTTGTTGTTGTTGGAACTGCGGTAATTGTTTTAGTACCGTGAAGTGCAGAGTTTCCGTTGGTACCAGCAACAGTTACGCTATCTCCTACACGGAATCCGTGAGCAGAAGATGTTGTAATAGTTGCAGTAGTTCCAGTGCGGTATGTGTTACTAATAGTCTTAGTAATATCATCATGCCACTCGTAGAAGCCCTTTAGACCAGTTGGTGCCCATGAATCGCGAGCGTATGAGTATGGACGCTCTGCTGCAACTGGAAACTCCCAGCGGCCGTCTGGACCTGCATCAAAGGACTCATTTCCAAGACCATAGCCTTCGAAAGTGTTTGCAAGTAATCCGTTTTCAATTACACGGTCACCTGATTGACGCAACTTAACATATGGGAAAACCCAGTGGAAGTATGGACGAGTTGTTGCACGCTTTCCATCCTTCACAGCAAATGACCAAACTTCAAGAGCAACGCCGTTTCCAGCAGGGTCATCTCCAACGGCTGGTGCGGCCCAACCAATTGATGTGCGATCTGGTGAAGCATAAGTTCCTAGATTCTTACGAAGTAGTAACCCGCCTGCTAATAGAGCAGTAAGTTCTGTATCTGGCTCACAAATTGCCAGTTCCATAGTAATTCTTTTAAGAGTGTCTGGGGCTTTGTAGGAAACGCAAACTGTACCGTTTGCTGACTTCTCTACGATTTCATCGCCCTCTTCGTACTCTGGTGTAAATGAAGCGCGAAGGAACGCCGAGGTTGTATAACTATCACCTGGTTGGGTGAGTAGGTTACCTGAGGCGTCCAGTCTAGTGACACGGATCGCCACACCTTGGACGCTTGCCGCGTAGTCCTGAGTGGCCATACTGATTTCTCCTTTAGTTGGTTTTTACTTGTTCTTATTTTACGCTGTTAAATCAACTCTGATTGCTAAATGTATAGATGTATCAAAGTAAACCGCCGCTGGGCGAATTGCCTTAATACGCATATCATTTTGATTTCCCGCTACATCATAGCTTTGAGCCAGATTGTCAGCTACGACATCAACATCACCAATAAGTGTCTTGATTGTGCCAGTGCCGTACATCCATTTGTTTGTCGCTGACGCTGTTGCGCCTGTCTGTGAATCTGGACCATTTCCAGTGTAACCAGAACCAACAATAATTTTAGTTCCACTAACTGTCTGAAGGTGGCCTTTTTCTTTATTATCAAAAATCATATAGTTAGCAGATAGAAGACCAGCCACATCCTTTGTCATGTGAATGACACCGTTTTCTCCGCAAGGGGAAGTATCAGACAATTCATAGTCAAGTAATGCAAGTGCACGTTGAACAGAAAGTGCTGTAGTTCCATTAACAAGTGTTGCACTTGCGGCACTAAGTGCTTTATTTTCGTGGGATTCGCCTTTTCTAACTGCTCCATCCCATAGCTCGCGTTCAATTGACTTCTGTGTTATTCCTTCAAGTTGACGTTTAACTCTTGCTACATAGTCAAAGCCAGTAAAACCTAATGTTGAGCGATAATCTTCAGCTTCAATAAAAAATGGTTTAATTTCAGTGTATCGCGTAGGTGTTGCATTCGAGGCAATAACAGCGGATGTAGTATCTGTATCGTCCCAGTTTTTTGTAGAATAAATACTGGTATCCCACTCTTGTGAGAATCCTCTAATCCATTGATCTTCTTTTATCTTAGTATCAGGCTTTGCTACGGTGAATAGACCGAACTCTGAAGGTGTGATCTTTGGAGCTTCAAATATTCCGGTAAAAGCCATGTTCTCTGTTCCTAACTTAAATCTAGTTTTTGTTTATTGTATCGGGGGAGCCTATTTTTAGGCTCCCCTTCAACAAATTGGTTACGGCTTAGTACTCGATTGTTGCTGCAGTCAATCCACCAAGTGTATCGCGAAGAGCGGCTGCTACTCCGTTTACATTGATAGTTGATGTAACCTGTAGAGATTCGACGCCGATAAGGGCAACGTTCTCAAAGGTTTCAACGAACATCTTGTAGTCGTTGGTGCCGACAAGTGTTGAATCACGGATAACTCCAAGATCCAAAGTGCCACCATCAAGGAACAAGAATGATCCTTCAGCAAATAAGTACCAAACGAATGTATCTGGGAACTCATTCATTGCGCCAGAGCTCTGTGCTGCAAAAGGAGAAGCTCCTGCTGCAGTATCTAGAGCAAATGTAGCGTTGATTCCGCGAGCTGCAATGTAGCCATCAATCTCTGCATATGCATTTAGAGTTGAATCTCCAGGCATATTTAAAGTTAGATCAGCTGCCATTGCGTCTTTAATCCATGCTGGAATAATTGCGCGAAGTGGAGCATCTGCATCTAGACGATGACGTGCACGGTAAGCGGCAGCAGCGCGACCTAGTTGAACTAGGAAGTCACGACCCATTCCAATTACGGAAGTTGAAGTAACGGCTGTTGATGCTGAACCGATTTTTGCCATAAGATTTCCTTCAGCCTCGCGAGCATGTTGAATTAAACCAAGTTCGTTGTGACGAGCAATTAATTCAGGATATGCACGGCTTAGAAGGTTACCGAATTGTAGTTGCAAAGTAACAGCATCAGTTGAGACAGTTGTCTCAGCAGCTGCGGCTACAGTTAAGCTCAACTTTGAAGCTGGGCTTGGTGTTTCTGCTGAATCGTTAGCAGCAGTCCATACACCAACAGCGCTAGCATATGAGCTAAGTACTGGTGGAGTGATGTAGCGGATACCGCCACGGTCTGCTTGGAAACGAGGTAGAGAATCACGGACTGGGCGCACTGCTGAGCCAAGACCGAAGATATCGTACTTAACCTCGAAAGGTGCTTGATGTCCACCAGAAGCAACAAGTGCCTCAGGTCCGACTACAGCTTGTACTTTGTCCCAGTTAGCTTGTGCATCCTGATTAAGGGTGCGAGCCTCTGGAAATTGGGTAGAAATAGAAGCAACAATATGTTGTTCTCCATCTCCACCATTTACACGGCGTAGGCCATGTAGACGCTTGGCCATTGCTTCTGCAACTTCTGCCATGCTTGAAATTGAGCTGCCTGCTGTATATCCAGGAATATCAGCACCAGCAGTGATTGCCACGGCTGCTTCTGTTGTCCGAGATGTTGGGCGACGGTCAGCCGGTACCTCGATGTTGAGGTTATCTGCGTTATCTGCAGCGGCGGTCACGGGTGCCTCCATAGTTTCTTGTGCTGTTTGCACATTTTCTGTTTGTGTTGGTGTTTCAATGATTGCTGCTTCAGCACCTTCAGTAACAACAACTGCTGCTTCAGCTGCAGGAGCATCTTGCGATACTGCTACCTCTTCTACAACTGCTGCTTCTGCTACTACTGGTACTTCTGCTGTTGTTGTTGTTGCTGGTGCTTCTGCAACAGCTGCAACAACTATCTCTTCCACAGCTGCTGCTGCTTCAGTTGTTTCTTTAACTTCAGTCGAAAATTCAGATTTCTTATCTGCTTCGGTTGACGCTTCAGTCATAGTTTTTTCCATTTCCTTTTCTTCCTTTTTGTCTTCTTCCATGTCTGCAGGAGATTTTTCATCTTCTACTTCTGGAGTAACTTCTGGAGCTGCAGGCATTGCTGCTGCATCTTCCATTTTTTTCTCCTCTTCCATGGTTGGGGCAGGAGTTTCAGAAACAGGTGCTTCTTCAGTTACAGGTGCTTCTTCAGCAGGAGCGGCAGGAGCCTCTTCATGCATTGCAGCATCTTTAACTTCAGTAGTTTCCATGTCTTTATTTTCGTCTTCTTTTCCGTATACGCGATTAGTTGCTTCTGCTGCTTTTTGAGCAAGTTCTACAGTTGCTACCTCACGACGCTTGATTTCGTTTCTAACTCCATCGAGCATGTCGGCAAGTGACGTCATAGCGTCAACTGTCTGCGGAGTAGGATCCTCCTTCTCGACCGATTCAAATTCGCTGAGGATAGATGCCTGAAGTTCACTAACTTGTTCGTCAGTGATGTCAGATAACTGATCCATCATTTGTTTGATTTGGTCCACTACTGTCCCTCCTTAGGGTCAGTTAGGATAGGGCTTTTCCCCATCTCGCTGATCAGTCGAGGCTGAGGGACTCGCGGACGCAATAGATGCGTGGAGGCACTCCACCTAATACTGAATACTACATTAGTTCTTATAGTGTGATTTTCTTTTTTGTACTGTTTTTACCGATTAGGTAAGTAGTCTAAGTAACTTAGACATTTGACTAGATATCTCGCTCTGGCTGTAGACCTCTTGACCTGACATAAAGTCCTTCATACCTTTAGTAGCAATATCTGCGTCTTTTTGACCAATTTTATTCTCAACCCTAGTGATCATTTTTTCCATTAGATCCTGTAGGGCAGGTGGTACATCACTAAATCTGATCTTCTGAGCATCTTCTCCAAAGGCAAAAGGTAGGTTAGCAATAACCTTGCCTAATTCTCCAGCACTGTTTCTAACATTGCCTATAGCCTCAGCGTTAAGTGCTCCTGTATCTAATCTATCTACAATATCTAGCAAATCGCCAGCAGCCTTGGCTGCTTCAGCGTAGTTACCAGCATTATCTAGATTATCAACCTCTTCAATCTTCTTTAATGCAGCATCTGATCCAGCATCACCTAGGTCCAGTTTCAACCGAGCAAGCACTTGTCGAAACTTCCCTGTGGCATCACGGGGTTGGGTTTTAGGTGTGTATTTAGCTCTAGACTTTTCTGCGTCTTGCTTACTCTTAACTTCTTTTTTTAGTATATCTGTTTCTTCATCTGTAAGACCTTTTAGATCTTCTTTTGTTAAATCAGGTGTACCAACAGGCTCACTTTGATCTACTACATAAGGATCTTTTTCAGCAAATGTTTCAGAATTGGCTAAAAAATCTGCTTCTGAAGCCTCTCCCATTTCATTTAAAATGACAACAATCATATCTTCTGGCTCCCATTGAGCGTCATATAGATCATCTGGTTGTTGAATAATTTTGCTTACAGGCATTTGTAGTTGATCCTGTGGAATCTCCATCTGCTCCATTGTCTCTGGCATGTAATCACTAGAAAATTCTTCTACAGAATTATTCTTAGCTCTATCACGCTTAGCATGTGTTGCAGTGTAAATACCTAAAGCATCTTTATGACGTAGTTGACAGTAACCCTTAGCACGAGGACCTAGATACTTTGCTAAATGCTTTACGCATCTACTCCAGTCACCAGGTGCTCCCCAACGGATTTTTGCAGCTCCTTCGCCTCTTGTCCAGTAGCGACGAAGCGTTTCAGCGTTTCCCCGGTTACGATCCAAACCGCCAGCGGCAACAACTGATTCAACAATAGAGATTCTTGCTCTTAAACTAGCAGCAATACTATCTGTATCGTTTACGGATGCTTCTTTCCAGTTCTCTGGAATTAGATCTTTTCGATCTAACTGACGAGCCATCTTTACAATATGACGGCGAACCAAACCACGATTTCCTGGCTTAGCACGTCCATATGCATGAACAGCATTTTTTAGATCAGAAACATTTCTAATTGGGAATGACCCATCTGGAAGTGCTTTTTTATCTTTTGCTAATTCCATACGTTGTTTGCGAGTAATGACTGCTAACTCTGAATCTGAGTTATCAATACTTTGAAGCATATAAGAAGAAGATTCTTCTTTCATCTTATTTACTCTATTAGATAATTCAGATGCTTTAATAGCAGCAGTAATTGTTCTCATTCTATCTTTAGCACTATTACTAGCCGCAATTAATGGTGCTTCTAGTTTATCAATTCGAGTATGTAACTCTGCTAAAGGATCGTTCTTTAGTTGAGCAAGAACGCTTGCACCAGCAGCAACAAGTGCCATAACTTGACCTGATGCAACACGAGCACGAGCAATTGGGAAGCCAGGAACATTTACCTGACAAATTGCTACAAGCTCTAAAGCACCTTTAATCGGTCTCCAATCTCCTGACGGAGCAGAGGCACGTAGAGCACGAATTTGTTCTGGAGTTGTGCCAGGGCGAAGTGCTCCTGATACCCAGATACCATAAGCATCTTCTCCAGCATGTACATCTGCTACTGCAGATGCTGTGTCGTCATAATGACGAACTGCTTCTGAAGCACTTGCTTCAAGAGAAGCATGTCCTCCAGCTAAAGTTAATTGTCCAACTGGAACATCTGTTCCATCGTCAGCACGTACAGCACCAGTGTGGAAGTATGCATAACTGCTCTTACTCCGAGGAGGACGAGTTCCATAAGACATTCCAATATGATCTACATGCCATGCAGCAATGTGACCATACACTTGACCTTCATCAGTTACTGTTAGTGCGGTTGGTTTTTTTAATTTTGGGTTAGCAAACCAATCTTTCGGTGGAGTAACTGGTATTGACCCAGCCACAATTCCACACGCTACTAACGCTGATGCGTCTAAAGGATTTAATCCTTCGACATACACTCCATCAGATATCACTTCTTCCTCCTGCATTTCTCCGCTTTGGTCTGCGAGTTCTACTCGACATTCCTGAAAAGCGGGCTTGGGGACAAGAGTTACAGCCATAACCCTTGCCTTAGTTATGTTCATTTTACCTGCTCCAACTTTTTTGTTAGAGTCATTTTCAGCATTTTCTTTTTCTTCATCTGCTTCAAACATGTCCATATCAGCAGAAACTCCACGGATGAAGCCTCCACGAACTAATCTTTCCGCTTCTTTTCCGTATTCTCCAGTATCAAAATATCCTCTGGCATTTCCAATACCTTGTTCTACTCTTTCCATCTGAATAATTGTTCCAATTACAACTGATCCAGAATGACCCTCGCCAGTCTTAATTTGCCATAAAAATGGAAGAGGAAGTTCACGCATAGTAATAGCGCCTTTTTCAAACTTACGACCATCTCCAGACTCTATGTCTTCTGGGATAACTAAAGGAATAACAAACTCTGCTCCTTTAAAATCTTCTATCTCTGCTCCTGCTAAGACAACTCTGTTTCTGGCATCCGCTGCTCTTGCTTTAAGAGAGGTTGCTTCGAGTATGGCTTCAGAAGGAAGTATAAAATCTGTGCTAAACGCGTCTGCTCTAATTCCTTTTTTGCCATAAAGTTGACGATGCTCCTTATCTCCAGTCCACATGCCAGTTGCTTCTTTATGACGCAATGCACAGTAGCCTTTTGCTCGAGGACCCATGTATTTTGAAAGTTGGCGAACGCAGCGGGTCCAATCACCTGCGGTATTCCAACGAATTTTTGCTGCACCTTTTCCATATAACCAATAACGACGAAGTTTTTCAGCATTTCCTTTGTTACGGTCAATTCCTCCAGCAGCAATTAAGGAAGAAATTATTGAATCTGTAATATATGCAGATGCAGTTTTAGCAGCTGAATCTATTTGATCCAAAACTATTTTTAAGGTGTCATCATCTAAGACAACAACTGGTGGAGGTGTAGGACTCTTTAAATCAGAAAGAATTGAGTCATCTTTTTCCCATACTCCTGGCTTACGCTTCCATGTAGAAGTTACAACAGAGTCTTTACTAGTAGGTATTAATGAAACTAATTCCATTACCGCTTGAGGATCATCAGGTGAAACAATTGCCATATAAATTGGTGGAACATCTGAAGTATCTGGCGTTAATGCTACAGATGCAGCAGAGGTAAGACCTTTAGCAGGTTGTCGAAAAGCAGGTGGAACTTTTAATCCAGGGGAAGGAGTTAAGTCTTTAGTTGGTTTGTAGCCTTCTATTGAAGAAGGATCTACTTTTGGTTGATACCAAATTGAATTAGGATAAGTGGTTTCTCCATTTACTACAACTTTTTTCTCTAAAAACTTTCTTAAACTTGGATCGTTATAAGCATTAGGAGTTTTTGTTTCTGTGCTAACAGCCGTAGGAGCGCTAGGAGAAGATGCTTTTAATCTTTGATCAGTGCTCCATGCTGGAAGGTCATTTAATATTGTTTGAACTTGAGCAGTGTTTAATTGAGGAAGTTTTCCAGGAAGAGTGGCATTAGGGGAATCAATAGGAACTCTAGGCTCTCCTAAAATTCCTTTAGTAAGTTGCTTAGTAGATGTTAAAGTTTTTTCTTGTGGAAGTGGTTTAAAAGTATCTGCAGGCTCTGTAGTATTAGCAGGAACATCAACATAATTTCCATTATCTAACTTAACCTTAACGCTTTGAGTAGCAGGGTTAATAGATTCAATAGTTCCTGAATACTCTGGCTTTTTACCAATAACAACTCGTCCACCAGACTTGGCAAACTTACCTATAGCATCTCTTACCTGAGAACGTGCTTTCTGAGAGCGCTCTTCTGGAGTGTAATTTCCATCTTGATTAGTTACAGGAGTTCCTGCTGTCGGAGCAGTGGCAGCAGTTAAAGAAGAGTCTGAAAACTCCTCATACTCGCTATACATATTTTCATCATAAGAAATCTCATTAATTAAATCCCAATCAATTTTATCCATCTCATCTACAAATATGTCAGACTCTTCTTGATTAATTTGAGATATAGAAATTGATTTCATAGGATTAGAGTCTAAGTTTCCTGAAACAATAATTGCAGTTTCTGTGTCTACAGGAACATGTATTTTCTCAACCATGTCATAGGGATCATCGAGGCTTTTATCGTAAGTGTGAAAATCATAGTTAATATTTCCAAGATCTTCCCACATTGCATCGTCCCAAACAAAGACTGATCCGTCTGTATTTACTTTATATAAGCGATCAATGCCAGTACCATCTAAACGAATACGAATAAAGAACTGAGGAGCCATATCTTCTGGCAACATCTCTGACTCTATAAAAGAGTTAAGTTCTACCTTTTCTGGAGACTCATAGTCGGCCATAACAAATTTATATGAAGCAGTAATTGAGTTTGCCTGAGCCTTCTTATTTTCACGGGCAACTATTGCACTGGCCCAGCGTTCAGCAGCATCTCCACCCCAAAGAGCCCAAGCGATGCGTCCATTTGAAGGATAGCCAGGTTCTGAAGGCTCGTAGCCTTTTCCTTTTTTATCTACTTGATGACGAGGGAAGTACTTAGCGATGTGACGAATTTTTCTAATACCAATTTGACCACCACGAGCAAGAGTTCTAGCAGTATTTAAACCTACCGATGTGCCACCGCGATCATGCTTTTTACGCCACTCTAAGGCACGTTTTGCCTCTGACTGAACTGATTTTGGAATTGTGTATAAACGGTCATTATTTGAAAAAATCTTTATGTCTAAATCTGATATTGCAGCGGTTGCTAACTCGTAAGTAACAGAAGATGGATTCTCTTGGTTATCATCAGGAGTGAAAGAAGCAGTGAGCGCATCTGCATAGTCAATAGAAGAAACTAAGTTTCTTTTTTCGTCTACAACTACAGCCTTGTTTTCAAGCACAAATAAGGCGTTATTCCCACTACGACCTATAAATTGCAACTTAAACTCCGTCTCTTTTACTTCGCTGACTCGTACTCTTTTAGTTCGTTTATTCCAATAGCCTCGCTGGAACCTTCGGCTTCGTCGTATACGGCTATAAAGGCGGGGTCAACATATATGACCATTAAACCATCAAAATCAAAGTGGTCATCCTCGTCAGATAGCTCAATCCAGTCACCATTCTGTCTGTAGAAAGTGCCTTCATCTGACTCGTAAATTACTACTACTACCTCATCAAATTCTGTATCAATCAGTGCATACAAATCTGAAATGTTTTCTGGTTTATCTGGTGTGAAAGCCATAACTACTCCTTTGCCTTAGAGTCATCAATTGGACCACCTGCAACCCAAGCGTTACAAGTCCTGGAAGCGGCGCATTTAAAATCAAATGCTTCGCAGTAACCAAGTTCAGCAGCATCTACAGCATCCCAAGCGTTATTTTCACTTGATCCACCTTGCTCAATGCCTTGAGCAATGCAGTCTTTCATTTTAGTAGTTCTAATAAACATTACGCAGTTTCCGCAACGTGACTTCTTTGCTTCATCTATTGTTACAGACCAGCGTGTTGCTTTTTCTTGCCAGAATTCTTCATTTGGTTCTGCTGGATTTAGTGGGCCATAAGCAGCATCTTTAATTGCCTTCTCGCGGTTTGCAAGGTTAGTTGGTATATCTTGTGTTGCAGGAGGACAAGCATCTGATACAGCAGCAGTTACAGGTTCTACTGATTGATTTTCATTTCTTATCTCTAACGCATCTTGAGCATCACTAGTCTCATCAGTAACTGCTTGCTCAATAGTGTCGTAAGGCTCTGATACATCAAAAGGAATAACAGAAATTTGACTCATATTTGTTGAAGCCAGTATCGCCCAGTCCGTTGGTGTTGTAGGTAGTTCTACATCAGAAGCAGTGTATAAATTTTTTGCCATATCAATTCTTTCTTGAGTAAGACCGTATGAATCTATAACTTCTTGTGGTGCAGCAAAAGCAACATCAGCATCAGAAGCAATAATGGAAAATATATGATCTCCATCTTGAATAGGCAGGTCAGAGTTTACGTATGCTCTAAATATTTCTATAGCCATTTTTATCTCCTAGTTCCTTCCCGCTAAACCAGTACGCCATTTTTCTTTACTTATTCCCCGTAGATCCTCCAGACGAGTAATTACCTCATCTAAAGTTGCTTTACTAATGTCAGAACCATACATTCTTTTCAGTGCTTGTATCGCTTGTTGAGAGGTCATGTCTATTAATTCTTTATATGCAGTTGCTCCAATTTGCTTAGCCACTGCTTTATTGATCTCTCCACCTGTACGAGCATCTCTGCCCTTCATGTGGGTAAATGGATCTGTAACACTTCTACTACCACCACCATTTAGAAGTTGAGCGTATCCGTGATCAATTGGTAAAAGTTGAATTTCTTCATAACCATTTTTATCTACGCCTTTATTGTCAACGACTCCTGCTAAGAAGTTTTGTACGTGTCTATCAGTATTATAAATAACAGCATCAAGAACTGCTAAACCAATCACATCAGCAAGAGCAGCTCTCTTAGCAATAGTCTCGGTTGAAGATTTACCAGGGAAGTTATCAAATAGTACTGGCTTATTCTTAAAATCTATTCCATCTCCAGCATTTGTAATAAGAACTGTTCTAGAATCGTTTGGATGCTTTTGAACATATGCTGCACCTGCAATACCTAGAGATTGGGCTATCTTTGAAGAAACATACTCTGCATCAGCTGCTCCTTCTGTTTTTTCTCTCTTAAAGTAAACAACCTGACCACTTTGTCTATGTATAAGTCTAAAGTTGCTACCGCTATTTATACCTTGAGAAACTCTTTGAATATCAAACCCAGTGTCGTTTCCATCTATAACTAACTTCTTACGAACTCCTGAATCAAGAGTTTTTCCAAAATTTAAAATCTTTGTAGGATCTATATTTAGTAAAGCATCTGCTGGTCCAATGTTAGATCTATTTGGGCTGTAAACCATCTTTTCATCGTGAAGTGCTTTTACTAAAGTAGCAATTTCATTTATGTTCTTTGCTGTCTCAGCGTCATCAGCACCTTGCATGCCATCAGGATTTCTAATCTCTTGACTTACATATTGAGCCAAAGCCTGACGAGCCTTTTGGTCTAGTTTTGCTAAAGAGGCCCCGCCTTCAAGAGCAAAAAATTCTTTTAATTGATCTTTATGAGGATTTAAATAAGAGTTTTGTTGATAGATCTCATCTGAAGCAAAAGCAGATCGTAGTTTTTCAGAAGCATTAAACTCATTATCTTTATTATTAACTCTTTTTTCTGCTTCAGCAACAGGATCAATAAACTCCATATTTGCTTTAGCAAAAGGCTTCTCATTGGCAATTTGTCTTTGTTTGATAAGTTCGTTAAGTTGATCTATCTTATCTCCCAAAGACTCGTATCTAGCATCCCCTGAGTCTTTTAAGTATGTAGATACCTGAAGTAGATCAGCAGGGTCAATTCCTTCAATTACTTGACCTTGATCCATTTCTTTAGCAAATCTCTCTAAGTAGTAGGCAGCCTCACTTGCTTTGCGATTAGCGCCTCTCTCATTCCACTTAGGAAGTTTTATAGAAATTACTTTTACAGCCTCTTTAATTTTTTCTTCATCAAGAGCATCTACGTTTGCTGGGATTAAATCATCTGGTATTGGCTCATTTAATATTCTTTCAAACTCAGCACGTCTTTCTTTATCTTTCTCATCTTTATATTTTTCTATTTCTTTCTTGAAGTTTTCTATATAGTCAGCAAGAACTAACGCATTAGGGTTATTCTCTAGATCCCTAACTCTACGTAATTTACGAATTGCTGAATCTAGAGGAGATGTAGAAAGATCTTCTATTTTTTCTCCAGCATTTAATTTATTAACTACCTCGTCTAGTTTTTTACCAGCACCACGGACTTCATCATTTGCTTTATAATCTCTGGCTTTAGGGAGATACTTAACTCTAATCTTCTTAAGTTCTTTTTGAATAAGTTCTTCATTCATATCAGCAGCGTCAGGAACTTTTTCTGCTATTGGCTCTGCTTTAGGGATCTCTATCTTAGGAGCATCAGGTGCAACATCTCTAGCCTCAGGTGCAACGCGAGCAGGACCTGCGTTATCTCCTTGTCTGACAATCATTCTTGATTTCCACAAACGTGGACCATCTTCACCTGGTAGTTGTACCCATACGTAGTCTTTATAAACTTTTCCGTTACGACCAATTCCACCAACCTTTTTGGCTTCATCAATCTGATCTCCAGCGCGAACAAGAACTACACCCTCGCCATACATCTCATTCTTTTTTGCATTTCCATGACGAACTCTATCGCCAGGTTTTAAAACAATTCCATTTTTATCTTTATAGAAGCCTTCTCTGTATGCAAATCCTCCTACATCACGCCCAGCAACTACTTCAACTCTTTTTTCTAGTGGTTGTCTTAAAGCGCGACCACGCTTTGGTCCATCGCCCTTATTCTCTTCTGGCGGAACTCTAAAATCTTCAGGCACCTCTCCAGTACCAAGACGACGCATATTACGAATAGGAGAGCGACGATCAAAGAAACGGAAATACTCTTTTTGATTTCTTGGATCTTTAATTAAAAACCTAACTCGACCAAAAGGTGCTGGTTGAATATCAAGAATCTCTTCATATACTTTATTAAAGTTATTCCATAAGAAATCACCAGTTTTTACATCTCTTGCTTTAGTAGGAGCAAGACGTCCAGCATTTGCTTCAACAAAAGCATTCACCTTGATTACTTCAGGGTTCTCTTCTACATATTTTTTATCTTTTGGCTCTTGATTATCATCAAGTTTTGCCTGCTCGACGGGCACGTTATCAATTTCTTTTGGTTGTTGGTTATCTTGATTATTGCCGATACCTGCTAAGTCAGCATCTAGAATTTCTTTTAAGCGATCAGCATATTTATCGTATGCTCCTTGATCTTTCCATTCAAAGTTTCCATTTGAATCAATCTTTGCAAATGGGCCATCTTCTGGTAAACCATTATCGTCATAAATCTCAATAGGTGCTTCTGCGCGAGGACCACCATCATCAGGCTTTAGGAACATAATTCCGTTATCTAGCCAATCCATCTCTGCAACACCCTTTTGAAGTTTATCTATTTGATCAGCAGTAGGTTTGTAGTCTCCAACAACTGCCTCTGGCTTTGCTTCTGGGTTCTCACGAGCATACTTAGCCTCTCTTGCACGAATCTCTTCACGAGGGATGCCTGTAGCATCTGCAATATCTTGTAATGACTCTCCAGCCATGCGGCGATCAAAAATTTCTTTATCGGTAATTTCGGGGGTACCCGCTGGTGAACCTTCTTTACTGTTCTCAATCTTGCTAAGAGTAAATGTTCTTTTGTCTCCCTTTGCATCAATTGCTCTTACATTTACATTTGAGTTTCTAGGATTTTCAAAAACTTCTACAGGAAGAACTAAACGCTCAGTTCCATTGTATAAGAATGCAATTTTCTTTTTAGCAGCAATTGCATCTCTAATCTGAGTCTCTAGTGGAACATCTCCATCAACAACAAGACGTATGGCATCATCAGCAGGAAGTTCTGCTACAGGTGCCTCATCTACTTGACCGATTAATCCTTCTTCAGCAATCTTCTTTAATTCAGCGTTAGTGTCAATTCCTTTAAGTTGAAGAGCATCTCTAACTGCTTCTCCTGGTACGTTTGCAACAAAGTCTTCTCCATCATCTGTAGGAAGTGCTATTACAGCAGCGCCTGGAACCTCATTGCCTGGTTCTACAGATCGACGTAATTCTTTTAACAAATCATTTGTAGAAATCTCTTGTGCTAAGAAAACAGGATTGTCTGAGAAGCCTTCAGGAAGAATTGCATCAGGATTTTCTGCAGTTACTTCTTTCCATGCTGCAAATGGCTCTGGGCTAAGAGGGTTATAACCTTCTGGCATTTGAATTTCTTCATTCTTAGGTAAGTATGGAATGTGATCTTTTGTCTCATTAAATTGATCTAACTCTTTTTGGCTAAGACCTTCTAGAAGCGGAGGAAGTGGAACCAAATCCATTTCTTTAGCATCAAACTTTGGCTCTTGAGTAGGAGGCTCTAAATCAGGATTTTGTTCTGTAACTTTTTTAAATGACTCGGCAAGTTCTGGAGTATTACCAGAAACAATCTCTGCTTTCTTTCTAAAATCATTTAATGCTTTTTCGTTATTATCAGCACCAAGTTTTTTATCATAAATCTTTGCTAACTCCATAGGAGCATCAATTCCTGCTTCTTCTAAAGCAAAGAAAAGTGCTTCAGCAGGAACAAACTCATCGCCTTTAGCAAAAGGAAGAGCTCCTACTCCTAAAGCATTCTCCCCGTTTTCTCCTGGAGAAACTGCTTGCTCTAATGCAGCAAGTATGTCTCTTTCATCTTGCTTTTGAGCAAGTTCAATAGGGTCATCTGTAAAGTCTGGACTATCTTCATCTACGCGCCCTTGAGGATCATATGCAGAACCTTGCTTAATTTTATACGCCCCCGCTGGGTAGTTAAATTCAAAGCCACCTTTAGTTTCAACTGGAGCATCTGGTTGCTTAGGTAACTCAGCCTTCTTTTTATTATTACCAGGAAAATCTCCAGCGTCATTTATAATCTTTAATTTTTTACCAAAACTATTCCACTTTTCTTCTTGTTGCTTAGATGGAGCATCTACCATAGCTGAATTCATATAGTCATCTAATGCACTAGCAAATCCTTCTGGTTGAAGTTTTTCATCTAAAAAGAAACTAGCAATTTCATCAGCGGACATTGAATCAATCTTTTTTAAATCTTCTTCTTTGTATCCATAAGCAGGAGCAAAGTTTTTAATCTCTTCACGAGCCTTTTGAGCATACTCCGTGGCTCTAGCATCTTTTTCTTTATCTACATAAGCCCAGTTCTGATAAACCTTGTCTTTTAAAAGATTGTTTGCATCTTTAACTGAGATATCACCTTGCTCTATAACTCTTGCTACAAAGTTATCTTGCTTATAAACGTTCTCTAAGTCTGCTGGCTCTGTGGCTCTGCGTAACATAAGAGCATTGTTTTTCTCTTCAATATCCCAACCCTCGGGGACGGTGCGATCTAAAGCATCTACTCTGTCATCAGCATTCTTCTTTAACTCTGCTTTACGATTTGCAATGGCATTTTCTTTATCTTTTTTCTCAGCCATAAGGCGCTCATATGCATTTGGCCCTGGTCTATCTTCAGCAGGAATTAAGCCTTGTCTAAATGGAAGATTTGCTTTTGGATTTAATAGTTTATCTTCATTTCCTTCTAATTTATCTTGAACATCTGCCCAGTTCTTAACTACAGCAATTTGTTCAGCAGACTTAGCATTTAGTATTTGATAATCTTTTGTTCCATCATCTTGTTTAGAGACAAAAACTACAAACTCTTTATCAGAATCTACATATCTCTCTACTTTATCGCCAAACTCTTTATATTTTTCATCTTTTTCCCAGCCGTTAGGGGCATCAAGAAATACTAAATCTTTTTCATTTATAACTTCATCAGTTACACTTGGAATTATAGGTTCAGGAGAGTAGCCATTTGGAGTAGGTAGAACTGCTTTTATATATTCACCTTTAGCAGGATTTATTTCAGCGATTTTTCCATCTGGAAACTCTACTTCTACATCTTTACTATTTTTAGCGTTGGCAACTACTCTTCCACTAAGACTAAATACATTTCCGTCAAGACGACGAATAAGAGCACGAATACCTCCACCTTCATAAGCAAATCTTCCTTTACGATCACGACGTTGACGTCTAGCACGAGCACTACGTGACTCAAAAGAGTTTCCATCAGATGCTGCAATTAAAGCCTCGCCTGGAATCATTCCTTGAGGAAGTGAAAGTAATATTGAAGTGTAGTAAAGATGCTCTACAGATCCTGGTATTGATTCAAATGCTGAAGCAAGAACTGCTTTTGCTCTTTCATCTGTAATCCTTGGATCAGCAGCAAACCAACGAGAGCGTGCAATTCTTAATGCACTAGCAGTCATTGAATGCTCGCGAGTTGAGCGTGGGTGAGAGATTGGTAATAAATCTGTATTAGTTGCGTAGAAGAAATCACTTTTATTATGTTTAGCAAGTGATATGTACTTATTAAGTTCTTTCATTGCTAAGTGCTCGCGAAGAGATAGTGGCAATCCTTTGCTCTCTTCTAGAGAGCGCATAACTACAGAAAAAGCAGCTTTTTTAGTAATCTTTCTTGCAGTAGATGTTGAAAAATTAGCATTATCTACAACTGACAAAACTTTATCTCTTAAATCTACTGCTTGCTTAATAGCAACAGCACGACGACCTTCAGGAGTGATGGCATAACTAATTCTTCTTATTCTACTCATGCTTGATCCTCCTCTTCTAGTACTGGAAGCAAATCTGCATCTAAACTACCTTTTCCTAGTGAAGCAAGAAGTGATGCTCTTAAGAATGGATCTTCTCCATTTTTAACTGCTCTTAACCAACTTGCTCTAATTGCAGGCTCTGCTTCATATCCATAACCTAGATACTCAGTCATAGCAAAAATTGCATCTTCTACAGTTTCATAATCTTCTTTGTTCTTTAGTAGAACATTTAACTCTTGATCTATTACGTACTCATCTAATTCATCTTTTACTTCAGTTAGATTTTTACTGCCTTCTACATTAACAACTCCGTCAGGTATTACGGCAAATCTACATTTTCCTGTTGGCTCAACTGGGAGAGCAATGATTTTACAATTCGAACCCCCAGCATATAGAACGCAATTGGCGCAAGTAACACCAATAGAAGCAACTTCATTTTCCGCTGGCGGCGTGTAGCCTGCCCAAATACCTTCTTCGTCTTCATTAAATTTTCCATACTTCTGCGAGATCTCAATCAATGCATTTGCTAAATCTTGTTCTTCAGGAACTAAACCTGCTGCAGTAATAGAGTTTGATTTTTTAGTGCTACGAGGATGAGAAGATGGTAGCAAATCATTGTCTGACTTATAAGCAGCATTTGTTGGTCTGCCAGACTTAAGTAGTTTTAGAAAAGCATTTACTCTTCCCATTGCCCACTGATTACGGTTCATACCAGGACGATGAGAAACAGAAAATGCTCCAGCGCCACGACGATAAACTGCTTTTAACATACCTAAAGTTGCTCTTCTTCCTTTAGGACTTTTCTCGTTATGATTAGAGACTTTCTCTTTAAGAGAGTTCTCTACTGCTTTAGAAAAAACAACTTTGCGAGAACCTGATGCAGATCCTTTAGAGTTTTTATTTGAGCCTTTTATTTGATCTTTTTTAGGGGCAGGTTTTGAACCAGCGGCAGCAGAAATAGAGGTAGTTACAGGAACATAATCCTTACTACCTTCTTTTGCCCAGTTAGAGGGCGCCCACTGCTTTGCCATTTTTGTTATTTACATTCCTTGGTAAGTAGTTGCTTTTAACTGCCAATCCCACTTTGCATGCATATCAATACGCTCTGCAATAAAGTTTGCAATGCCTTGCTCATTTGCTTGATTTGCTATATCAAATGCTCTTCTTAACCCATTAAGCATTACAGCATTAGCAATAAGAATATCGTTAGTAAGATCTAAGCACATATATCCAACTTCAGTATCTTCAACGTTTGACATACGTGCGAACTCAAACAAACGGGATGGAGATACAGCTCCAAGTTTTCTTATGTTTTCAGCAAAAGGATCTATAGATCCATCAATGTCTTCATATATCTCACCAAAGAACTCATGAAACTCTGGAAAATTAGGCCCCATAACATTCCAATGAGCGCCTTGTACTTTATGAGAAAGCACTACAGCATCACTAAGTGATACTGCTAAAGCATTAACTAGTTCTGGTTTTTCTACGTTCATTGTGTAACTCCTTGTTGCTCAGTTGGGGGTTGTGTTGCTTGTTGTAAAACTTGTTCTACCTCTGGTGGCAGAGGAGCAACAGAATTTTCTTGCTGTGTATCTCTAACTGCGTTCATCATTTCTGGAGCAACAGTGTTTAACATTGCTTCTGTTAACTCAGGGCTAATTGCTCCCTTTTCAGAAAGCATTCGGATAGCAAGTTCATTTGGTGTTGGTGCATCCATAGATGAGAATCCATGAGCACGTCTCCATGAGTCGTAAGAAATAGCGCCACGATCAAATCCTGAGTCAGCATCGGCTGCTTTATCATTTCTAGTAGCAACTGCTGAAGGGTCATACCAAACAACAATTCGATCTACCTCTGATTCAGTAAATCCTTGTGCCTTAAGGTATGGACGTAAGTAAACAACTGTTAAAGCATCAGCAATTAATAACATCAATGGTTCGATATGTGCTTTATATAGTGACTCATCGATTTGAAGTGCGTTTGAATACTTAACGTTTGCTAGACCAGTAACAACATCCTTAGGAACATCTAGTCCTTGCAGGATTCGCTCTAATACTCTGTCGGCGCGAGAAGCAAGTGCTGGATCAAATGAACGCTCAAACTTAAATTGTTTAATCTTGTCGCCAAGTTCAGCGGGACCTCGAATAATAAGTGGAACTACTGCACTAGCAGACTCCTCGTCGCGAATAGGAGTTGTCATAGCGTCAATTAATTGTTCTTCAAACTCATCCTCTGCTTCTTCTGCAGTAAACCCTGGGTTCGCTTCGCTATCTGTGTCATATGGATAGTCTGGGTCGCCACCTGCTGCAACTGACAAACCATCTGGCAAGTAAAGTGCACCAGCATTTAGGCGTGAACGTGCTGTAGCACGGAATGTTCTATTAAGAAGTAAAAGTTCTGCGCAAAGATCTAGTAAGCCACGAAGAGATGAATCTGCTTCATCTGAGTAACGAGGATGTGAACGCCAGATGCGTCCTACAAATGCACTCTTAGAAAGTTTATTGTTCGGTGACATACCTCCACCAATACTTTGTTCTCTGCGACCAACAATATTAAATCCACCGCGAGTGTCAGCCATTATTTCATCTACAGATTTAATATCCCAAGACTCTGGAATACCTGAACCAACTCGTTCTGGCATTTGAACTAAATAACATTCACCAGCAACTGAAATATTTAATGCAGCATCACGAAGAAGTCCTGCTTGTCCACCGTACGCAGAATCTAAACGAGCAAGTGCTCGCTCCGCAGCTGCTGCTAAACGTGGATCAATAACACTAGATAACGCAACGGGTGCTGGTGCTTCTGCAGCGTTATCGATGGCAGCAGCGTAGATACGAATACGAGAAACAACGGAAGCAACTAAGTTAAATGCATATTTTATTTCTCCAATAGCATCATAATATTCCCATGCTTCGGATTGCCATGCACTAGAGCCAGCAGATCGACGTTGTTTGAATTGTTCAAACTCGCCTTTATCATTAATTTTAATTTGTACTGCAGCAGCAGTTAAAGTTCTAGGTGTTGAATAGGAAACTGCTTGAGCATTAGAGGAAATAAATATTCCAGCAGCGCCTGTAAGTTTTGGTTTAATGTTTCTAACTATCTGAGTTGAACGAGTAGTAGACTTTTTTCTTTTTCTAACTTTCTTTGGGACAATTTCAGACGCAACGATAGGGGTAGGCTCTATCGGCTCTTGGTGTTTGAAAACACTCACCCTTGAAACTCCTCGTCTCTGTGGCGGAGTAGAAGAACTATCACTTTTCTTCATACGCAGCCAACAAACCAGCAATAGCAGAGATCGCTAGAACAACCTCTACTGGATGTATTACGTTAGGGATAATGATACGTGATATTTCAAGTAGTGATGCGACCCAAATTGCGGTACACCACATACAGGTGAACAGGTAGCCAAATTTGGACTTCTCTGGGGGAAACTTTTTCCAAATTGCATTTCTTAATTTAGAGAATATTTCGTCCTTAACAATAAGCCTTGCTATTCTATAGGTAGCAAGACCAGCCACTGATAACTCAAAGAAGTTGTCCATTTACTCTTCCCCTCCAACAGTAATGATTGACCCGTATGGGTTCCAAGACCTAAGCCTAGAGCCACATCCGCAGTTATCGTCTTTAGTAAATGCAATAAGTTTTCCAGACTCGGTGGTAACCCTATGGATTCTATCTATTTTGCTATGAGAAACATAAGTTTCATTAAAAACTACATTGGCTCCTGTAGGGGTATCTACAGCAATTAAGAGTTTATTATTTAGCAAGATTGCTCTACATCTATCTACATGCCTAGTGCCTGCAGGAGATGCGCCCTTAGGTAGAAGTTCATTTATATCCTCTAAAGATCCTGGTAAGGCTAAGGCGACCATCGCTGGAAATACATCAGCTACCACGTTCACACAACCTCCTTATACTCGGAAGGTATGTGAAAATCTTCCCAGCCGAAATATGATTTAGCGATTGTTAGGGGGACTAGAAGAGGTTTTTCTCTAGAAGCACCTTTAGGGGTTAACCATACATCTATGTCCTCTACTTTAACTACAACGGGACATAAAGCCCAGACTTTATTTTTCTTAAGAAGTGATAATGGAAAAGCAATTGGGTTAGGAGATTCCTTAGAGGTAATTGTTTCTAGACGTCTAGCGTTTGGTCTAGAGCCTTGCTTCTCTGGGTTTAGCCATATGGCAACAACTAGATCTTTATCTAAGTATGTGCCAGAAGAGTTTTTATATGTCTTAGCCATTGCTTATTCTTCTAGCCATGGCTCGATATGTGACTCCAGCGGCCTCGGCAATAGTAGCGGTTGCAACTCCTCGATTATGTAGACTCCTTGCAAGTTCAGTTAAAGCAACATTTGCTAAGGCTGGTTCACTATTTGCTGCGCTCTTTGATCTATAGCGTCTAGAAAGGCTAGAAAGGTGTTTTAAACGCGCTCTAATCTCAGGAGGTACACCAAGAGAGATAGAACGAAGTCTAGGCGTATCAGTAATAGGGGAAAGAACCGTTAAAGACTTGGATGGAGTTTCTGGAATAGGCTTTATTTGCTCTTGTTGAGTAGCGGTTTTAACCCAGAAATGAATAGTTGATTTTGGTTTAGGCGGAGTGAAAGACTCAGCAATGATCCCAAGTGACCAGCCTGCTTCCCAGAGGGAGCGAAGGCGGGCAGTAAATGCATCTTGGGAAAGAGAGAGTAAAAACTTAATCTCTTCTTTAGGTAGTTTTGGTTTGTTTTTCACTCCTTTATTTTACATTGTTTTTAAATGTCGTACAGGAAGAGGGCATTGCTTATTGGACGAAAAGACAAAAATATGAAGGTTTCCATTATTTGCTTTTGGCCTGTGAGAAGGCTCTGCATGGGTTTGAACATTTTCTAAATCGTTTCCGGAAAGTTTTTTAATAATAAGAACTTTTTTATATTTTTTAAGTTCTAAGACAGACAACACTTTATTTTTTTTTATTTATATAAATTATTGTTCTATAGGGATAGGCTTGTAGTCAAGGTTGAGTCAAGGTGGCTCAAGGTTGATTAGCCTAGATATATCAGGTGTAGATGTTTCACGAGTAAATAAATTGTTCTGATGTTGAATGCACCAGAGTTCTTGTTAATGGTTTGACTACTCTTGCCCTTAAGTCTAACTATAAACCTTTACTCTAGATATTCCTAGAACATATGTCTGACTAAGACACGCCTATAGTAGATACTTGACAAGCCTTTTATTATGGGTGTAAGATATGCTTCATAAGCAACGCAGTAGGCGGGGCAAAAACAAGGGGGCAATAAAATGACTAAATATACAGTTAGCTTTAAAGTAGAAGGCAACAAGCTAGACCAATACGGTTTAGAGGATTTAATTAAAGTAGCGGTCCTACCCGCTTTAAGTCTTGAGCTAGTGCCCGTAAGTTTTGATGTAAAGAAATCTAGAAAATAATTAACAATCTATAAACAAGCCCCCCGCATGGGGGGCTTTTTAATTTTAGTAGGCTATTGCTACCTTTGTATTAGCGAATAGCTTTTTTAATGTAGCTTCGTTAATACCTTCGCTGCCGCAGAACTCTAACAATGCCTTCTGGGTATTCTCTTTATACCAACCGCGTTTATCCATATCGGCATCGGCATATCCTTTTGATATCAATTGCTCTTGAACTAAAGCAACTGACCTAGAGTTTCTCTCTTTGCTGCTAAGAACTAACTTAGACAACACAACAACTTCGCCATCTTGATAGCTGGCTGCTGCTGGTTTTTTACTTTTTGCTTCTTCAGCCGCAGGTGTTTCAACTACAGCCGCAGGCTCTGGAGTAGCAACAACTTCAACAACTGGCTTTGGCTCTGGTTCTGGAACTACAACTGGTTCTGGCTCTGCTGGAGTAGAAACAACTTCTACAACCGCAGGGGCTTCAGCCTCAGCAGGGGCTTCCCAACTGACTGGGGCTTCTTGATTTAATTCATCGCTCACTAGATTGCTCCTTCTGGGAACTTGGTAATCCATAAGTTATACATGGCTTGGTCGGTAGCACCATTATAAGGGAACTTACCTACCCCCCATGATGACCAATCACTTCCTTCGTTGCTCATGTGATATGCAATCTGGGCATTAACAACTGGGTCAAACAGATCCGTATTAGATTTAAGATCATACTTATCTCGACGGGCTACTCCTAATCCACCGATCATGTTGATTTGGAACATGCCGTATGAGTGATCTCCTGTTTTAACATTGTCATTAAAGGCTAGAGGGCGTCCATTTGACTCTTTCTTCACTACTGCCCACGCTACTTTAAGTGCTCTACCTTCAAAACCAATGGCACTTAGCATCTTGGCTAACTCTTCATCCGTGAAAGGAGTCTTCTGCTCAGAGAACTTCTTCAACTCTAACTGCTTAATTTTTACTTTATGCTGTTCTATTTCTTTGTCAATCTGGATCTTTAGTGCATCTTTTGTTTGCGTTGTCGTTTGTGCGACAGACGATTGAATATAAGTAGAGAAGATAGACACAGATAGAACAGCAATTAATATGCTTGCTATTTGTTCGACAACTCTATTACTGGGTTTGTGCATTGATTTTCCTTTGTTAGGGGACAGAGACAAGGTTGCTTAACTAGCCAACCCGTGCCACCCGCTTTGGGGAGACAGGTATTACAACTACCTTTCTAATGCGTCCGTAGGTCGTAAGTCGTTTGGTGCTTCATAGGTATCAGGTTACCACAAATAGTGCAGGAAAGTAGGTTTTTGGGTCAGCAACTCTCACATATGAGCCCATTTCGGTAGTCTTTCTCCGCTACAGCCATAGATTTGCCACATTTCCAGCAAGAAATATAAATGATTTGCTTTTTCATGGTTTTCATCTAAATACCCCCCTTTAGGACAAATACTACCACCTTCCTGACAAATAGTCAAAGACACGCCGAGACAGCAAAAAACCCCCTAGTCCCAACCAAAGTTCTAGGGGGCTTCTGCTGAAAACTATCTTCTGGCTTACTTCTCTCTGCTAGACAAAGTAGCCGAAGCAATTGATGCAAGACCAAATGCCACCGTGTAGGTCATGTCACCCTGCCATGCTGACAGTAGGGTCGCAAGTCCTAAGACTATTGTTCCTACAGCAGTCCATACTATGTTTAAGTTGTTCATTTCTTGCCTTTCTTGTTGTTAGGTTTAGTCCGACCTCTCAAGCGAGAAGAGGGATCTCTTAGTTGCACTCCACCATTACGGATAGCCTTCCTAGCAGTTCTATAACAAACTCCTAGTTCAACCGCAACACTATCGATAGCCAGACCAGATGTATATAGTTCTGCAGCCTGACTTTCTAGTTTTTTACTTTTTGCCATTAAACTCAGATCCCTGTTTTCTCTTAACGGCTCTGTAAATTAAAACTCCAAACAACACCGCAAGTGCGGCAGGAGTGTAAACTGAGATATCAAAGAAGTTGCTTGACAAGTCAAGCCACTCAAACTGACACCTAAAGGTGTCGCACTCTGGAAATTGGTTCATTTTTACTTTTTACCTTTCCTTAATTTCTCGGTTAGTTCTTGGTTCTCTCTAAATAAAACACCATATTTTACGATAGAAAGCACCATTACGAAGCATGAACATGCAAGCGCAATAATAATAGCGACCATTGTTCCCGTGTCAAGTATCATATTATTTCTCACTTCCTACTAGTTGTGGGGCTATATCTATTTCCTCTAGGTGAAAGATATACCCTTTTCTGTCTTTTGTCCTCGTGGCGCAGTAGATAAAAGTCCTACTTTCTTTGTTTTCCTCTAAGCAATAGAACGGTGCATGCTCTCCTGTTCTATCTTCATAAATCTTAAAATAGAACTTATTACTTTCTTTTCCTTTTCCTTTCCAATACTCAAGAACTGTCCAGTTAGGGACTTCGTTCCATTTCTCAGTTAGTTGTTCAAGGTGATTATGCGTATCAGACATTAGTTATAAGCCAATTCTGATTGCAGTTTTTCTATTTCTTGTTTTAACAGTTCTATCTTTTCTTGAGTAGTAGGCTTTGGCGTGCCACCTAACTCAATCATTTTTGCTCGATAGATTTCGTCATACTCAGCGCGGTGGCGCTTGATTAGTTCCACCCTTGCAAAACTTTGTGCCGTGGTAGCAGGACTAGGTGTCTTTGGTTCTATATTCATGGGTATAACAAATCTAAGCAGAATTGGTTCATCTGCTCTGTTGGCACTTTACACTCGGCAGGTGTTGTTGCGTTGTTAGCCCAAACAATAAGACCAATCAACACAAGTGCTACTACCACTCTGCGTCTAATATACTTTGCCTTCGTTTTCATATAGACCCCCTTCAGTCCTATTGACAATTTGCCAATAAGATAATTATACAGACTTTCCTGACAAAATCAACTTTCCTGACTTTCGGCGTGTTGCCCCTTTTGCTCGTAGATACGCATAACTGCCCAACCATCTACTTCCATCTTGGTCGCTCTTTCTTCAGCAATCTCTAGCGAAGATGCCCGTATGACCTTAGTCTTGTTCTTCTCAAAGATAATCTCGTATCTAGGCATTAGTTTCTCCAAGCCTCAACGCTTGCCTCTTTAAGCCACTTCTCAAAGCGACCATTGAACAAGGCGTGCTTGCTTCTCTTGGTTCTGATCAAGTTAATTGCCTCATCTGCCGTATAACCTTCACGGATAAGAACGAGAGCCATGATCAAGCCTGATCTGTTCATACCTGCTTGGCAACGAATTAAGACACGCTGACCGCGTTTCCAATCCTCATGTGCCATGCGAACAATCGGCTTTAACTCATTAGGGTCAAAGTCCTGCATATCGCTGTCGTAAAATCCAAACCTTAGTTCTTTCACAAACCAATCAACAGGGTTCGCTGAAGCATAAGCGGTAATTACTAGGTCAAAATCTTTCTTAGTAATCATTGGCTTTGCTAGTTGGTCAAAGACATCATCATCATCAGTTCCGCCCTGCCATAAGCCAGGAAGAACCTCTGACCATAACTCTTTTGGATAGTCAATCGTATAAGAGCGTGGTGCTATTTTTGTTTCTAATAGTTCTATTGCTTCATCTTCTAAGGAAAACATTTAGTTCCACCCTTTCTTTTTGTATTTTAGTAAATAATTAGATTTTTGTCAAATTACTTTTTTTGTCTAATCTTTTTTGTATTGCTTTGTTTATCATATTGTTTAGGAAATCAGCAGTTGCTTGATACTCCTTAGCACTATGACGACTTTTGTGCCTCATGTGTTTCATACGACCATAAGTTCCTAGTATCGCACTATCAGGTAAGCCTCTCATTGAGTTCCCCTTTCTCCTACCTTGTTTCGTAAGATTAGCACCTTCCTGACTTTTTGTCAAGAAGGCAACAATTTCCACAGTTGTCCTTCAGAAAAAGCGCTTACTTCCTACGCTCACTTTGAGCCCGCTTTGAAATCTATAAACAACTTACGAAGCCGCAAATAGCCAGGCTGCTGTATTTTTTTACTTTTTGCTATGACCATGCTGCTGTAGATCCAGATTTACAAACAACTTTTGGATGTGCATACCGCCTTGATGAAAAAAATGTAAAGGTTTTTCCAATAAAAAACTCCCTGCCGTAAGGCAAGGAGTTAGTTTGATTTTATGTTAGGCAGATTCGCAGTCGTGTCCATAGGCGTATTCCTCACGGCTCATAGTTTGTAGACACTCACGGCACTTTATTGTTAGTAAGTCCACCATTAGTCTTCCTCGTATTCTTCATGTTCACCCTGTCCTATTAGGATTTCGAAGCCAGCGTTTGGATCTATGTGGTTAGTAGTAACCGCTTGAATAAATCTAAGCCCGCAAGAATTTGAATACCAGTTTTGCAAGGTTGTTAGCATTTCTTCAGGTGTTAGTTCTTTGTTTCTAATTAGTGGGTCATACTCGTAGCCACGCATTGTTTCTACCTGCTCATCGTCCATTAGCAAGTAAATCTTGTGGCAACTATCCCAAGCGATAGCCTTAGCATCGCCAACTCTTTCTTTTACTAGGTCGAAGTTCGCCATTTTATTTCCCCCTCTTTCAATACAGATACTATCATGTTAATAAGTTGTTGGCAAGTATGATGCTCAGGTGTTTCTTCTTAGCAAAAAGTAAAAAAAATATATCTTCAGCCGCTAGTAGGCCCAGATCAAAACAACTTTTTAAGATCCGAAGTGCTGCACCGCGATATTGATCGGCAACCCTGTGCTTGGATCTAACTTGGCAGCGATAGTTATTGCTTGTCTAATGACATTTTTGGCTGTGCCTAAGGTTTTCTTTTTGCTGTCTAGGCTTGCCAGCATTGCTCCCATTGCGTATCCGCCCCCTGAACCTATGGCATATACGCCTGTTTCATCATGCGCCCAAGAGAAGTCATCACCAATCTCGTAGATAGTTCCATTAACCGCAACCATTACCTGAGAGTCATGCTCTCCATCTTTGCTGTAAGAGTTCTCCTCGAAACAGTGTTTCATATCTTGGATAAAGACTGAAGAAATAAACTTATCCAACTTTGCCCCGTAAAGGTTTGGATTTATCGCAGGTGGCTTAAAAACATGTGTAAGTATGTTGATGGCACGCATATCTCCAGCCGCGCCAATTAAGTATGGACCATTTCTATTTACTTTGCCATTATCTTTAGGCAGCGTATAGATCTTGCTATTGTCTTCAGTTAGCCTTGAGTCATACCCAATAGCAGCCCAGTTCTCACCCTGTATCGCTGCAATAGTTGTCATAGTCTTTTCCCCAATTGTTTTTTACTTTTTGCTTAGTCTAAAAACCCATCCCACAAATCTTCTCTAAGTTTTTCATACTTGTCTCCGTGATATCCATTGTTTCTTGCTGAGATATCCTCATCTCGAAGTAGAGAGTCTAGCGAAAGAACAGCAGTAAAGTCCCTCTCGTCAAACATAATAACAATTTTTGTATCTCCATCAGCGGGGTCATCAACAAGGGCGGCAATAAATGGAACGGCAGAGCCGTTGGAGTGGTAATACTTATCTACGATTTCCATGGTTAAAAAATACCCTACTCTCAGAAGGGTGATTTTGTTGAGTTAAACACCAAACCCCCCAGATCGGTGGGGGGTCGGCGGAGCATGAAGGGGTGTTTTCTGCTCTCAACTCGGGGCGGAAAAGGGGATTAACCGCTACCCAAGGTGAGAATTAGTTTAGCCTGATTTTTTACTTTTTATTTGCTCAGACGCTCTTAAATCTTATCAACTATGGATATAGGAACTACGGCATTGGCAGAGTAAATCTCCCCCTGTGAGTTTGTTCTAGCGAACCTACCTTTAGGTTTATCAAAAGTAATAGTGATTTTACTTCTCCTAATAGCAACCACAGTTCCTTCATCTCCTATCAAAGACTTAGTTCCGCAATTACTATTTAGAACAATCCTATCTCCAACTACAAAATCCTTTATGTCCGCATCTACCCTCACAACACTTAGTCGCTCCTCTATAAGTTTTTTAAGGGGAACTAGTTGTTTATCTAGTTCTCCTTTAGAAACGGCATTACAGGTTTCATCAAACAAATCTATGGAAGTCTTAATCATTTTCTACCTCTGCGCCATCTTCATCTACAACCCCAATACTATTAGCAACTGACGCTACATCAAAGCCGTAGTATTCGTTCATGAATACAGACGCAACACGAACCGCAAAGTCATTATCAACTTCGCCCTCATTTCTTAGTTTTTCATCTAAGACAATGGTGGTCATTAGAGTAAAGTAATCGCCAACAAACATTACTGTTCGGCTTGGAAGTATATTATCCATCTATTCCCTTTTCATAGTCAATCAAAGTCTTGAGTTGTTTCTCAGTTATCACACTAGTTAATCTACCAACTAGATACTCAACTGCGTTCTTTCCGTAGTTATCTCTTACTAACTTAGCAAGAGTATCTACTGTGTATTCCAACTCTACTTCTTTAATCATAGTTATTACACCCTTTCCTTAACTGTCTGATAAATCGTGTCGTAAGAATTTGTTAGACATGGAATTACAGACTCATACTCGTTAGCAACTTCAGCAAATACTTTATCCGAAACCTCAAAGTGTTCGCCAATATAATACTGATAGATAACAGGCGAGTCTAAATCCTCTACCTTCATCAAGTTGTCAATCAACTCTCTAACTGTAATGTGCCCAGCCATGATTACTCCTGCTCTCTTAAATGTTCAGCAATTTCTTCAGGGTCAGCCCCAGCGGTGATAAGCACCTTGCGCCAAAGGTTAGCAACTCCAATTTTGGTATCCATTAAAAAGAATAATTTATCCATAGAAGTATCCTTCTTATTTTTCCAGCCATCTATATCAGAGCCAAGCATTTCTAAAAGCAATGCCAAACCCATATTTACGAAGCCAACTTCCTCTTCGTCTAACTTTAGTTCTAACACCTCAGAGTTCATTTGTTTCCCCTTTCCCTGATATCCGTAGTATTACATACTTACATAATTTAGTCAAGCACCCCTCGCTGTTTTTTAATTGCCTATCCCACATAGCCAAATTGTTTATAGTTCTGTAGCAGCGGCATCTTGGTAATTTTTTACTTTTTGCTGTAGCCGCATAAAGAAAAACCCCGCACTTGGCGGGGCTTCTCCTTTTGTTTTAGATTTCGTCTTTTGCGTATTTCTTTGCTTCAGCAATAACTTTTTTGTGGATAGCACTTCTCATCTCAGAGAAACTACTTGCTTCCCAAGCGTGTTCATAAACACGAACCAACAGTTCTGTTAGTGGGTGCTTATTATTTATCTCTGACGCTTTATTTAGGTTATCTAAAGCAAGTTCGCTTTCTCCACCCTCATATAAGAACGCTGAATAAATTGCGTATAGGTCAAGAAGTTCTGAACTATCTACCTCACTTATCATTTTTTTACATAGAGAAGTCATAAAAGGTAATCCGAAGTCTTTCGGCATACCCATAAAGTAATCACGAATAAGTAGATTTTTACTTATTGCTTTACTGGATATCTCTAACGCTTCTCTATCTAACTCGTTTGTTTCCATAAAGTTAGTAGCAAGAAAGTTCATAGATTTTACTGCTTCACCTATTGTTAGTGTCTTTGTTGTCATTTTTCCCCCTTGTTGGGAAACCCCCGCAATTAAGCGGGGGCTTCTTTTTAATTATTACCGAGTTGTTTTTAGAATTGTGTTGGTGCTTTGTGAAGTGAAAGCCTCAACAAGTGGTAGAAGTTCAGGATTTTCCTGTAAAAACTTTTCTCTATCAAAGTTCGTGCGAGTTTGTGTTCCTACTTTGATAACGGAAACTCCGTCAATAGTGCCTTCATCTGCGACACCAATCCATTTGTCGCCAACCTTCTTGTATCCAAGAAGTGAATAGATTTCGGCTTGTAGTTCTTTGTATTGGGCTTCTAAGGTTGCCTTGTCTGCCTTGTTTGCCTCAAACTTCGCTAGAAGTTCTTTAGCATTAGTTTCATCAAGAGCGATTACTTTTGTATCGTTCTTAATGGTTGTAGTAGTAGTGCGAATTGCCACTACTGTATCTACAACACCTTTGACATTGTTTGTCATTGTGTCTTTTCCTTTCGGTAAGAGAGAGTTTCTCACTTACATAGCGCACAATACGCCCTTGTTCTAGGAAAGTCAAGTCTAAAAGTCAGGAAAGTCTAAAATATTTTTATGGACCTGGCAGCGGCAAGCAAGTGCTTTTTTTACTTTTTGCTGTGCCAGAGCAGCCAGGGCCGCAGACTTCCAAACAACTTTTACAAAAAAAAAGAAGATCCAGCGTTAGCCAGATCTTCTCTTTGTGGGAAGTTTATTAGTTATAAATGCCACTCATTAGGTAGGCGGTAGGTATAACTTTTTTGTTATATTCCAACCAGTAGGCGACTTGCTCATCAGTAAGACCTAAAGTCTCACCCTCAGCATCAACGCTTCCAGTAATAATTACATTACCTAGAATTGGATTACTCGCATTAAAGGCATCTGAGTAAATAGCCGAAGCAATCATATTTAACTCCAGACCTTCAGCGATGCCGTTTTCATTACACCATAAGTCCGCATCTTTTAAACTAACACACTCAATCATGCCACCTACGGCATCACTAAGTAGTTGATAAGACTTGCCGAACTCAAACTCAACGACGGACTTGTGCCCCTCAGTTGAGATTATTACTGCTTTTTGCTTTTCCATTTTTCCCCTTTTCTTACTGTTGATCTAATAATACCAGTTTAAAATAAAAAGTCAAGCAGCAACAACCACCTGATTTTTACTTTTTGCTTTTACGCTGAAACCAATACTCGTGGGTAGTGTGGCTTTTCTACTCCTCTGTCCCAGAAGCAAACCGCACCACCCATACTGTCTATCCATAAATCAAAATCAGTTGTAATCTCCCAACCGCAACTTTGGCAAGTTATCATTACTCTTTCTCCAATCCGGCTGTCATACTCTCCCAGCACTTTGGGTGAGTTCCCGAAATAATTTGTTCTCTTAAAGATTTATCTAGTTCAGGAAAAGCCTCTTGTATTGCCGCACCTCGTTTATATTTCATATATCCTTCAGAAAAAACTTCTACAAACCCACCAGCACTACACATTAAACATGTTGGTGTCCGCATTAAAACTGTTGTATTACTTATCATCATTACCCCTTGTCTTAAAAGTGAAAGTCTACTGGAACAAGATACTGTTTTTCAGGATTTTTGTCAAGCCTATCCTTAAAGTATTTTAAGTTAGCCGTATGCTCTTGTAAGTCATATACGCCAGTATCAGAACACCAATCATTATTTAGTATCTTGGAAATCCTTTGTAGTCGCCACATATTCATACCGCTATCATCAAATCTTTGTTCGTAAGGATTATATTCAGAGATTGATTTCTCTACATCAAACCCATTTCCTTTTTTCATTTCGTCCCAAAGATTTTTGGCTTCAGTTATTCGGTAAGAAACAAACTCTTTAATAATGTCGTCTGCTAAAACTTTATTCTCGGTGTAGCAAAGAACATCTTGGTTCTCTTCCCAGCCCTGAAATAATCCAGACCAGCGACCAGCAAGTCCTTCAGAAATACCACCATGCCAATCAGACCAAGCGGGGTAAGGAGTTTCCGCATGGGTAATTGTGCCTTTTACATAACTCAGAGCCTGCTCTGCGCTATCTGCCTCTACCAACATAATCTGACATGTATGCATTTTTTACTTTTTCCCCTTTCGCTTTAAACATATTATTTCATAATAGTCTTTATTTGTCAAGCATGTCAGGCATGTCAAGAAGTGTTTCAGCCCAGAAATACTCTTGATAAACATAATCTTTTGCAGAGCCAATCGCATCATCTAACATGTGGCTTACCGCAGCAAGGTGTTCTCCGTAGCAGTAAAGGTCAAACCAAGAGTTCATATCCATAACTAGGCTCTCGTCCTCAGTTGCTTTATGAAACTTAGTATCCGTATCAAAGCCACCAAGTATTAAATCCGCACCGCCTCTGTAATATTGTTCTGTCTTCGGGTTATATATTTTTGTATCTCCGTCGCAATAAATATCAACGGCAAAGCCTTCATATAAAACTGTGGCTATATAACCTTCGCCAGCATAGAAACAAGCATCAAATCTTGTAATGCCATGCGCAACGGAAGGCAACATGTGAGATGCGTATTTAATAACAAACTTGCTTTCATCTCTTTCCATATTTTTTACTTTTTGCTTTCGCCGCTGCCGCAAATAACTAGCAGAGTGAAACCCCAAAGGGGTAGGAGTTCCACTCGTTCTTTTTGGTTAAGCACTTTCACGCTCACCAATTCTTGTCATAACTGCCTGCGCTGACTTACCAATAACTTCGGCAGTTTCGGCAGGTTGATTTATACCTAGAACAATCTCGGCATAATCTCCACCAATATCTTTTGCACTTCTGCCGTCATCAAAGGGCAACCATAAAACCGCAACGCCTGACGCTTTACATTTTTCCATAACTTCTCTTGCTCTTTTGTTTTCCTCAGGAGTGTATTCTCCGTCAGAAACAATTACTAGAAGTCTTGCGCCAGTTCCATGAAGTAAGTTTAATGAGCCGTCTAATGCTTGGAAGGCTTTCTGAAACTTTTCAGTTCCGTCCGAAGCAGAATAAACATTTACTTTATCTAATCTTTGTCCAGCAGATAAAGTTGGGAACACATCATTTCCGTAATAAACCATAGCGCAGTTGCCCTGAATACGATTTACTGCTTCACTCATTACCCAAGCAGTTGTAGCCATAGGGTTCATAGCACTTCCCATAGAACCTGAAATATCAACCATTACACCAACATTAAGAGTTGGTTCGTCTGTATGTTTGCGAACTGTTCTACGGAAAGGTTTTGCTTGTGCCATTTGTCCTCTAGCACGATAAGCAGTATTTTGGACAATAGCGCGAGCGCGAAGTCGTCCGGGTGGCACGATACTAGAAACTTGTATCTCATCTCGCTCACGATACTTGGCTTTTTCTAACGCTTCGCCAATAATTAAAGAAGCACGCAATTCCTCAAATGTAGGTTCTCTGCTCTCAATTAAAGTGCTATTAGTATTTGATTGACCCGGACCGGAACTCTTACTGAATACTTTCTGAGCCACTACTTCATTTTCTTTCTGCTCATTAGCGTCAGAAGCCTTAGCCTTAACTTCCTCTTTCCAATCCTCAGATTGTTCTTGGTTGGCAAGTTCCTCAAAGTTATTTAGTTCTACTGAACCACTTGCTTCTCCAAGTGCGCCCATGATTGCTTTAAGAAGTTCTTTAGGCATTTTCATACCTTCACCAGCGTTTTCATCTCCACGCTCTTTAGCAGTATCACGAACAATCTTTGCCCACTCTTTTGCTAATGGATAAAGTTCTGTTGCGTCCCTGTGATTATCATGAAGTTGCGCTTTACGAACTACCTCTCTTAGTTTAGAAACAACATCAAGACCAAGTTGCTTCTCAATAATTGTAGTCACATCTTTTACTTCATGCTCATCTAAGATACCAGCGTCAATACGAGCATGAACAAGTCCAACAAGATTAGTTAAAGATTGTGTTTGTGTTTCATTTTCCATATCTTTTGTATCGCCAATAACAATTTCCATAGCGCAGGCGCGAAGGAAGGCGCGAGCATTTGGATTAGAAATAACACCCTGATACTCAATACGACTTTCCTCTAATAAAATTAAGGCTTTGTATTCATCATTTTTTAATTCCTCATACGCTTTAGGCATAGACCAACCTGAGAAGCGAGCATGAAAGGCTTCATGAATAATTGCGCCAGTTGCTTTAGGAAACTCATACTGAGTAGAGCGATTAGAAATATCACCAATCTCTAGTGGCGTAATTCCTTTTCCGAAAGCGACATCAACATTTACTTCTACTTCTGCTGTTGTTGGGTTATAGCACGCAGGCGCAGGACCACCAGCACCCGGACCAACATACGCAACAAGGTCGTCACGAAGCGACCACTTATTTGCTAATTGCCCAATATCTCTACCAACTCCTAACCACTCTTTAGGTGTGGCTTCGGCGCGAGTTTCACTCATTTTAATATGAGCCATTTTTACTACCCCCTTTGTTAATCAAATTATCCCATATCAGGTGTTAAATGTCAAGTTAATAAGGGAGAGCGTATTTAACCTAGAGAGTAAAAATACGCCCCCACCTTATCCAGCCAATCTAATAAATTAGATTTTGGCAGGCTTTGCTTCTACCCCATAGGCTCGGGTTAGAACATCTGCTACTACTGCCCTATCATCATTTGGGGCAGACGCAATCATGTTTGCGATAGCAAACTCAGTTCCGAAAGTTGTTGCTATGTCGCGAAATGCTAGAAGTTCTCGCATTTGTGGCGACCAACTTATTCTTTCTTTATTCAGAACTTTGCGATATAAGTTTTGTGCGCAAGTCACCATTTGTGTTGGCACTCCTAGACTACGAGCCAAGTTCCAATCAGTTGTCATTTCTGCTTGGACAACAAAGCGAGATAGTAATGCTTCGCTAAGTCTTACGCCCGGAGCCTTTGGATTAGTTGCGGCAACTACATAGAAATCAGGGTGAGATTTTACTGTTCCTCTTTCAGGATTAGCAGTAATTGTTATCTCTCTTTTTCCGTCCATAAGATTGTAAATAACTGAAAGAACCTTAGGGTCAATCAGACCAATCTCATCTATGAAATAAACTTCCCCATTTTCGGCTGCCTTAACTAGGTCGCCGTCAATCCACTCAAAGTTTCCACTAGGAGTTTGGACATAAGAACCAATTAAGTCGGCAACTTCTACATCACCATTTCCAAGTAGTGTGCGAACACCTTCGCCGAAAGAAGCCTCAACCAGCGCAGTTTTACCTGTTCCGGGAACTCCATAAAGCATGGCAAACATTGGTTGTCCAACACCAGTTAGAACTGATTGTTTAGTTGCTTCTCTTGCTTTGCGTAAAACTTCTACATCTTTGTTTTGCCCCCATATACGAGCATGGTAAGCAGAACCATTAGGACGCAAGTAGATATTTTCGCCACCCAAAGCCTCAACACTCACTAGAGCATCTGCCTTTGTTTTGCGTGCTTTTCTGTCAGAGCCAATCGCTCTCTCAACATAGCGTCCTTGTGGAAGCACATTGGTAGATAACTGCTTTGACGCATTTTCATTTACTCCTTGCGTTGCTACATCTATAATCATTTCCCAATAAGTTGGTGAAAGATTAGGACTTAGTTCTTTGTATTTTTCTTTTAGAGTGTCCATAGTTTATCCCCTTTCCCCTTATACCAATTCAGGAAAGGCGAGTGCTTTCCTAGAAATATGGATACGATAAATAACCTTGTTAGGTGTTTTGCTCTTACCAATATCATCTGCGTCATGACGAGAGATTTCAGTAAGGATAGGAGTTTTCTCCATAGTCCAACCTTGTGAAATAACTTGGTCAAAGTAAGAAGTTGTATAGCGCATACGATTTTCTGTAAAATCATCTTTAGCACTATCAGGTAAGACTTGATTATTGTCAATCAAATCTTTTACCTCTTTAGAGTTAATGGAAGTAGTTCTCCATTGTTTCTTAGGTGTCGCAGGTGTAATTATTCTGCGGTGGAAAGACATTGGAACTAGGCTTCCCGAAGTGTTATATGCGTCAGGTGTCACAAGTATCTGCATGACTTGTCCCGGCTTTCGGAACTCGGCATACACCGCAACTCCCTGAACTTTTTTTTCTTTGTCTAACATTTTTTCCTCTCTAGGTTAATTGTCTTGCTTGTTTGGATATTATTACATACCTTTGACTATTTTGTCAAATTGCTCTTTTACCAGCGTGTCGTCTTGGCAGAAAGTTTCTAGGGTGATTTCCTCTAGAACATTTTCAGGATTACTTGTTTCCCGAATAGATACTTTTCCTTTGTGCCACTCAACTACCTGAATTGTGTCGTAGTCAGGCGAGCAGAAATTATTTACTGAGATACCAAATCCCAAAGTATCGTTCCAACTATCACCCACGATTTGTGAAATACAAATACGAGTTGCGTAGTCGGCATCTGTCCAACGACTTTCTGATTTTTGTAAAGCATTTACTAGGATTTCTTTTTGTGCTTCTCCACCCCATTGTGCGTAGAGATAGATTGTTGGTTCGGCAGATTTTGCCTGAAACCCAATCACCATACGATCACCCATTTTATTTCCCCTTTTCTTTAGGCTTGGTAGAACTCTATCAAATTACTTTTCTTTTGTCAATACCAGTTCTTGCTTGGCGTGGAGTTCTATTGGCTTTAGGCTTTCAGGGCAATCTTGATAAAGGTCGCTGAAATCCCCATCAAAGTTTTCACACTTCCAGCAGTAGCCATTATTAACTGCTATCTCTTCAGCATGAGTGTCTGGCACATCCCACTCTTTTACAACTTCAGCAGTAGAACCATTAAAAGCAATCTCTCCACCCCAACCCTGTTCTTCACGATACTCCAAAGTAATGTTTAGATTAGGATTTTGTTCTGCTAGTTTTGCTATTACTTCAGTTGGCGGTGACCAAGCAGTATCAAACTTATACTGAAGATATGTTTCATCATCATCTAGAAGTTCTACATCACGAGCATCCCACTTAGTTCCCCACTCACGGACATTAAAGTTATACCAGTTGTATTCAGTATCGCCTGATTTCTTTCCATCTGCGTATCCATGAACAGCGTGATACTCATCTAACTTATCTTCTGGTGGTGGAAGTATATTCATGAAAGAGAAAATAGGTTCTCTATCTACTTCTTCATCTACTTCATCTGCGCTTTTATATTTTGTTTTAACAGTTGCGCCAACCTGCGCTTTTACTTTTGCTATGTCTTCTTTAGAACCATCTATTGTTAAATGGTTAAATACCCAGTTAGGCATTTTTCCTCCCTAATAAATTTTCACGAAACTCAGGTAAAGTAAAATCAGGAAGTCCAAATAAAAATCCGCCATCATTACCTTCGGGATCTTTAGAAACTTCCATCTCTATAATTTCCCCTGTTGAGAGTTTTACTAGAAACTGTGGAAAACCAGTTCCACCAAACTCTTCAGGAACAGTGCCAAGAAAACGAATAATCTTTGCCCCATTTAGAGCAGAGTAATATCCTTCGTTCCAGCGTTCTTGTATATCGTCTTTCATATTTCCCCCTTATTATTTTGTAGTCCGTGTTCGCAAGTAGCGGACTAACCCACTTAGGTTCTCACTATCGGAGTAGCGGTGCGAAGCCTTATCGTATAACAACCGAATCTTTTTGTCAAGCACCCTTGCCACTCGTTCAGGTGACAAACGCCGGAATAGCACCACATCACAATAACTTCTTCACCTGGCTCAGTTAAATAAAAAGCGGCAATTTTTACTTTTTGCTTGCCTCGCTGAGCCTAATTTTACTTTTTGCTAAGGAGTCTTCCAACTTTCGGAGTAGTGTATAAACAACTTGTATAGATTTAGTTTACATTTTTTTGTCTAGGAAGAATGGGGGGTATTTTTGAAAATACAAAAGGCGTGCCCTTGCCGTATTTCTATACGGGCTTAAAAGACACGCCTAAAGTAAGTTAAGAGTATTACAAGGTGGCTCTAGTCTTCCAACCCTCGCCAGTTATTTTTACATTGAATACCGCTTCAAAAGCGGTAGCAACAGAATCTGTTATATCTACCCACTTGTCCGTCTCACCCCAGAGCGAGCCAGCATTAGGGATATTAGGTAAGTCCGAGTCCTCTGTGTAGTCACCGAGTATCACAACTCTGTCGCCTGCCCAAGAGCCTGAGATGTCCGTTCGGGGTAAATCTCCCCCGCCTCGGTTTGGAGAAGTCATGGTTAAAATATACTGAGCATCTGCTAGTGAAGCAGTTCCCCCGATATGTTCCCATTGCTTTAAGCCCATGCCGAGCCCGTGTGGTGTTACAACTTCTTTTTTGTCTAGGTTTGCTAGAACATGATATTGACCCATTTTATTATTGCCCCTTTTCTGTCGTAGAAACTACATCAAAGTTTGAATATATTTCATCTATAGAGTTCTCTAAAGAATCTATGAATAGGCTTAGTTGATTGTCATCTAACTTAGCGACCATGTCTTGTGTAATAGTATGTTGCCAAATTGCTTGACCCATTACTTATCTCCTCTAGTTTCAATTGCTTCAATATAGGTTTCTAATTCCTCGTTAAACATTTCATCACAGTTAGAACAAGTTCTAGCCTTTGTAGATAATTGATAACCGCATTCACAAATTACTGCTTTACCCATTACTTAATCTCCTCTAGTGAGATTTGTAAGTTTGATGTTGAGTATTCCTCATCATCTCCATCACTTGTAATTGGTTCTTCAATTTGTGGTGCTACATGCCCTACTAAATTATCTTGCTCGTCAGATGAAAGTTCTTTATCTGTCTCGAAAGAAATCAGCATTTGATACTTAGCCATTTGGCTACCCCTTTCTAGTTGTCTTTATCTTAACAGTTTTTAACCATTTGTCAAGTTAAACTGCTTAGGATAAAAGAGTGTCGTGGTTTTGTAGGCATTGACTAGAGAAGCATTAACGCTAGCCAAAACCGCAGTTAAGTTCTCGCCAGCAGAAAGTCTTTTGGTTAGATAGGTAGCAAAAGCCACAGTTGAGTTAGAAGTTCCGAAAGAAACATTTTTATTATCTGAAAGATCAGAAACTGTGTATTTACCATTTACGAAATAATCAACATCAGAGTTGTAGTTAGAGATAGCCATAATTGGATACACCCAACCTGACACCTCTTTCATGGCATATCTATCCTCAGTTGCGCCAACCGCAATTGCCTCAGGGATACAAGCAGGGTAGTCAATTTTGGTAGAGCCACCATTACCAACTGCAATAGCAACTGCTACTCCTGAAGCCATTAGGTTAGAAATCTGTGTTTGTAGGTTTCCAACTATTGGACAAGAAGTTGATTTGTAAGAGTTACCTAGAGAAATAGAAACCGCACCAACATTAAGTCGTGCCTTATTTGCTTCCACATAATCCAACGCCCAAGAAATTGCTTTGGCTGTGTAAGGATTAGGAACGCCCTTAGCAGTCATACCAGCAACTCGGATAGAAACAATTTTTACATTTGGATCAACCGCAACCGCAACTGAAGCCATTTGAGTTCCATGACTAAATGAACCAGCAGTTGTCATAGCAGGAGTTACTTTTGCTGATCCAGCACCAGTCATTTGTGATAATCCATTTGGACATCTATTAAACTCAACGAAGCATGCCTCATCTACAACTGAGTTTTTAGCCCAAGCCAAATCTGTATTTATGCCTGAGTCAATAATTACTAAAGTCTTTTCTCCAACCGCGCTCGCAGACTGAAGGGGAAGTAGGGTTGCTGATATCGCAACCACCATAAGTAAAACTTTTTTAGACATTTAATTCCCTTGCGCTATCTGCCATTGCTTTGGCATCAACTAGATTATTCCAGTCTTCATCTCTAATGTCAAGTAGGAATTCTATTGGTTCAGAACTTCCACCAACACTAGCCAAGACAGATGCTCTGTGATGAATGATGTCTTTATTTGTATGACCTTTGTGGTCTTGGACAACCATCTTTAAAACATGGATGCCATTCATAGATAAGTTATGCGACTTCTCAGGATACTGATTGAAGTTGAGCATTTTTGCGGTATCGATCAGCCTTTTCAGGGTTTTCGAGTTTACTGCTTTGTATTGGTTTGTCATAGGAATATTATAATCACACGACAAAGCGTTTGTCAAATCAGTCTTGGACACGGCATTTCTCGTGTTCATTCATACAGCAGACACAATAGTTCTCATGACCATCATGGGTGCAACATCTATCAGGATCTATTTTGTCTACAAAATTGTTTAGCCAACGATTTATTGTGTCAGCGGTTCTTTGATCCGACTCAGACGGTAGTAGTAATTGTTTCTGTATCTGATTCACTTTGTACGCTATGTACCCAAGAAGTAGCATCCGCTTTAATCCCTGCTTTCTCTGCTCTGTCAATTGATCTCTTGAACTTAACAATAACCATCCGTTCCTCTTCTGTCAAGCCTCCCCACACACCGAAGTTCTCGGGCACCGTTAATGCGTGCTCTAAGCACTCCGTCTTGATAGGGCATGCCGTACATATTTTCTTGGCGGCACTCTCCCGTGCCTGCTTCTCAGGACCGCGAAGCATGTCATCATTAAAGAACACGGTCACGTCCACGCCGTTAGTTTTGCACAGCGCTTTATCTTGCCAGGACCAGTTACGGGCAGACGGTATTAATGCATCATTGATATTGAAGACGGGTTCTGAGTTCACACCGTTATGTTAGCAATGGCTCAAGCCGTTTGTCAAGGATCGCTGTAACAAGCCGTTAGTCGGCTAAGTAACATCTAAACAATTTTCTGTTTTTAACTTTATGCAGTGCTGCAGAAAGCTATCCTATCAGGCCTGTCAAGCCGCCAAGCCCGTTGAGCTGACCAGGTAGAGATGTAAACAACTTCTGTAGATTGTCCTCACAGCTGCTGTACCAGGCCGCTTTTTTACTTTTTGCTATCCAGAGCTCCTGAGGAGCTGGTAGAAACAAACAACTTCTTTAAGTGATGGATCGAAGATCCACCGCCTCCGCCACCACCGCCTGAGCCACCAGCTCCGCCGAGCCAGGAAGATGGGAACAACTTCTTGATGTGCTGCTTTTATTTAATTTTCTGAGCGTGAGTCTCCAGGAAGAACCCGTATTTGCACACTACAAACAATTTACGGTTCTACTAGTTTTACTCCTCGATCCGCCAGATATATACACAGTTAGAATTAAGGCTGTACGAATTTAATGAATCCCTGAAGCGATGTTTTTTCAATACCCCCTCAATACCCCCTCAATACCCCCTCAACATTCCTCAACATTCCAACATTCCGCAACTAAGTTTTATAGAGATAACTCTTTTCACCTGTTACGCGTCTAAGAAGGGGATTTGTATTGAGGAATGTTGGAATGTTGGGGGGGTGTTAGGGGGGTATTTTTTTACGCTTAGCGGTTAGATCTAAATACAACTATGGGACTCCAGTCATCGTCATCACTCCACTTACCCGTTGAGTAACCAGTCCTCTTACATCTATGAGCACCGTTTAACTTCGCGCTCTCGTACGACTCCTTGCAGAAGTAGCACACCGTCACTATCCGTTCCATGTCCACAGCGTACCTACCTATACCCCATGCCGTTGTTTCTTTTTTTGCTTCATCTGATCTATACCGTCAGGCCCGTCGACAAAGTCAGGTACCTCGTACTCACCCAGACAATTACCCTCTAGTAATCCCACGCCGCCTTCTCCTCCACCAACATCTTTACATTGTTTAGAAGTTCAACAGCTTCGCTAGCTCGAGCCGTTACCCGTATGTGTTCAGCACGGGTTGAGCACAGAAGTATGTCTTCCTCAAGCCGCTTTGCCAGGCGAGCCGCTAGTTCTTCTAAGTTGTTTATACTCATGAGTAGGTTTCTTCTGGGCTTGCCGCTTCATCCGTTTCCTCAACGGGTGCTATGTACGAGCCGTCCTTGTCCATCTTTAGTTCCAGCATGTGCTGTGCACCAGCGGCTAAACGGGCAAGCCGTTCTTTAATAACCTCATGTGGACTACGGACCGTTACATCCACGCCGACATCTAACTCCACGCCGCCTCTGACTCCAGCTCGGTCAAGGATCTCCGTTGATGCTTTTAACCTGACGGGTTCCGATTGAGCAGACTCCATTAGTTCCTCAAGTACATCAACTGCGTAAGGTGCAGATTGCAACAACTTCTGACGTGCCCGTTCGACATCTGCTCCAGGCCGTCTATTGGTACGAAGGTGGACTCGACACAAGCCGTCATCTTTCGGACGCCCGCTACTCCAGAGTAAACATCTCAAGCCGTCTTGTTTAATGATCCGACATCTATGTGGTTGAGAGGCAGGCGCTCGCTTTGCGGACTTCGGCCCGCCGTTCTCTTGTTCTGCTAGGTAGGCACGAGTCGCGCCGATAACCCAAGGGGGTGTGATTCGGCTGGCCTTATCGTCAACGATGAGATCCAGACCCGTTAAGAAATCTGAGTTGTTATTGTCTGGTTCCTGAAGAAGAGGTCGTTTCTCAGATAGAGAAAGCAGACGCCGTTCTTTGAGGGACTCTCTGGATCTGGCAACAATGAGACCCGTTGGCATTCCAAGTTGATCATATACAGGATCCCAGTTCAGGCCTGCTTGCCGCAAGGCGGAACGGTTTTCATAACTGTCTAGGCAGACGCCTCGTTCGTCCTCGATGATGCCGATCTCTGTTAAATCAGGCCGCAGGTCGTAAGGGGTAGAAATATCAGGGAGGGAAAGGGAGGTGTCTTCTTTCTCCTCAGGAGAAGTTAAGGAG